ACTTTTTTGCTATATAATATATTTAAATAAAATCCAAGAGAAAGAAGAATAATGGATATTGGGTCTATTACAATTATCTGCGTAACTATTCTTGTTATTGCGGCAATTGCTGGAAAGTGCTATATGGAACATATAGCTTTAGAGACTAGAAAGATTCGCGCTAAAGCAAGTCCTCAGCAGAAAAATCTTGACAACGTTCCATATACCTGCGATAATATTTGGAAGAAGAAATAATGATTTGTTTTGCTATTGGTTTCTTTTTCGGCTACACTGTAGCATGTCTTATGTTTAATTCTAGGGAGTAGTAATGGCAGATTGTCTGTTTGTACTATATGTACTTTTTGTATGCGGCTATTCATATGTTACATTTGCTGCACGATTTGAGAAGTTTCGTTTTGAAATCTATAAGGCATTTCTTGATATGTTTTAATTGACTTTTGACTTTATATATAATATAATATAATATAAATATAAAGTCAAGAGACTCCTTGGCAGAAAAGTTATGCAGCGGTCTGCAAAGCCGTTTAAACTGGAGCGTTACCAGTAGGAGTCTCTTGATTTTATATTTGAAAGGAACGATTATGCGCGATGTGAATCGAATCTATGATATTCTTGTAAAGTTTCAAGACCTATGGGAGCAGTATCCTGACCAGCGTTTTGGGCAGATTGTCTCTAACTATCTTGTAAATGATAATGAAGATATTTTCTATATTGAAGATGATGAACTGTCCAAACGTCTTACTGACCAGCTTTCACTGATTGAGTGGTAAATATGAATGTTTATTGCCTATTAAATGCTATGGACAAAGAATTACAAGATAAGAGCTATGTAGATTTAAGATTATCTAATGTTCCAAATATAAAAATGGGCTCTATTTTTGTAAAAAACCTATTAGCTGATGCCCCAGATGAAATACTAAATGCAGAAATTACAGACTTTGATATTGAATTTAATAAAGAATATGGATATTTTATGTTCACTATCTTCATTAAGATGTAAAGGATATTATGATTACTCAGTATGGATATAGCACAGAGTTCTGTGAGACAGCAAAGCGGAATGTCATTGACGCATACAAGCAGTGGACTGATGAAGAGATTAAAGCTGACCTACAAAAAAATAGGCTCCCGATTGTTTCTATTTTTATGAATGTAGGATACAATATCAATATTGCCAGCGGTATCCGTGCGCACAATGCATTTCTTGGAAAAGAGGTCTATATCGTTGGCCGCAAGAAGTGGGATAGACGTGGCTCAATTAGCACTCATAGATATGAAACTGTATATCATGCTGATGATTTTGATGAAGTTTTAGAGATTCTTCATCCTCTTGGATATACTATCTTTGCTGTAGATAATATTCCAGAATATAATCCACAGAATATCTATGATGCTGATATTCCAATGAAGTCTGCGTTTGTATATGGGAATGAATGTGATGGTCTACCAAAAGAAATCATTGACAAATGTGATGAAATGATTTATATTCGTCAATATGGCTCTTGCCGCTCGCTAAATGTTGCGCAGTCTGCGGCATGTTGTTTAATGGAATACTCTCGACGTTATAGGATGAAAGGTTAATATGCGCTATTGCAAAATTAAAACTATTGTAAATGACGTTCCATATACTTTCTATGGGCAATTCGACAATCTAATTTCGTATGATGAAATTGAATATTATATCTCTCAAGCTATTGACCTCAATACAGACAATGACGAAGATATTGATATTGAATCTCTTCTAATGGATACTGCTGGTGCAGAATTTGAATGTGAAGATATGACTCTCACCGATTGGCTTACAACAGTCGTATGTGATTATAAGCACACTCGTCCTGTATTGCAAATTTATGTTCTCGGAAATCTTATGGATAATATGGTCACAATTTATCGTTCATATAAGGAAGATATTAGCGAAACTACACAATATCTCTATATGAGTGCTGAAACAACTGGAGACGAAGGATGTAAATATTCATCTGCCTGTATCGTCAAGCCAGACCAGCAGCGCGTTGAGGTCATTGAGGAAGGTTGGAAAGACCTACTTGGCCGCATCAAGCGTGACGGTAATATGGGTGGAGTATATATCAAGACTGGTATCCTAACTATCTTCGATGTGCCGCAAGAGGACTATGAGCGATATAAGAAGAATACGGAACTAGTATTAGATTAAAGGTGGGATTCTATTGAATAACAGTGTTCAAGCTAGTGTATCTATTCCTCGTGGTATTGATGCAGTAAATGTATTAGGCCCATCTGATAAATATGTAAAGGCCATCAAAGAGCAAATTGACGATACTCTGCGTGTTAATCTAGGTCGCTCTAAGGAAGAGAATAATATCGTAATTTTTGGCAAAGAGAAATCTGTCAATCAAGCCAAAGAGGTATTTGAAAAGCTGATTGAAATTGCTTGTTCAAAAGACGAAATCAGCACAGACGAAGTGCGACTTCTTGCAAAACAGAGTGCAGATGGCGGCATTTTTGATAACTCTGATTCTTCTACAACTATTCTTAAATATGGTAAGAAGGAAATCAAAGTCCGCACAGAAGGTCAGCTTGAATATCTGAATAGTATGCGGCACAACGCTATTACTATTTGTATTGGTGCAGCTGGAACAAGCAAGACTTACACAGCAGTATGTTACGCTCTATCTCAGCTTATTAGCAAGAATGTAGATACTATCGTCATTTCTCGTCCAATGGTTTCAGCAAAAGGCGAAGCTGATTTAGGCGCGCTGCCCGGTACTGCCGATGAAAAGTTTTCACTATATGCACTTCCTATGATGGATGTATTTGAACGAGTTCTCGGGCGTGAGAAACTTGATTCATATATTGAAAAAGGTAAAATCAAAATGTTACCGCTAGGATATATGCGCGGATGTTCTCTATACAAAACTTTCCTTCTCGTGGACGAAGCAGAAAATATGAATCCAATTCTAGGAAAGCTAGCAGTCACACGTCTAGGAGAAGATTCTAAGATTGTCCTGTGCGGCGATTTGGTTCAGCAAGATTCCAAAGGCGAAAGCGGTCTTGAATATCTTGCCAATAGTCTGAAAGATGTATCTGGTATTGGCGTTGTCCGCATGACAGAAGCTGATGTTATAAGGCACGCTCTTATCACTAAAATGCTAAATGCTTTTGCCGCATACGATGAAAAATAATTATTGACTTTTTAATTATTTTATTATATAATATATTTAGTTTAAGAAAGGATGCGGTCATATGAATTGGAATGATTTATTACCAGAAGCAAAAATCTATATTGAGTTAAGCCCTGTAGAGTTTGCAAAAACTTCTATGGCCGCTTCTATCTCCCTATTGGAACAAGCCAATAGCACTAAAGAGTATGAGCGTATTATTTCTAATTGTGTAAACTTGCTTACATTATGCGGCAAGTCGATTGGTTATCATCCTAATTTTACTTTGGTGAAATAAAGTTCTTGACAATGGATACATCTTATGATATATATATATAATATAAGATGTGAAAGGATTTAATAAATGGCTGAGTTTAGTAAGCATGATATGAAGATGTTTGATTTGGCGCGAAAGGCGGCACTGGAATCTACATATGAACCTTTCAAACTCGGGGCGGTAATCTCATACAAGGGACGTGTTCTTGCTACTGGTCATAATAGTCGTAAGACTAATCCTTTGCAAAAGAAATATAATCGCAAATATAGGACTTTTAGGTATAATGGAAAGCCTATTCACGATTATTTGCACGCTGAAATGGATTGTTTGCTAAACATTCCAAAGTGCATTGATATAAATATCAATTATAGCAAGGCAAATATTTATATTTATCGTATCTCGCCCGGCAAGCCACTTCTTATGGGCAGAAGTTTTCCTTGTGCCGCGTGTCTTAACGCTTTGCGAGACAAAGGAATTCGCCATATCTATTACACAGATGATAATGGTTTGGCTTTTCAAGAACTTTACTAAGGTGATAACATGTTTATTGTAATCATAGGAATTGTTTCTATCTTTCTTTTTTCTGTATACGCATATTACTATGGAAAGCGATTTAAGTAATGAATTGTATCATTATTCCTGATAAGGAAATGAATTCATATATTACAAAGCTCAATCCAGACTTTACTTTTGTATGGTGCGAGCAATATACAACAATTGTAGATTTTGTAAATGGTAAGCGTTATTCTGAACGTGATGTATATGATGCAATTGTTCCGCATTTTATTCGTGTATATGGCGATGATGAAGCTAAGAATATTGTTAGCAAAGCTATTCTTTATGACAACCTAACAAAAGCAACTCAGATTTATCACGACACTAGTCGCAAGGTATATATCATCACTTATTAGACAAGTCCTAGACAATCTGTTTGACGGGCTATTAGCTCAAATGGACAGAGCAAAGAACTTTAAAAGAAACGGAGCTTTCATTGTGGAATATTGAAAAGATTATAAGTAAAGGTGATTATAATTATGCTTTAGTTCCAGACCATCCAAATGCTACAAAAAATGGATATGTCTTAGAGCATAGAATTGTAATGGAAAATCATCTTGGTCGTCTTCTTGATACTAATGAAGTTGTCCATCATATTGATGGAAATAAGAAGAATAATTCAATTGATAATTTACAACTACTTACACGAGAAGCACATGCTAAGTTGCACGCAAATTTACATGGACACAAAATGGTAACATTAAAATGCCCGTGGTGCGGTAAAATTTTTAATAAACCGCGAAGTGATTCTTTCTTAGACAAAAAGAACAAATTAAAATGCACTTGTTGCTCTCCTCATTGTAGAGGAAAATTATCAAGAGAAATCCAACTTCATGGAATAACCAATGAAATGCAGGATGCTATATCGGGGAATCTCTTAGCAGAATATACAGAGTATATAGATGAAGATAACCCCGAGGGAACTGACTTATAACAGACTCCGTAGAGACTATACGCATCCCACCTGAAACGGTGAAGAGATAGTCCAGACTACAACTATTTTATATAGGCTATAGAAATATAGTGTAGCAAGCTAATTCTTAGGTTACAGATTCGAGTTCTGTATAGCCCACCAGACAGATTGTCAGACTTATATTATACAGCATTTTTCTTTGAAAGGATTTATTGTGAAAATTCGTGACTGGGACGAACTTGAGTATAGCGATGATGATACTTTTGAAAAGTTTTCCCACAAAGCAAAACTAATTCGTCAGCGCAAAGACGATACTTATAAAGCAAAACGTAAGGAAAAGTTAGAGCGCATGGAATTTGAAGAAAATGCTACTAAGGGAGAGGACTAGTTCCTCTCCCTTTTTTTGTAGAAAAAAATATTTGCCGCACACTTTTATATATGATATAATATTATTAAACCAAGAGAGAGGAAGATAAATGAACGAAGTCGATATGCTGCGTAATAGCTCGCTTGTGCGCGAGAAGCATCTTGCCAATGGAATCTCTTCTTTTAATTTCTCTAATAAGTGCTTTTTCGATAAATCATGGGATTCTGTTTCGATTCGTAGCCGAGGTCTTTTCGTGGATTGTGATAATAATAAGGTTGTTGCACGTTCGTACAACAAGTTCTTCAACATCGGAGAGCGTCCCGAGACTGAAATGGTTAGCCTGCGGGAGAATCTTGTGTTCCCTGTGTGCGCATATGTAAAGTCTAACGGATTTCTTGCGATGATTTCTGCTGACACTACCGAGGACGGCAAGCTGTTCATTGCATCCAAGAGCACGAATGAGGGAGATTTCGCAGGATATATCCGTGACGTTCTGGATAAGACGTTGACTACTGCACAGCAGGCAGAGTTTGCGGAATATCTGCGCAAGAACAGCTGCACCGCTGTCTTCGAGTGCATTGACCCTATCAATGACCCGCACATTGTGGAGTATACCCATGCTCATCTTGTTCTTCTGGACTTGGTCTATAATGATTTTGACTACAGCCATGCAGAGTATAACACTTTGATGGATGTTGCTGGACATTTTGGGTTCTATTTAAAGGTTCTTATTGAAACAATTGCTAACTGGCATGAGTTTGAGAAATTCATTGAGCGCTGGTCTATTCGTGAATGCATCGAAGGGTTCGTCTTTGAGGATGCAAACGGGTTCATGGTAAAGTATAAGACTCCGTGGTATAAGAACTGGAAGCAGGCTCGTGGAGTTTTGCAGCAGGTTTGGACTGGACGCGACATTGACACTATCAAGAACATCAAGACCAAGCTGGCATTTGAACCTCGTCTCATAGATGCAATTCCTGAGTTCGTGGAAGAGTGCCGCGAGCATGGTCGAGGAACCTGCCCTTCGGTAATCGAGTTGCGTAACTGGTTTGAAAATTAATCTTGACGATTGGCTATATCATATGATATAATTATGGTATAGCCAAGAGAGAGGAAAAGATATGATGGCTTCTTACAATACCGCTATTCTGCACCTTGCAAACTATTATCTTGAGCATTACGATGATATTTCTGGATATTACGATGATATTTCTGGATATTATCTTGATGGTGCAATTGATATGATTCATAATATCTACGGAGTGCGCATAGAGCGAGTTTCCGCAGATATGTATAAGATTGCAGATATTTTGATGGAGGACTAACTATGTTGCACATGGATAATTCTGTGGGCAATCCAATGATGCTTCTTGCTTCTGAGGAAGAGATGGAGCAGAAGGTTGATGCTGTAATCCAGACAATTGAAACTGAATATGATGGGCGTGCTTCTGCCGACATTGTCTATGACCTCTTGGATGACTATGAGGTCGAGACTGCTGATTTGCCGCAATGGTTGTGGAATCGTTTGGCCGCATATCTTTAATGATTTTTAGGGTGATTGTCTCTTGACAATTACCCTTTTTTATTATATAATATAAAATAGGTTATTATGAAAGGATGATATATGATTAAATTGGCAATTCCATTTCAATTGAATGGCGAATTGAACGATGAAGTCAAAGAGTTTAACATTCTCTTTTACAAATCTCGTAATTCAATTGAAGACCTAATTGACTTTGTGCAGGAGTATGATGATACACGCATCAATCTTGAATTCCCAGAAGGCATTCATATGCCTACAGTTAAGTCAATTAACAAGGTATCAGACAAGATTTATATCCGCGTAGCACCAACAGATATTACAAAGGCCGCAGAACTGAAAGAGAACTCATATAAGTTTTTCTTTAATCAAGATATGAAGGTTCCAACCTATTCTTGTCTTGAATCTTTTATCAATCTAGGTGTATCTGATGTATATATTGCAGATGATTTATGCTATAATCTAAAGAATGTTCATGATATTTGCCAAGAGAACAATGTTCAAATGCGGCTAATTTTAAATCAGGTGCCGTCAATGACACTTGACCGTGGTATCAATCCAAAGGCTCCAATTTTCATGCCAAAAGATATGGATACTATCAATCCATACTTTGATGTTTTTGAATTTGAATGCGGACTGCCATATGACTGGGCGAAGTTTGATGTTCTATATCGCGCATGGTTTATTAACAAATATTGGCATGGTCAAATGAGTGAAATTAATGAAGATGTAGATATGGATTTTCATTGTGACGCAATCCATCCAAGTTTCACCGCAAGCAAGATTGACTGCGAACGCCGTTGTTGCAAGCGCCTGTCTAATCATTGTAATAAGTGTGAAGATTTTCTGTCTCTTGGCGAGGTCTTAAAGAAAAAGCAAATCCGTTTTACAAATTAACTAATTGGGCAAATGGTTATAATCTTTTGCCCATATTTTTCATATATTTTTAAGCAATCGTCTTGTCGTATAGGAATAGAAAGAGGAATTATCCGAATGAAATTCATTAAAAACAAAACGAAAGCATTGGCTATGTGCCTATCCGTAGTGGCACTCGCTGGCGTGACAAATGCTTTTTGTGTGAACGAAGCAAATGCAATCATCGTTAATGATGAAATTACAAATGCGGCAGTCCGCACAACTACACTTGATGCTATGATTCCATATAAGGAAGATGGGTATGATAACGCTCAGACATGGCTAGTGGATAAATGTAACATGAAAAACTCACAACATGAGGATGTTATATATATTATTCAAAATTACGGAGACTATCTTGAACAGAATGATATTTTAGAGATTCAAGATATTATGGAGAAGCAATCTGTTTGTGATACTATCACCGAGCTAAAACAATATAAGGCTCGACTTGATAGCTGGAAACAATATGGCGCAGATAAGAAACAGAAAGCACTCCAAGAGAAGAAAGAAGCGGAAGAACGTGCGGCGCAAGAAGCTGCGGCACCAGCAAGCTATCAGAATCAGCAATATAGCTCATATAGCGCTCCCAGCTATTCATATTCCAATTACTCTTGGAATGGTTCGGCACGTGACTTCATCGTTTCTAAAGAAAGTGGCGGTAATTATAGTGCTACAAATGGACGCTATTACGGCGCATATCAACTCGATATTTCTTATTTGAATGGAGATTTATCACAGGAAAATCAAGATAGGGTCGCTGAGCAATACGTATCAAATAGATATGGTAGCTGGGAAAATGCGGCCGCACACTGGCAGTCTCATGGTTGGTACTAAAATATTTTCAATAAAATAGTTGACTTCTAGAAAAATATTTGTTATAATATTAACGAAGTTAAAGAAACAAAAGAATTAAAAGGAGAATGGTAAATGGCAGAATCTTATGGTCTAAACTTTAATCTAGCTATGACAACAAATGAGGATGGTGTTGTAGACCTTGGCGTACATGTAACTGATTCCGACGGTCTTGACCTAGACCATAAAGCTAGCGGCAAAGATGCTATGAAGGTTATTAATGACATTACTGGTACTCTTACACGAGAACTTATGGCTGTATCCAATGGCCGCAAGCAGAAGAAGGATAAGGAACAGGCTGAGAAGATTAAGAAGGAGCGCGAAGAGCGTGCGGCTAAATTAGCTGACCTAAAGTCTCAGGCTGAGGAAATCAAGAAGCAGATTGAGGAAATCGAAAAGGATACTAAGGATACAAAGACTGTCCGCACAAGCCGTCCTTCCTATGAGTCTCTTCTTGACCAGGACTTTGCTCGTCTTCTAAAGCTATTTGGTTAAAAAAGTTCTTGCCAAGAGGTTTAAGAAGTTATATAATATAGTTAAAGAAAGAGAGAGGAAGGTATCATGGATTTGTTTGTCAAAGATAAATATTACAATATTGACTCGAAGCGCGACTTGGACGTTTGCTTGAAAGAGAACGGCTTCAACTATGATGAACTAGAATCCATGATGCTTTCCTATCATGCGGCAAACTGTGATGGTGTTGAAGGTCTTATTGGCGATGATTTGTACGAGGTTCAGCACGCTATTAATTCTGAGTTAAGTGATTTGGAAAACGAAATTAAGAATCTCAATGGTAGTTCTTGCAAGGGCAATACTCGTGCAGATATTGCAAATCGACTTAATTATATTTACGCTAATCTTATGGACTTAAACCTTTCCTGCCAAGTATATGACAGGGACACGCTGTAAGGAGCTTTGTGTGGGACAGGACATTCATGTTTATCTTGCTAGGAAGACTAGTAGATACGCACAGGACAACGGATGTGAAGAGTATTATCCAGTAGAGCTGTATACTAAGTATGACAACGACGGTGCTGTTTCGTATGAGTATGCAGACCCTTATTGTGGCCGCAATTATGAGCTATTTTCTTGGCTCATGGACGGTAATGGCCGCGTAGATGTAGATGAAGCTGACCATCCTATCGGTAAATATCTTGAATATGATAGTCTTGTGCCGCGAAAGATTCTCAAAGAATGGGAAGACTGGGAAGAGAGTGGCGCATATGGATATAATGTTGTCGCGCTTGCTGATATTATTGACCATTATAATATGATTGACTCTCATAAGTATGCAGTTAATGATATGCTCGGAAGTCATTCCTCTAACAATGAGCTTAAAGATAGTGTCGGTGATTTCATCGACGATATTAAGCGTTATTGTAGCATTGAAGGAGCATATTATCTAACTCCGCAGGACATTCTTGTTGTCTATTGGTTTGACAGCTAAAAAAAGTTCTTGACAGACGTTATATCAATATGATATAATAACTTTAGTTACAAGATAAAAGTTCTGGGCAAAAAGTTATAATTTTTGTTGCGCAACTTTTATATTGTAATAGTGGTGTTAGAGCCTGCAAGATTTCTAGAGTATTGCAGGCTCATTTTTTTTTATTAACATTCTGAGCAGGACTAGTATAACAGTAATACATTGCTCTTGTAAAGCAAAGCACAGGGGGCAGCACCCTGGTCCTGCTCAGAGTGCTAATCTTAGACACTCTCCAAGTGATATAGTAGAGCGAACTTTGAACTCGTCTGTGCTATATCCCAAGTCAATTCAGCGGTTTGGGCAGTCGCTATATAAATTTGCCCACTTTTTGGCTCTTAGTTCAACAGTAGAACATATGACTCTGAATCATAAAATTTCTGGGCAGCACAGAAAGAGCCAGCCTGTTAAAAAAATTACTTGACAAACGCCAAGTAATTTTATATAATATAGTTAACAAATCGTGATGGTGAAAGTGCAGGTTCGACTCCTACCGCTGTCCGACAAGGACGGCGTAGTTTTAATTGGTAAGAATAGTACCTAGCGATTGTGTTATATCCAATGCTTGGGGAGAGGTTATCGCTGCAAGGTAAATGTCTCCCGACTTCTATAATCTTTTGCAGGGATTATAGATTAAAGGGTTGGCGGTTTTCCCAATTTGAAACCGTCCACGTGATTATATTATCTTGCTTGCAAGATTTTATATATGCCGTCTCTGCATCCGGCCAGCTCATACTTGAAAAGAAGCGCCTAGGGGAAGAGGAATCTGGTATATTTTGGTAGTTTTCAAACCTCGGCAGATGTGAAAACTACTATTGTAGCTGCGGGTGGGAGGTCAGTATCTCACGGAGTCTCATAAGCTCTGTTAAGCCATAGCGTCAATGGCACCACGCGACCAATTTTTGTTATAAAAAATTATTTGACAAACAGTTAAATAATTTGATATAATATATAAACCAAGAGAAAGGTAAGAAAGTATGGCACAGTCAATCGAGACGATGGAGCAGCGTTATCAGATGCTTATCAATCGTAAGGGTAAGAACTCAGAGAATGTCGGCATCATGCGCAAACTTCGCCGCAAGATTAACAAGGCAAAGCAGGGTATCATTCTTTCTTAATTAGTAATTTAATATGCGTGACGAGGGTTCAGTTACTTCATGAAGATATTTGCATTTTATTTTAAGATTGCGGTACGCCGCACTTATATACTGAATTCAATTTTTCCGCATATTTTTTCTTGACTTCTGGTTTATATTATTATATAATATATATAAACCAAGAGAAAGAAGGAAGTTATGAAGAAGTTCGTTATCTGTCGTGAAAAGACTTGCGGCATCTATTCAATTCGTGTCAATACTGATTGTTCTGTTACTCGTTTTGAAATCATCAAGAGCTTTGATACGTTTGAAGAAGCTGACGATTATCTTCATAATGTCCTTTTGTCTAAGTAATTCGTTCTATTGGAGTGTAATTCAGTTGGTAGAATATTATTAACTCAACGTGTCGCAAGTTCGAGTCTTGCCGCTCCAATAGAACAAAGTGTGGCTTATCCAAAAGTAGAAAAGGAGCTTTGATGTCCTCGTATCCCTATAAAGGTGAAGTGTTGGCAACTAAATATGCTTATATTCCCGATGATGCGGCCAATGCTCCAGCTCGTAAAAAGAAAAAGACAGTGAAGAAAGCCAATCATAAGCACACTTATGGTAAGAGTATTGTTATCAATTACTTTGATAAGTATGCTGGCACATGGACTTATGCTTATAGGAACGTTTGTACTATTTGCGGTCGTATCGGCGATTTTGTTGACAACGAGGGAATTATCAAAAAGACTTTTCCGCATGTAAAGCCAAGTTGGTTCGGTTTTGCTGTTACTTTTGGATATAATGATGAATTTGCTGAGTTTACCGAGTGGTCAAAGACTTGGTATCCTTTGATTGTCTGGAAAGATTATCAGCCTTTGGACGATAAGTTTATTCCAGACGAGTTTTTTGACCAGCTTGGAATTCAGAAACAGACAAATTAAAGACGCGCCGGCACTCCGATTGGCCTTGAGAGCGGGTCCTCAAAAGACCTTGGCGGTAATCATTCCGCATGTCGGTCCGAATCCGACCCGGCGTACCATTGCCGCAGTATTCCTTTAAAGACGAGGGGAAGACTGTAAATCTTCTGTCTTAGACTGGCTAGGGGCGGTACCTAGATGCGGCACCAACGTTTATAAAATGCGTGATTAAGATTCAGTTACTTCATTAATTTTGGTATGTTAATATTATATACTGAATCTAACTTTTCCGTATTTATCTTATTTACTATAATGCGTGATGATAAATCAGTTACTTCATTCTGGAAAAATGCGCTTGCAGGTTCGACTCCTGTTCTGTGTCGGTACACATTACTGATTTAACTTTTTCCGCATTTATTTTATTAAAGTAGGCGATACGTGATAACGTTTCAGATACTTCAAATCTCCAATCTGAGCTGATTACTCAAACTGAAACACCTATTTCCGTATCGCTTTCTCTTGTGCGGCAAGTGATTAGTAAAGAGTTACTTCGTCTTATATTTGAATGCAACCACACCAACACTCTTTACATTTTTCCTTGCCATTATTTGTAAACCCCTTTCTCGCCTATATAGTGTGCGAGCTATATAGGCGCAAATGTGCGTGATTATTATTCAGTTACTTCATAGAGCCAATTTTTTCTATAACACACGATACTGAATAAACTTTTTCCGCACACATTGATATTTTTGTAGGGACTCTTTTGAGTCCCTATTTTTTTATTGACTATTGGCTATATATTATGTTATAATATATTTAAGAAATCGAAATATTATATATAATATAGGAGCTGTTAGTATTGGGCTACATTTATAAAATTACAAATAATATAAACGGTAAAGTTTATATTGGACAAACAATAGGTACAATAGAAAAAAGATTTAACGAGCATAAAAGAGATGCCATAAAAGGGTGTCAATATTCTCTTCACAGAGCTATGAGAAAATATGGTATAGATAGTTTCTCTGTTGAAGAAATTGAAGAATGTCCAGAAGAAGAATTAAATGATAGAGAAATATACTGGATAAGTTTTTATGATTCGTATTATCAAGGATATAACATGACAATTGGTGGTAGCGCCTTTAGGAAACCACCTTTAAGCGAAGAGAAAAAACAACAAATATTGGACTTGTATATAAATACAAATGATTCGATAAAAGATATTAGCAAAGAAGTTGATGTATCCGCTTTTACAGTGTCTAAAATTTTACATGAAAACAATATAGATGTTCATAAAAAGCCAATGTATGATTATTCAGAATTGGCGCAAGCATATCTAGAGATACAGAATGTAAACGAAGTAAGTAGAAAGTATAAATGTGCAAGCACTATTGTCCAAAGGGCTTGCAGGCAAAATGATGTTACAATACTTCCAGCAGAAGCAGTAACTTCTAAAATAAGCAGCCGAGAAGTTTATAAAATTGACAAAGCAAGCGGTGAGATTTTACAAAAATTTGATTCTTTAAAAGAAGCGGCAGATAGCGTTGGTGGCGGCGATAGAAGCATGAATATTTCTGCTGTATGTAGAGGTAAACAAAAAACTGCTTATGGGTATAGATGGTGCTATGTAGATTCTTTTGATAATTTTAATAAAGACTTTATTGCAAATAGCAAAAAGAAAAAAGTTGCTCAAATTGATAGAGATACCAAAGAACAGATACGTATATTCGATAGCGTTGCTGATGCTGCGGAATTTTTATCAGGCGAAAGAGAAAATTCTTATAGCACTTGCATAGCACACTGTGCTAGAGGATTAATAAATACCGCATATGGCTATATTTGGTCTTATGTATAGTTCATTGGAGGTGATGCCAATGTCAATCTGGGTTATCTCAGATTCGCATTGACTAACTTTAGTCATGAGAATATTATAAAGTATTGTCCAGAGTCACGTCCGTTTGATACAGTCGAAGAAATGAATGAAGCTATTGTCAAAAACTGGAATACCGTTGTATCTCCTGATGATACTGTCTATCATCTTGGTGATTGCTTCATGGGACCGCTTGAGACTGTAGCTAAATATGGTTCTCGTCTCAATGGAAAGGTTCATGTAATTCCCGGTAATCATGATACCAAAAAGCGCATTGCTGAAATGGAAAAGCTCGGCTGGATTATTGAGAATAAGGTATCTTGCATTGATTACAACGATGTCAGTTTCATTATGATTCACGAGCGACCCGAGGAAATGCGCGGAGACAGTGCCAATATCATTCTGTACGGTCATGTCCATGATGCGGCTCCAAAGGGCATTGTTGATTGGACGTATCACGTTGGTGTTGACACGAATAACCTTACTCCTGTCAATATCCACGACATTTGGCTCGATGTTCAGATAAAGAAGATTGAGACTGGAGAGTAATAATGAATCCTGTTATTGAGTTTAAAGAGGAAGTTTGCGACTTGTGCCGCAAGTATGGTGTATCTATTTCTCATGAGGATTGCCAAGGAGGATTCATTATTGCACCATATTCTAAGCAAAAAGAAGAGTGGTTTATGGATGCGGAAGATAAAGCAACAGAGATTGTTGAGTTCTAATGGAAGTTAATGGTAATGAATAAAAAGATAGACCGAACATGCAAAACATGTAAATTTTATGTACATTGCTCATGCTATCGTTTCCCGCCTAACGTAATTATTGACCCAACAGATTATAATATCTATACAGTTCATCCATCGCCTGCGCCTGGAGATAGATGCGGTGAATGGGCAATTCATCCTAAATTGGAGAAACATGAGTCTGACTAAAGAAGAATATGAAATCTCTTGCAAGGGTTTAAGCCATTGTCCGCAGCATTGTGAAGGTCGCAATAATCGTGTAAGGCATGATTTCTTTCCTTGCGTTTGCAAAGGTCAGATGCACGATGTTATTGGTGAATCTTGTTTTCAGTTTTGTGATGTAAACTCTGACCATACATGCGGTGAATGCGTTCATTGGTTAGGCGATGTTACTTCAAAAGGAAAACGCCATGAGAAATTCGGTTCTTGTTTTTATAGGATTGGCAGAATTGGAGCTTGGTGGCCTACGTGCTGTCCTAAATTCGTAAAAAATGTCGATGGTATAAATCATTATGATTTTATTGAAGATTATGTTTTCCAGCAGACAGGAAAGAATGATTCTTCGCCTGAATGCCGTGAAGCACGAATGGCCGCACGTGAACTTTGGAGACAGAAATATGAGTGAAAGGTGTAGTATGCATCTTAACAAAATGACTGCTATGATTCTTGATTTTATTGTATATCTTAGTCAGCAGAAAGATATTGAGAAGATTGTAGATGAACTTAAAAAGGTTGACCGCGCTGTTTTCCATGAGCTTGTTGTAAATGCTATGGAAAAGAATCCTTCTCATGCTAGTATTTATTGTGCTGAGCAGTTATGGGACATTGCTCCACTTACATCTTTGGCTCTCTTGGATTGGCTAAATGATTTCAATGAATTTTATGCTTAATTTTTTCTTGACTTTTGGTTAAAAGATATGCTATAATATAGTTAAAGAAACCAAGAGAAGGAGAATCACATGGCTAACCTTTATATTCTCGCAGGCTGTCCCGCTTGCGGCAAGAGCACTTGGGCGCATGAGCATAACACCGACTGCAATGCCAAGGTTATTTCTCGTGACAACATTCGTTTCACCTATATAGCAAACGACCCTGATTTTCTTCCCTCTATAGATTATTTTAAGTATGAGAAGAATGTTATCCGTGACTTCTATAATCAGATTAACGACAATCTCTGTAATGATATTAACGTTATCGCAGATGCTACCCATATCTCTTGGAAGTCGCTTTGCAAGACCGTTGAGAATTGCGGCAAGAACGCCAATAAGATTATCCTTGTATACTTCAATCGTGGTCTTGATATTGCTTTGCCGCAAAATGCTAAGCGTGGTGGAGTCGAGCGTGTCCCCGAGGATGTTATTAAGCGCATGTGGGCTGGTCGTTATATGCCTGCTCGCGCAAAGGCCGCAGGTCTTGTAGACGAGTATATGATTGTGTAGGTGAATATGGAAAAAGATACCGTATATGTTTTTAAGCAGATTTTAGATGCTATCCAAGAGCTAGAAAAGATTGGTTTACCTATTGGCTTTGAATATTGCGTATATGAAATGCCACAAAAAGAGTGTGAAGATATATGTATAATCTTGCAGAAACTTGGGTATAATGCAATTATAGAACACAGACTCGGTAGTGAGTCTATAATTATAGTTGAGAAAGAGTAAATATGTGTACATTTGATTATCCAGAACATTATAATTATCTTACAAAAGACCAGCAGGAAAGCGTTCTAAGCTGGTTTAATACCACGAAAGACATTGAACGCAGTATTATCAGCTCTTCTGTAAAGAGTAAATCTGAACGTGAGCTAAAGGCTTTCTCTGAGAGCCGTGAGCGTTATGAGACGCAGCTTCGCGGTGCGCAGTCCATTCTGCGCTCGATGGGTATCTTCGTTGAGTATAATTGGCCCGGTCATGAGCATGAATATTTCTTAGCAACTGCGGCAGATGTTGAGCGTTATCGTAAGGAGCATGAATAATGGCTGCATGTATTCATGGAGACGTATGCCGTGCATGGATGCGGCAGACAGGCAGTATCACACCATTACGGGCGTCTTGTCCTAATTGTCCTTGGTTTGAACCTAAGTATCGCCCTTGTGATACTTGGTTTAATAGAGATTGTATGCGTGATTGGCAAGGTAGCCCAGTTGTAACTTGTCGCGCAATGATTTAGAAAGGTATTTTATGATTGCTAACGATGCTCGCACAATGGTATATGATACTCTATATAAATATGAGTATGATATTCCAAAAGAGCTAGAAGATAAAATTAATGAAGAGATTGTCGCTGCGGCAGAGCGCATGAAATTCCGTTGTAAGGTCGAGCTTTTTCCTTGCGATGATGAACGTGCGCAAGATGTAGAATTTCGCCGCAGTATTGTAATTTATTATCATAGCTTAGGTTATAACTGTTATGTGACACCAGACAACGGTAACTTTGTTTTAGTGGTGGAGTGGTAAATATGTTTTTTGTTGTGATGGACTGGTTTGAAGATGGCGTTGATTCTTATCGTGGAATGAAGGTAATCCCTATTCTAGATGACGATGCAGATATTGCGCTTTTCCTCGCACATGATATTGCTTACAATATGGATGCTTGGGAAGAGTATGAGAAGCCGCACGATGTATATGTATTCCATAGTGATAACGGTATCTTCGATGAAGAAGATAACTTTGTATGTTCTTACTTAAATTGCGACAAATTTATTAAATGCTGCGAGCGCAAGTTCAAGGGACGAATTCCTCGGTACTAATGGGTATATAAAATATGCAAGTTTACTATGGAGTATATAAAATATTAAATTGGCCTTATTGGTTTGACGTTTTTATTTATCAAAGGAAGAAACTGCGGTTATATTGTTTCCAAAACTGACTGCGCAATAATGAAAGAATGTGAATAATGAATACCGAAGTTATTAAAGAAATTGCGAATCAACTTGGAATCGCCGTAAGCGCTGTCACGAAAGACGTAATTCCAGCATATGCTTCATATGTGATTGCGGCATACGCTAGTAGGGTTATCATCCTTGCCATTCTTGCTATTGCTCTTTTGGTTGTAGCTCGATTTTGTATGGCTAAAAGTAAGGAATATTCTGACTGGGAGAAATTACCGTTAACAAAGTATCAAAAAAGCTGTGTAAGAAATAAATATGAAGCTCTCGAAACTACAAGTTATGTCTGCTATGGCCTAAGTGCAGCTTTCGCGGGTATTGCGGTTATAGAATTTGCTACCATTATCCCTTGGATTATCTCGCCTTATGGTGCCTTTGTACATCTTCTGATGCCGTGATAAAAAGTTCTTGCGTTTCGCTATATATTATTATATAATATATATAGACCAAGAGGGGAAAGGAAATTGCATGATTGGCTCAATGGTTCTCTATAAAGCTCTGTACGGCGATGTTTATGGCGTAGTTGTGGATGTTCTTCTATTCTGCGATAGCCTTGTCATTGTTGATGAAGACGGCGTGTTCCACACTGCCAAGCGTGAAGATGTCTACTATCTCTAAGGAGTTTAACATGTGCAAGTATTGTAATTTCAAGATGAATACCCGTTGGGGCGAGAGCATCGACTGTACTGATTATGATAGTGCCGATTCTGATGTTGGTATGTATATTCATTATTCTGATGCAGACAAAGCCTATTATCTCATGGGCGAGTATTATGATAAAGGTATTGATAAGCTCGGTTGGTCGCATGAGATTAAGTATTGTCCTTTCTGTAGCCGCAAGCTCTAAGGAGATTTAATGAATTGCAACCTTATCTCTAACATTCTGTCAGCTTTGGAAACTATCGCATATAATGAAGGTTGGCTGGTTGGTGAGTATAACGGCGAGACGCGCAGCACGTTCTATTATCATGGTATCAAGTTCACAGTAGTTGGCCGCAAGCAAGTACCTGTCTACTTTGATATTTATTGTGAATATCAAAATGGAAATGATGTTACGTACAGCAAGATTGGCCGCACATATCTAGGTGAGAAGGGCGTTATGGGTGAGAGTCCAGTGCAGAATTTTGCAGCCATGCTTTTTTGCGATATGATAAAGGAATCAAAAATTCTCACTATTTTCTAGTTGACCTACGTTCTTTAATATTATATAATATTATTAAAGAAAGCCAAGAGAAAGAAGAAAGTATGCGTTACGTTGTTGATTGTGAACTTAATCGTTTCCAAGCATGGTCTGGCGGCAAGACTTGGTTGGAAGAGCTGATTGACCATCCAAAGGCTTACGATTATATCGTTGACCTGATTGAAGAAGCTGACCTGTACGGAGATGGTGAAATCCGTACTGAGACTGAGATTAACGACTATCTTTGGTTCTATATGGCAGATGACCTTGAAGAAGCCGGTTTCTTAAACGAAGACCATGAGTGGATTGAGGATGACAAAGAGGAAGAGGACGAAAATGATTAAGCTGTCTGTTGGAGATTATGTTACCTATACTGGTCCTAATGGTCTTGTAAGTGTCGTTAAGATTCTGCACTTCAATAGCAATGGGACAGTCCTTGTTAAATATCTAAATGGTTCTACAGTCTACGTACCAGAGAATAAGTTGTCTCTATACTAGTCGTAAACAGGGGCGCAAGCCCCTGTTTTTATTTTCCAAGAGAGGAAATAGAATGAAGAGCGCTAAGGTTTTGTTTGATACTATTCACGGCAAGCGCAGCAATGGCGATATGTATAACTGGAAAGCATGTAAACCTAAAGAGCGTAATAACGTAGTATCATTTGATGTGCGGCAAAAGGCAGACAATCAGCTTCTTTGCTCTTGCGACCTAAGCTGTTTTGAAGAGTACATACGCGATTGTGATTATCCTGTTGGTCGTGTGCATTTCTTATTCTGTGATGGTTGCGATGCTTTAGAATTTAATGTAGATGATTATAAATGCGAGGTCGGCAGTATCTATATGAATGATATTATCGACATGGCAATTAAGATGCTCTACCGATAATTTTATACTTGCGGCCAGTCTTATATTATTATATAATATATATAAAGAAAGACAAAGAGGGGATAAAACATGACACAAAGCAGCAAGAAATTCGAGCATACTATCAATCAGGTTTTCTCTAGCGTCAACAAGGTAATGCGCACGTGCCATGAGGACATAGCAATTGCAAGTATGGACGAGCAGGCTTATACTTATTCTCTTGGCGATAAGCATGTGACAGTCACGGCTTGCGTTGCCTGCGAGGACTTTGAATATGTGCCGCGATTCACAATTGCCGCACTCGATGATGCTGCCGTTGAGAAGTTGACCGTATATAGCGCAGGTTATATGGAGTGTGCATATATTTACGCTGCTATTTGCGATGCACTGGGAGTGTAAAATGAACAAGTTTATGAATTAGCTTATCAATGATTTTATATATGACAATATTTCTAAGTATTTTGTCTATTGGCCGCAAACGATTTTGATAAGGATTAATCATGAGTTATTATCTGACTGATGAGATTATTGATAGTTTGACTGAATATGCCGCCAAGGTTGAGCAGGCATATCGTGAGCGTCCTCTTTGCCATTTTGATTGGAAACCCGCACGCATCTCTGTAGATAGAATTCATCCAAATAAAGTGCTTTTCGATATGGTTTATCTTGATGATGAATCTCTTATGGGATGTGCATCTGTTGAAGACTTAGTAATTTATACTGGACCTGTTTCAGATGCGCGGCATAGTTTAATTTTTTCTATTTTGGAATATGGGCCTTATACTGGTGACGCGAGAGGTCGTTTCATCATGCCATATCATTACGATGTTTGTGATTCTATTGGACAATATATTTATAGTTTTGTAGACGAAATTGACGCTTTGATACGTTGCTATTAGGAGAGTCATGGATACTTATAGTATTTTGGGTGTTGACGATATTACGAAAATCTGTGAAGATACATATAATCTCTTAAAAGATTATTGTCTTAAACAAAATTCTACGCGTTGGACTATTGGGCATGTGCAGTTTGGCAAGATTACTAGTTATTCAGCAGGCTGCTGGTTTGATGTTTTAAGTAAATATGACCAAGTGCCATTAGGCGAATGTGAATTTTCTATTAATACGTGTTCGCCAGATGCACCTTCAAGTAGTTATATGACTGTTTCATTTAGAACTTATAAAGAAGATGTAGACGAAATTGGCAATGTTTATCCTAAAATTACCTTGCCGCCAAGTCGTTATGAATATCCTAATGATTTACTTGGGCGTTATTTCTATCTCTTGGTGGATGAACTATATTATATGAGTAGTTTTTAGGCCGCATGTCTAAATTTTTTCTTGCAGATGGTGAAATAATAGTATATAATATAAGTATACCAAGAGGGAAAGGAAAGTATATGAAGCGCAACGATTACGTACAGTATCTTAACCCCTATACTCATAAGTTCATCATCTGCCAGATTGAAGAGATTTATGGCGATGGTCATGTTCTTCTGTATGCGGTCGATACGAATGAAGCATTTCTGGTCAATACTTGGGAGCTTTTGTCTTATTAAGGAGTAAATGTGATTTCACCCTATGAAGTTAAAGATAAGCAGCTTAATCAAAGTTATAATGATCCCTTTGAGCTTAAAATTGATAAAGGACTAACATATAGCTCTGGGACCGATTCTTGTAGTGTAAGTTTTGTCTTTTCAGAAGTTTCTGCTGACAAGATGAAAACTTTAACAAAATATATAGACAATGGGTATAAAGTTACTATGAAGCCGCGTTTTTATAATGGCGAAACAAAAATCTATATTACTATTGTTTATAAGTTTTAACAAATAATTTTTCTATTAAGGAGTCAACAATGATTACACCAAACGGAGTAAAAAGAAAGTCTATTCAAAACTCCGACCCTGAGAATTATTCTCATACTCTTGAAGTGAGGATTGATGACGCTCTTAGGTATGACCCACGCAAGAATCGTGTGCATTGTGACCTTGCTCTTGGTTGTCTTACCACTTACAGCATTACTACTCTTTTTAAATATATTGACGCTGGATATGATGTTATGATTAGCAATGAATCTAATGAGAATAATGATATAACATTGACTATTTATCACTATTTCAATAATAGGGATAATTAATGATTCAGCCTTTGGAGTTTAAACGCGAGTATCTTCATAATAATCCGCACTCAGAGATAGATGTTGGTCTTGAAACCATGATTGATGCGGCTCTCAAATATGACCCTTTCAGCAATGTCACTTATTGTACTTTATTTCGTCCTGCCTTGAATGGTTGTGATATGAAAGTCCTTGCCAAGTATGCAGAAGCTGGATATGATATTATCATTCAAACCGCACATCATTGTGATGATACTGATGATGTAGAAGTGACTGTTTGTTATCATTATTAACATTAGTTTTAAAAAGTTCTTGCGCCCTGCCTGAAATTGTTATATAATATAATTAAAGAAAGGGCAAGGAAGAAAGGTTTTCCAATATGGCTAAGTACATGAAGGCTAACATTATCTTCAACAAGTTCTATGAGGGCGATGGTCGCTTCTGCGGTATCGAGTATACCGAGTGCATCTTCAAGAGCCTTGAGCAGCTTGACCGCATCATGGCTGAGGTTGCCGCCAAGAACCTTCGTGAGCATCATCTTGTCTATGAGGGCTATGTCGGTAGTATTGAGAACCTTTAATCTGATATATTAGTTATTCAAGAGAGGAATTAGAAATGGGTTGGTCTTATACTTCTTTTAATCATATGGTCGAGGACGATGTAAAGAATTTCATCGTTGCAAACTTCGAGGACGGCACATATAATGCCGACACCGAGTGGGATGAAGTCTTCGATGATATGTATTTTTCTGATGATGTAACTGGCAATGCTTCGTCTGCTGGGCATCCTGATTGTTTCCTTGTGACGTATGGACCTGACCGTGAAAATATTGCGAATGCGTTCGCTGACGAAGATATTCGTGAGCTGCTTGAAGATACATATGGTGACGAAGTGCCTTGGTATGAGTTTATTGGGCATGGTCAGGATGGTATCACTAAATTTGATACATGGATTCGTATTGCAATGCTGTGCGAGCTGAACGATGACCTTTATAAATATTTTGAGCAAGTCCAGAATGACTTTGATAAGGAGAACTAGTATGCTTGGTGTTGAGAAGACTACAGTATCCAATGATGTGCTGTATAAGGATGCTAGCATTCAGCATCAAGTATACAATGCAAATGAGATTGCACGTGCCGCACATTTGCTTGCGGTCACTAACGCAAAGTTTCTGAGTAAGTTTAACTATAGTACTGACGGCAATGACCGCATTGTTGATATGGAGCTGTCAGATGATTTGCTTGAGAATCTTTATGATGCGCTTGTGGACGGACATGAAAAGCTAATCCAAAAGAAGAAAAAGCAAGATGAAAAGGTTCGCCGCAAGTTTAATGAGTCTCAAGTGAATCAGATTAAGCGTGTTAAATATGATAAGCCTTGGACAATCGTATGGTGGAAAGATGGTGAAGTGACGCGTTCTAAATGCGCTGATACCGATGTGTATAATGAAGCCGCAGGTTTTAATGCTTGTGTAGCTAAACGCTATTTCCAGACTAATGGTGCATATAATAAGGTTTTAAAGACTTATTGCTCTGATTTACATAACGATGAAGCTGCTGGCTGGCAGGATGGTTATGATACTGGCTACGAAAATGGTCGCGATGATGGCTATGTTGAAGGTCACGATGATGGCTACGATGAAGGCTTCGAGGACGGTAAAAACTATGAGCGCCAAGAGCGAAAAGAAATGAATTTTGAAAATTAGATTGGCTGCATAAGGAGAATAGAGAAATCTATTCTCCTTTTTGCTATTGGAGGTTATATGGATTATACATATGATGATATTTTAGATGCGCTTAAAGCTACGGATGATACAGATAATATTGCTGATTATGTTAATAAGATTGAAAGTGGCAGTGGTGAGAATTTCTATGATTGGCTCGGCAACGTAATTGATGTATGGGACTATGAAGATTATGATTAATGAAGTGTTAGGGGTTATCTGTTTTGTTTTTACAATCGTTGGAGTATGCGCTGTCCTATCTTTTATATTCTCCTGCTGGGGATACGATAATGACGCTGGCGACATTGATTGGTAGTTCTCCTATGAGCCTGCTTATTTTTACTGTTCTGTGCGTCATTGGCTTTATCGCAGGTATTTGTATGATTCTGTATGCGGCCAAGGAGACTGTGCTTCTTGTGCGTGAGATAATCCAAGAGAAAGAAAAATAATGCCATTGGCCGCGTAAGATTTTTCTTGCAGTCTGTCTAATAATATTATATAATATTATTAAAGAAAGGCAAGGAAAGGATTTTAAATGACTAACAAGTATGATAATATGCCGCTTGGCTACCTTCTTGATAGCATTGATGATTTGGATATTCTCGCTGATATTGCTAAAACCATTGGACGCATGTACGAGAACAAAGAGAGCCTCGACTATATTCATGTCCCTCTTAATGGCGTGCAAGATGTGATTTATTCAATCGCCGCTTTGAACCATATTCTTGTGTCTTTTGGTTATAAGGCATCTTGGGATTGTATGTTCTATGCGGCATCTGATGGTAAGCATTGTGTTTATCTTTGTCTTGATAAAATTGACCTATAAAAAGTTCTTGCAGTCTGCTCTATAATATTATATAATATATATAGAGAAAGGGAGAGGACAAGATAAAGTCCTCCAAGAGAAGGAGAAAGTATATGACCAAGGTTGAGACGATTCTTGCACAGGTTGACGGTCTTCTGGATGCGGCATATGAGGTTGTCAATGGCCGCAAGTCTTGGAAGGATGTTACTCCTTTGGTGAATATTGCTGCTGAGATGCTTATCGAAGAGCGCAAGGACTATTATGCTGGTTGCGCTTATTGGGTTATTTGCAATGGCACTGAGAAGGAAATGCTTGATGCCAAGGATACCCTTGAGAATCTTGGTCTTTCTGTCGAGGATTACTACTGGCATGATGCTGACAAGTATGACACCGCTGGTGGTCATTTGAGCGTCTATTGGACTGTTAATGATTGGGATTAGGAGCGCATATGCTGTTGAGTGATGGACGTCATAAGAAATTTAATATTCCTTGGTCAACTGAAATCGACCTTATTAATGTTACTTATAAGAACCTGCTTGAAGCTGCTGGCAATGACATAAATGCAATTAAAGAATGTTTTATTGAGTATCTTGCCAGTATTTATGCAACTTATGGCAAAGACGTTTGCATTGTGCCTGTTGAGTATCTGAACTATATTTCCAGTAAATGCTCTGCTGCTTTCGGTTATAGAGATTTTAGACATGCCCTTAGTGAATTTGAATATCGTTACTCTGTAATTGTGCATGAATGCGGCCCAGTAGATGATTGGTGTCTTGATTATTTACTTATCCAAAAAGAATAGCGTATAATTAAAATTAAGGAGTATATATGTTGTTGAGCAACGAAGAGTATAAGAAGAAGAATGTCTATTGGACTTTGGACTTCGTGTTATCTGCTCACTATTATATCTATCAGTGTGCCGCAAAGCAAGTTGGGATTCTTGCGGCCAATAAGGATACGTGTAATGATACTGAGTTGCCTACTATGTATGACTTGATTGATGATGCTTTGGCTATTGGCCCAGACGAAGATGGTGAGTGCTATAGTTGCTGGGGTGTGACCGACAATTATAATACCGACTTTGCTTTTGGTTGTATGATAGTTGAAGAAGACGGTAAGACTATCCTTGAGGGTATTGACGGAGTTGATGGAGTGCCTGGTAGGTGATAATATGAATAAATTAGAATGGCAACAGAAAGTTGTTGATTATATAGAAGAGTCTTTGGAAGGTCGAATGCAATCTTATAGAGATATGAGACTTTTTTCATTAGAAGAAATTCGACAAAATATTACTCCAGAATGTGATTCTTGGTTTCCTTTTGGCAGTAGAGCTTTCATGCCTGTAATGTTAATGCTGAAAGAAGACGGAATAACTGTTAATGATGAAATAGAACGCACTTTGTCTGATGGATATTTTGTAGTTGCAAAAACTAAATAGTGCATGTAAAGACCTGCGGCCTATGGCCGTGGGTCTTTCTTTTATTTGACAAAATAGACGAAGTATGTTATAATATAGATGTGGTAGAGTATCTTGATGTCCGTGTGAAATATGTTTATGCGTTTCTGCGTGTTAACTGACTAATTGCGCAAGAGCGCGGTAAATTTTCTTTAACGGACAAGACGGTTTTGTAAATGACAAAACCGCAGGTATTTTGGTGGGTATTTTTTCACTTTCGGAGCGATTAAAAAATACACACCAGTGTCAAAACGGTTAAAAAATGCACACCAGTTATAGTTTTCGCAGGTATTTTGGTGGGTATTTTTTAATCTTAAATTTTTAACGAAGTGAAAGGAGTGGCTAGAAAGTTAAAAAATGCACACCAGTTAAGGTAAAATTGTTAAAAAATGCACACCAGTCCCTTCAAAACTGTTAAAAAATGCACACCCCTAATAAATTATATAATAAATTAATATAATAAATAACATGTCATGCACGTGCGTGCAAGGAAGGAGAAAATATGACAGATAAAGAAGAAAATCATAAAGCGCCTAAGCTAAGTTTTAGCGTAGACCCTGAGAAGTTGGAAAATAAAAATTGTAACTACAATGCGATGGGTAGTCTCATGTTAGATACTAAGTTAGAGAAAGACAATACAAGAATTTTGTCGATGCAGGATAGTCGAGCCAGATTAAAAAGTGTAGGATTGACCAACTATCAGATTAGAAAAGTCATGAGCTGCTTTGAATCTTTAGAAGTTATTAAGATGAATGGCATGAATGTTATAGTGCAGCCAGTGGAAGGGCAGTATGTTACGATTCCAGTGGATACAGTTAGGTTTTGTCTTAGTGCGTTGAGTGCGGATTGCTTCAAGACATATTGTTATCTTAAAAGGTGGTATCAGCTTCATAAAGCGTTCTTCGAGGGCGGTGAGAATTATTTCTTTTCTCGTACAGAGATTTTGAAGGCTCTTGGATATTATAAGGATGCGAGGAATATTCGCCGAGTAGATGAATTCCTTATCGTACTTAGAGATGTTGGTCTTATTGAGTATGCGGAGAAGGCTGTGTATCGCAAAGGAAAGAAAGGTCTTTATACTGAACTATATAGGGTAAATGATTATGCTCGTGCGCAGAAGGAATCTATTGAGAATACGCTGAGAGAAATGAAAGTCTATACAGATTTAGGATATATGACTTTGCAAGAGGTTAGAGAGCATTATCTGTTAATGGATGAAGAGAGGGGAGATGCTTGGTTGAAGTTTGTCGCAAGGTTCGCAGACCGTGACAAGGATAAAGATAAGGTGAATGCTATACTTGCACTTTCCAATAAGAAATTAGAGCTTGGTAATTTCTGCGATGATATAAAATGATGCTTCGCTAGTTTTTCACTGCGTGAAAAATGATGAAAGATTGGTCTTGAATAGAGTCCAAAAGCTGTGAAGAAAGCCCATATAAGGTAGGAAATGATTACATGAGGTGGTTTGTTGAAGTGGCGCATTTTACCAGTTCAGCAAACAAATGTCAAGAAAAAAATCTAGCCCAACCCTTTTAATTTTCGATTCCAACGCGCTATTGGTTTATAAAAATGGTTTTGAAATTCAATTTTGAATTTCATTTTCAATTTCATTTTGAGTTTCATTTCGGTTTTCATTTTCAAAACCAAATTCATTCTGAAAAAGTTCTTGCGGCCAGTGAAAACTTATAGTATAATATAATTAAAGAAATGGAGGGGATAAGAAACCTCCCACGGGTTCCAAGAGAAAGAAGATTAACATGACCCAGTTTGAGATTTATAACACCATCAAGTCCGCTATGTTCGACAACGCAGAGGTCGTAGAGTTCTGCGACAAGCAGCTGGCGGCGATTGAGCGCAAGCGTGCCAAGGACGCTGAGAAGACCGCTGAGAAGCAGGCTTTCCTTGACGAGATTTACGCAGCTCTCAAGTCCTTTGATGAGCCTGCGACCTCTAAGGCTGTGGCTCTGCACATGGGTGAGGATGTCAGCTCCCGCAAGGTTGCGGCCAACATGCGTTTCCTCGTTGAGGACGGTCGTGCCGAGAAGGTTGCGGTGAACAGCAAGACCTTCACCTACAAGGCTCTGTAGCGAAATATTTAATAAGTAGGGTCTACTTATTAGAGTTTTTTATTAGAGGGGCCGTGGAGTCCATTTGACGGGACTCCCGGCCTATTCCAAGAGACAAAAGGAAGTAAGCATATGCGGCACACCTATTATGATATGAAGGGTAACGAGCATACCATAGATATTCCTGATGAGTATATCGAGTCCAAGAGACAGCAGGCAATACTCAAGGCAAGCGCTGCCAACCTTTTTTTGATTGAAAATGGAATCGAATATGACGCAGCCTATCGACCTGACACAGACAAGAAGGAGAAGAAAATGTCTGAAAAGCGATTGATTATGAATTCCATTGCGGACGCACTGGGAGAACTTACCATGACCATCGGTGACTGGGAGGATGCGCCGCATGGCATCGAGGTAGGCGATGATGGCAAAATCCGATTCATTCTCAATTCCAAGACGTATGAGCTATCTATGGTGTGCAAGCGCAAGCCCAAGGCAAAGTAAATGCGGCCAAAATTTTTGGGCAGGAATGTGTAATTTATACCTTAGTAAAAACATATATTAAAAAAACACTTTTTAAATGTAACTAAATTAGTCACATTTCCGCATTAATTTTCACTTACAAAAGGCATGTGCCGCACGCTTCTTTTTCTTCTGTCTCTTGGTTTGTGTGAGCCTAAAGTCTTTTACGATTAGTTTTGAGTTTCTACTGGCCGCAGGAATCAAGACAAATAGACTTATTTTTCTTATGCCGTACAGGGGTACGCAAAAAACGATTAAAATTCATTTTAGAACGTTCTCTTGGCATATACATATGGTAGTTCTGTCCCTTCTCACTATATAGGTGTGGAGGGATTTTTTTATTTAATTTTAGGATTGACTTTCGTTTTAGGATTTTATAGGCTCTTGGCATATAGTCCCCATTTCTACACAATTTCGCCATATGGGCGCAACGGCGGCGGCAGTCCCAAATATGGTATTATTGTATAGTATTACTCTATTATATTATACTATACAATTATTGATTTGTCAAGTACCTTCACAAAACCAACACGGAATCTCCACAAATAATAGTTAGGTACCTAACAATAACTCGGAGTTTACCTAGGGTAACACCTGCTCGGGTCGCTCGGTACCGAAGTTAATTTTTTTCGCGTGTGCGGCCCTGAGATAGCCCTAGAGCGGGCGATAGCCAAAAGTGCCTAGGAACGCAAGGGAACCGGGCGCAAGGTCGTTTAAACGCGTTTCAGGCGCTCAGTTTTTTGTGTAAAAGTTGTGTTTTTGCTTGAAAAATCTTGACAATAAGGTACCTAATCGTGTAAAATCGACCCAACTATGGAATTTCTGTGAATTTTTTCAAAAAGTCTTGACTTTTTCGCGCGTTTGTGCTGGGCAGGGCGATCTTTTTCCTACCTTTTTAGTAGGAATTAAACGCAAAAGAAAACCCCACCTACCCGGTGGGGTTATTTATTTAATTGTGTTATTTTATTGTAAATTGCGCTAATAGCATTTGTGCGCATTTGGTGAGCGTTTCGGCGTTCTCTATCTCACCGCTCGCGTAGGCGTTACCGCCCAATTGCGTTAGTGTGTGAACCACTTTATGAATCTCGCAAGGTAGCAAAACTACGTTTCCGCTTGCCATGCTGTTTACGTGGTGAGCTTCTAGCCCGCGCCCTAGGCATTGCAACTCTTTGTCGGGTAGCTCGCCAAATGCTGCAATTAGCGCGTTACGTCTGTAGGATTCCAAACGTGACCGTCCTTATGCTGTTTTATAGGTGCTTGGGTAGTGGGTGGGGGATTATCTCCCCCACCCTATAGACGGCTACGCTACGATAACATAGGCGGTCTTGTTGTTGATAGGTGCCGCCTTGCGGACACGCTTCTCGGCAAGGAGTACGTTCACCACAACACCCGCCTTGCTAAACGTCTTGATATCGGCTGGGTGCTTTGCCATCACGTCATTAAGCGTGAACGGCTCACCGTCCGCGAACTCAGCAGCAACCTGCTCGGCAAGCGCCTTATTCAGCTGTGCCGTCTTGCTCGGGGCCTTGGGCTTGGTCGCGTTCTCCTTGAGAACATGGAACTTATGCGAGACCTTGCGGGCAAGGCTCTCAGGCGTGTGCTTCTCGGGGTCATAGTTATCCCCCAAAGCCTTGGCAATGACCTCGGGCGAGATATCGCCTGCGACGTTCACGAGAGCCGCGAACATCTGGTAGTCGGTGAACTGGAACTTGGTGCGAGTGGTAGCCATAGCTAACCCCAATCTGTCCCCGAGACGCGAGCGAGCCGCCGTTCGGCTCTTTTTTCTCTGTCCCCTTTGGACAACTATTACTATACGCTTGCATAAACTTTTTGGCAAGAACTATTTTAAAAATTGTGTTCAAAATATGGAAACCCCAGGTAAATAGCCTAGTTTTTTCAGATTCTCAAAATATCGGCACTGTAGCCAGACAAAGCAAAATGAATAGAATCAGGCCATTTGCGGCAAATCTTGCATAAAAAAATTTGAGTTTCAGGTTGTGAAAAGTTTGTGGTCAAAACGAAAAATTACAAAAAAAAAATTGTTGACAAACCTAATCAGGTGGGTGTAAAATTTTGAACCCAACCTCGGAGCTACGGTTGTTTAAACAAGTGCATTTAAAGCGTTTTAAAACTTGAAGCGTTTCAATCAGCGTTACCCTAGGGTAACTTTTTAGAGCGTTTCAATAATTGAAGCGTTTCAAATAGGAAATATGTAGAAAAAATGTAGACAAAAAAGTGCTTGACAAAACTATGGTGGCGGGTGTAAAATTTTTTGCGCCATAAATGGCGTTTTGATGGAGTTTACCTGGGTAAACTTTTAAATCCAAAGTTACCAATGGCAAACTTTGCTTGATTAGTTAGGTACCTAACGAAGCCATGAGAGCCGATTTAAGCGGTGTTAACTGTAGCTAACTTCTTGCCGGATAATGCGGTACCTAAATAAAAAAATATCGCCATAGAAGCCATGAGACGCGTTTTAAGGTGCCATTTGGTCAAAGTCCTTATTTTAAATAAAGTGCTTGCCGCACGCTCTAGAGCGCTAGAATCGCCTTTACTCATGGCAAAAGAAAAGGGAGCCGTTAGGCTCCCCATTCGTTTAAAGGTCGAGCGCCTTAAATGCCGTGCTTGCGTCTCGCCAACCTTGACCACGCGAACTATGGCGCGTCTTTTTGTGCTTTGCCTTTGCCGCAAGCAAAATAGCCGCTTCAATACGCGCGTCTGAAAGTGCCGTATGGTCTTCTGTAAAGTCGTGCTCATTGTTGATAAAACGGTAAACACTTTCAGCGCTAGTTGAAGGGTTTCCGCTAGGTGTAAAGGCTCCCGTTGCTACGCAATACTTTAAATAGCGCTTGGAACTAGTAATGTTACTTGCGTAGTCCCAAATGTCTTTCAGTCGTAGCTTGAAAGGCATGAACCATGTAGCGAAACCGTTTGAATACGTGCGCAACGTATTGTTTAGCGCTATTTCGTCAAACCTACAATTGTAAGCCCACGCGCTTTTGACGTTGCACTCTTTACAATCAGCTTTGAACGTGCGCCAAACCTCATTGAAAGACGCTTCAACCCATTCGCCCGACTTGATACCCTCATAATAAGTCGGGATTTTGTCGGCATAGTAAGCGCTTTTCATTAGGTCAACTTGATAAAACGTATCCGTTACAACAAATGAGCGCTCACGAATAACGTTGTTGTCGTTGTCGCGGATGGTGTAACCAAAGTCATACACCAAAGACGTTTCGGGGTGAGCCTTGCCGTCTTTGTGGTTGACAGTTGTACAAGTTTCACAGTCTAAAACACAGAAGTTAGCCATTTTAAAACCTTTCGCTTAGGCTTAACTGATTACACTAACTAGTATAGCGTTTTGCGTTGTTGCGTCAACTGATTATTGCTCTACATATTTCCAACAAAAACCGTAAGCATAAGGTCTACGACCTTTTAGAGCAGCAATTATGTTACTGCGTCCGTCTTTTTTAGCTAACCATTTTTCAGCGTCTGCAATGCCACCGAAACGTTTAAGTGGTTGCTTTGTTTCTTTGTCTAGCATTAAAATAGGAACAGCTAGAGTAATGCCAATTCGCTTATTTCTAGTACCATAATTTGAATTTAAATAAGGCGTTGACCATTCAAGGTTAGAAACGTCATTATTTAATTTGTTTTCGTCTAAATGATTAACTTGGTCATAATTGTTTGGATTTGGTATAAACATTTTTGCCACTAATTGATGCACTTTAAAATATCGTCTTTTTCCTTTGTCGCAAAACGTAACATTTGCGTAACCTGCTTTATCTATTTTAGGTTTAAGAAAAATGCTACTACATTTAGAATAAATACGTCCATCTGAATAAATTATGTAATTTTTGTTGTCTGGATATTCTTTTGATAAAACCATAATTTACCTCCTTTGTCAATAATCATAACATAAAATTCATAATTTGTCAAGTATAAAAATTAACTATAGCTAACTCAAGGTACCTAACTGTAGAGAACGTGTCGCCGTTTGCGTAGCAAACGCCGGGGTCGGAGCAGAATGCGCCAACACCGAAGTCATAATGAGTGGGCTATTTAAGTGCCGTTGTCCTCCCGACTAAGGTTAGTATAGCACTTTTATGACGTGCCGCACGCGAGAAAATAAAAAACTTTTTCTAATTTTTCTCTTGCTTTTGGTTGCGTGTTGTGGTAAAATCGCCGCCAACTATGGCGTAACGGTTTTAATGTTTCACGTGAAACAAAAAGGGAAGCGTTGCCGCTCCCCTAACTCTATTCTAGCTCTTGGATAATAAGAGACTCTAGCGCGTCTAGCAAAGTAGTTTCGTCTTTGATACGTACCGCCTTGCCGCTTGACGTATCACGTTGCCATGCGTGTACGTTGCCGCTTTCATCGTCAAACAAAATGCCGCCCTTGTAGTTTGATACGCGCCATTTGTTTGTACCATGCTTGACAACGTGAACATTCTTCAAGTTAATAGCAGGATAATATTTGCGCAACCATGCGAGTTTGTTCTTACGTACCGCGCTATCAAATTGCTTAGACGTTTCGCCCTTTGCCAACCAACTAACGACCTCGACCGCGTAACCGTAGCCTTGCAACGCGGCAAGTAAACCGTTTAGTTTCTTGTAATCGCCTAACGGTTTTGCGATTAAATAAGGCGCCGCGTTTTCCGCTTGCAACATAGACAACCAACCGTTGACGTTGTAAAAATCAACAAGCACGCCATCAAGGTCTAATACAATTGCTTTCATTTATTCCCTTGTGATAGTAGGACGTGGAACGTTTGCTCCACATCCTTTATTGTATCAAATGTTTGCGATTAGTGCAACTGAATAAAAGCGTTTGCGGCAATAAGGCCAAACGTTAGTGCAAACATAAACCAACCTTGCACTTTATCAGCTCTTGGACGGTCTAATTTAACGTTTCGCGTAACAGTGATAACATTTGCAAGTAACCACGTACCTTGGCCTAAAAAGTAGTTAACGCCAATAAGAATCTGCCCAACCACTGTAAGGAATAAAACAACGTATTGCACGTTTTCCCACGCAACAATTTTTTTCATCTATCTGTATCCACTTTCAAAAGTGGGTAGGGCTTACGCCCTACCCTTTTCAACTAAAGACGCTTGCCGTCAAACGTCTTGGGCGAAAAAATTTGAAACTCAAAGTTATCGCCTAGCTCTCGAACGTTCCAACAAGTAGTATCGATTCCTGTTGCATCACTACACCAATCATACTCAATCGCAACGTTAGCAATTGCGGTTGCAAGCTCTTTATCGTTATCAGCTTCAACGATAAAATAATTATTATCATCACAAATAAATTCGTTGACGGTATCAATAGTATCATGGCAAACCAAATACAACATAATAAACTCCAATTTTTAAAGTAGGCGGGCTTTGTTTCGCCCGCCTTTTAAATAAAACTAAAGACGTTCGCCCTTGCAAACGTACTCAAGATTAACGTTATAGTCGAACTCTTCGCCCAACTCACGCACGCGCCAAACAGAACCGTCAAGTTCTTTCGACTCCATGCCATCCAAACGGTCAGCAACGATAGCAGCGGCAAGTTTTTTCTCGCTATCAGCTTCAACGATAAAGTTCTCGTAATCGTCAAGCGATTCACCCGCGCTAACGCCGCTAACCGAAACCAGATACAACATAGTAACCTCCTGTCCCCGTTCGGGCGTGTAACTACCTGTTACTCTTACGCCCTCGCCTTTGGACAACTATTATTATGCGGTAAGCGTCCTAGTTTGGCAAGTATCAATTTGCCGCACACAATTCCTCCATAAGTCTTTTGGTCTAATCCTTTAGTGTAACATAAGTCAAGCGAAAAGTCAAACCATGAGAGCGTGAATACGCGAATACATAAAAAAAACAACTCGGTCAAGTTGTGACCGAATCGCCTACAAGGTGCCATTTGATAAAATGCCTACGCGCATTGGTGCAACCAAAGCGGCAAATAAAAAGGCGCTTATAAAGCGCCTTAGAATCAATGAGCTAATGCGACAAATACAACGTTGCCGCTATCGTCTACGACCTCGCACGTTGTGCGTTCGTACTCGACTATCTCTTGTGCCCTTGCCTTATGCGCCGCAAGTGGAGCGCTCGAATCGTAGCATTTGTATTTATCAATGCTAAAGTCTTTGGTGTTGTCACGCTTGAGGTAATACATTATTCTATCCCTTCTCTTGGTCTACGACCCAAGTATAACATAAAAAGGCGGATTAGGATACCCAATCCGCCTAATTTTTATAGTCCTAGGATTATTTTACCTACCCACCAAAAGATGCTGTATTTGGCAGCAAGCCCTACGAACTTACCTAGAATACAAGCGCACACTTCCGCATAAGAATTGCAATTTTCAAAATCGCCCATACTTTAGCCTTTCTTGTAAAAGGTAGCCCACCCTTTTCGGGCGGGCTTTATGTTGGTTACTTGTCCTAGTCCTCAAAATCGAATTCCATAGGTTCGTCCGGGTAGTAGGCTTCAAGCTCATCAATGTAATCAGAGAAGTACGGGCTGTTGGGGTTCATGGTTTCAAACATTTTGCAAGTCCTTTCTGTTCCTTGCTTGCTTACAGCTATTATTATACACGCTTTGCGTGTGAGCGCAAGCGAAAAACCTAATTATTTTGGGATAAAATTATTTTTATTTTTCTCAAGTTTTTTCAATTTAACGCTTGACAAACGTTTTGTACTCGTGTATAATTTTCTGCCCAACTATGGGCTTTTGAGTGTGCGTGCTTTAACGTTTCACGTGAAACAATAAACCGCCCACCTTTTCAGATGGACGGTTTTGCTATCTGCTAAAGCATTTTCTTGAGTGTTTCAAGACGCTGCTTGTCGCGCTCGATGGTCGCTTCTATTCTATCCATTTCACAACGAATTTCATCCTTGCGACGCTTGATAAAGTTCTTGCAGTCCTCTACTGCATCCATGCGGTAAATGAATTGCTCAACGGTTTTAGTATCAATTTTGTTCCCATCGTATATACCCTTAAAAAAGTCACTATAAACACTCTTGTAAACTTTGTGAGAACTAATAACTTCAATCTCACGCGAACCAGTCTTATGAATGCCGAAATAGTTTAGATGCTTGCGAACCCAACTAACACTATAGCAAACGTTTGAATCGCTGTAACGACCACCAAAAAGCTCGTTGGCGGTTGCGGCAAGTTCCTCATAATGGTGCATAGTGAACTCATGCCCATCACCAAAAGCGTCAAGCAGAACCAGAGCCGTGTTCAGCTCCTTGATGGTCTTGTCAATGTTGCACATAGTATTTCCTTTCCTTGTTGCTTCGCTACGCTTATTATTCTATCAGATTATGGCGGTTATTGCAACCGCCATATTTTCTACAAATTCCAATAGGCGCGGTACATTTGCATGGGAAACGCCCACGCAGCCGCTAATAAGTTAGCATTTACAGCAGCGTTCGCATCCGTGAGCAGGAACCAGACGAATGTTGCGGCATAGACAATCCATGCAATGACCTCGACAATATCATACCACTTTGCCATTGTGCTGTTCTTGAACATTGGCAACTCCTTTGGGTTAGCTCCTTGCGTTACAACTATAGTATAAGGGAACATTATACCGAGCGCAAGAACTTTTTTCTAAAAACTTTTTTGCTTTTGGGGAAACTTTTTTCAAAATAACTATTGCGCACCATGCCCTAGCAGGTGTATACTGACCTTGTCAGTTGGGAAGAACAAACTAAAGGAGTTTCAAATGATCGACAAAAACCTCGCAAGCCTGCCTACCCTCGACCTTCTCGGGATGCTTTACTCGGCTCAGGCGAACTACGCTAACGCCAAAAGCGACCGCGAGCGCGAGATAATCCAAAAGCAGAAGGACGAAATACTTGAAGCGCTAACCACCATCCGTAATGTAATCGACCAGAACATAGAGCAATTTTCATAAGTTCGGCTAGGCTCCCCTCGGGGAGCCTTTTTTTGGACTCGGGCGGCAAGTGCGCCAAAAAATTTTTTGAAAAAAGTTCTTGACAAAACTAAATCGCGGTAGTACAATTTTCTGCCCATAAATGGGCTTTTGTGATTAAGTTTCGCCTACGGCGCGCTTGCGTTTCACGTGAAACATTTTCAGATTCAAAATCAAATTGAAAATCAGATTCAAAATCAAATTGAAAATCAGATTCAAAATCAATTTTCAAATCAGAAATCATTTTCAGATTCAATTTCAAAATCAGATTAAAAGTCATTTTCAGCGCAAAAGCAAAAAAGACGGCAATTTAAAATAGACCTGCTTTTGTCCCATGCGATGGAATGCAAAAGTATGCCCAGTTTCGGGATTGTGGGCACTGTGTGGAGAAAAAAGTTTTGAAAAATCTCGTCAAAAACTCTTGACAAAGCTGTACGCATGGTGTATAATTTCGCGGCCATAAATGGCCTTTTTGTGGGCTTCGCCCTTTTTGCATGGTCAACCAGAAGAGCAACTAAAACAGTTGCATCAGACCAAAAGCAACTAAAACAGTTGCTTGACTATGCGGCACTTGGTTATGGTTTCAGGATGCTATTAACGTTTCACGTGAAACATAGGCCGCATATCATGAGACTAAAGAACTATAGTGTTTGCGGCAAGTGCTTTAATTATTCTAAACAAAATAAAGGCGCTACTATTTAGTAACGCCTTGTTTTAATCTATTCAATAGTAACATTTATCTTGTCTAATACTTTAAATATCAAAAATGTTTCATCATCTCGGCTAATCGCAGCATTATATTCTATCTTACTTTCATCTCCAGATGAAAGCATTACTTCGGTCATCTGCTTTTCTAAAAACTCTTGCAGTATATTTTGGGTAGTGTCATAAATATCAGAAATAGTATTATCATATGGGTGCTTGTTTGTATAGTCCTTTACCTGTTCTGCAATTGTTTCCAATTCTTCTTCTTGAATAAGTAGACAGCTACAACAATTAAACCAAAGCTCATACGTATCATAGCCCATTGTTGTATCCTTTCTCTTGGTTAGTTTCCTTACTGAAAGTATAGCACTTTGGCCGCATGAGCGCAACTAAAAAGTTTCGACTATTTATGTTTGTATTGATACTCTTTTGTCTCTTGGATTGTTCCGCATGAGATAGACAATAATAAAGGCGCTACCACTTGCGGCAACGCCTTTACTTTACTCTATTATTATGTCGATACGTTGCATCAAAGCTAATGCCATTCGATTAGCATCTAAGCTATTTTTTGCTATATACTCTACTGCGTCACCCCAACATTTACTCTCGACCTCGATTGTAGTTTCATTCGTTACGCGAACCTCAAAATAATCGACGAACGTATCTTTGCACGTACAATAAAGGTCATAGCCGTTCTGTGACCACGGGCGAGAAGCCATACGATACTTAGCTTGCAGTGCCAACGCGTCTAAATCGAACTCATCAATTTCTAGAACCTCACCGTTAGTAAGTTCTATCTGAATGTTTTCACCCATTTCTATATCCCTTCTATTGGGCTTTTCTTTACTTGAAAGCATATCATAGTTTGCTTTATATGACAATCAGGATTCAGGGGCTGTTGGCAATATAGGCCAAAATCATGAAATTTTTGCCATATGTGAGCGTGACAAGGCAAAGTCCCGACCACGGAATTACCGACACCCCGAACGTCTGTTCGATGTTGATGCGTCAACAACCGAACGTTTGTTCGGTCTAGCACAAAGCTATTGGGTTGAGGTCGAGAATTGCAATTTTACACCAAAAAAAACATAATTCGAGTTAGTGGAATCATCCCCACCCTTTAGGTTTTACGTTACCTAAAAAAACGGACCGGGTTTTAACCCCGGTCCTCGTTGATTATCTGTCTATACGAGCAACGTTTAATCCAGCATCTGCTAGTCCGTCCACGTATGCCGTGAGGTCTCGGACGGCCTCATAGTATGCTGGCTCCTGCATCCCTCGGCCCAGATACCAGCCGTTGCGGAGGTCATGCAGCAGGTCGCACGGGTCTTTGTAAGTGTCGTCGTAAACTTCTGTGCGCTCGTTGTTCACCAGCTGCACAAGTAGTGTAAACTCGGCAGCGCCGTTACGAACGCGCGGGATGATGCAAAAACTCTTGACGTAATCCTTGAACTTGACGCTATCATAATCCATGAAAAGCATTGAGTCCTCCTGACCTTCTACGCGCGGGCGACCCTATATCCCCGCTACGCTGTATAGTATAGGTCAAAACCATCCCGTTGTCTAGCTAAAGTTTCTATTGCATCAGATAAAGTTTTGCCCTATACTATCCATAGCGGGCAATACCGCCCGCGCTCGATTCTAGGTTAGGAGCCTAAACATGAAAAAGTCTACCGTCCGCCTGCTTGCCCGCTCTAATCGTCCTGTTTGCATCGCTCGCACATCGACCAACGCGGGCCACGTTCTCGCCGTCTGTGCGGCCGCTCACGGTGAGGTTTTGACGCTCACGGCTATTAGGGACGGCGCAACCGTTAGCGCGCTGTCTGTGGCGTTTGAGGGCCGTAGGCCGGTATCTGATAGCACGGTTGCAGCCATTGCCGCGCGTCTTGTCAACGACTTAGAGACGTTCGACAGTGACACCGTGGAGACGTTCGCCGATGCGCTCATAGGTGGATGGAGCTTCGATTATTCAGCGCACGTGGGGGAAGCGCTTGACCGACTCGCGGACGCTAAGCTACTGAAATAATAAAAGACGCCCCGGGCAAGCGTGCCCGGGGGTCTGTTTTAGGTTTTTGTCCGGTTTTTGGCCAGGCACGCCCCGCCCTGCACAAATTACCGACCTCAGTTATTTTTTGAAATACCAAAATACCGACCAAAATCATTTTTTCAAATACCAAAATACGACCTAAGAGGATTTTTCAAATTCCATAAAATGAAATACCTTTCTTATTTATTTCCTCTATTGGCTTTCTTGGTATTTCCGATTATGGCATTGTCCGCATAAAAAAATTTTCACAAAACCATTGACTTTTCAAAAAAAATATGCTAGAATAAAAACCCAAGAGAGGGACGATAGTTCCTCATAAGCCAATAGAAAAAGATATTGACAAATATCTAATTATCTATTATAATACATTTTAAACTAACCATAGCGCCGTTCCCAGTCGGCTTAGGAGCTATCCTAAATCAAAAATCCCCAATGAGGTGAATAGCTGGGTCTTAAACGTTACAGATTTATTCTGCCGTGAGAAGTATGGATGTACTCTCACTTGCAGTAGAATATTTCTGTAGCCAAGCGGTCTTGCGTTGGTTTATTAGTTTACAGGAGACGAACGGTATCTCTACCGTGCCGCATACAGAGGGGATAGGATACTCTTAGAAAAGTAGCACATCCAATAGGTTTCATGCAAGGGGAGAGTGAGCATGGGTAATCGTGCAGAATTTTCTATACATCTTTATAGGTACATCTCTATCCATTTTAAGTATATCCAATACAGCACTAGGCGATTGTCGCTACTACGTAGCGCCATTCGCTATAAACTTTCGCTACGCTCAAGTTTTTTCCAATAGAAAAAACAAATAGTCTGCCGTTGCGCTCGCTGAGGGCAGCGAAGCGAGCGGCAACTTATAACAGCACTACTGATGCGGCCAATCGTAGGTGTAATCATTTTAGGAGCAAACTAGCGAGTGTAATCATTTTATGGGCAAAAAACGGTAATCACATTTGCCGCATACTTAAATATAATATACATAGAAAAAATTTTTAAAATATTTAAAATTTTTTCTTGACAAACTTGCACTTCATACTTTTTTGTGGTATAATATAGTTGCAATAAAACCAATAGAAAAGGAGAAGTAAAGATATGGCACTTGATTACACATTGAAGACACAGGAAGAACGACTTAAATGTGTGCGGGAAACCATTGAAACCACTTCTCAAGAGAATCTAGATGCAAATTATCTGCGTGTTATGACAGATTATTTGCTCTTTGCCGCAGACAGAAATCAAACCAAAAAGGAAAAGAAAAAAGAACGTAGTATTATCACAAAGAATAGAGAAGCAACAGTAAACAAACGACAGATTTCTTTTGAGGAAATGGTTGAAAATATGGAGAATGGCGAGGATGGCATCTACGCACTCGTCAATAACGATAAGAATCAAATACTAGATAATAAAGATACTATCTCAGAAGATGACTTAGAGAATATCCCAGGTATGCAGGAATTCGATTCTATCATCACATCACTAAAACGACAATTTCTTTCTGCTACTGGTAAGCAACGTTATTACCTGAAAAAGCAGATTATCGAGACATATCAGCAAATGTATTTACTAAAGCAATCAGTCAAGGGCTGGCCCGCAAAGTCGAAGGTTTCAGCGCAGCTAAAGAACATGGCGCATATGGACTTGTCTGAGAAGATTTATTTCGATTCACGTGGTTATCCTGTATCCGATGGAGTTATTTCATTATTCAACCCAGTCCACATTTCATTCTTACTAACATATTATTCATCAATCAAGCAGGAATGCTATACTGACCTTAATTGTGATATGCATTGGGAGCTTCTAGACCTTGAGAATTTAATTGAACAGACCTTTAAATCTAAAGACCAAACAACATCTATGCTGTATGACCTTTTAATATGGAAGATTGATGGAAAATCGAATGATGAGATATGCGGCATGATGGAAGCTGAATATGGTGTTTCACATACAGCACAATATTTTTCAACGCTATGGCGTAAAAAGATTCCAAAGATGATTGCGGAACAGGCTCAAAAGAATTATGTTATGTGGTATTACACAAATGTGGAATATGGACAATGGAAAAAGTGCGGCAAATGCGGAAAGACCAAGTTGGCACATCCTTTATTCTTCTCAAAGAATAATTCCGCGAAAGATGGCTTCTATTCTACATGTCGTGAGTGCCGCAAATCTAAAAAGAAATAATATTACTGACCCACTTCTTCCTTCTCTTGGATGGAGTGGGTTTCTTGTATAGAAAGGAGACTTATGGCAGACGTACCTATGAAAACATGCGCGAAATGCGGCAAGACAAAAAAGGAAACAGATTTCTATAAGATACCTAATAAAGATGAAAGATGTGACCTTTGTAAGACTTGCCTAACGATGTATATTGACAATCGCCGTCCAGATACATTCAAATGGATTTTAAAGAAGATGGACGTGCCGTATGTTGAGAAGAAATGGGTTGAATTAGCAAATAAAAGCTATATGAAAAACCCTGCCACATTTGGTCCTATGTCGGTTATCGGCACATATCTTCGCACTATGAATATGGAACAATATAAGAATCTAACGTATGCGGATTCTGAGCGAATTAATAATGAGAAATTCCAGCAAGCTAGGAAAGAGCAACAGAACATCAAAGGCACATCATATGATGAAGAGTTTGAGAACAGACTCTTGGAAAGTCTTAAAGCTGGCGAGATTTCACAAGCTGAATACAATACCATGAGTCGCAAAAGTGTCTTAGACCGTATCAATGAGAAGATGCGGCAAGGCGAGGAAGAGGTTGCTAGCAATCCTGACAGCGTACTTGATAAGAAAGAACTTGAAGTTCCTGAAAATACAGTTAGTTCAGAAGAAATAAAAAAGAATGAAGATGTTATCAGCGCGGCAAAAGATGTTGAGCAGGAATTTTTAGCCAAGAAAGCTGAAAAGGAGAAGAAAAAAGAGCAACCAAAAGAAACAGAAGAGCCTGAGCCGCAAGTGCTTGACCTCATACCTGATGTTGCTTCTTCTCTTGGTGTGAACCCTGTAGAAAATATCAATAATGCGCCATTAGACATTACTGGCGAAATGCAGAATGAATTTATCCCAGATGTTGCGCGTATTGATGAAGCGCAGATTACAGAAAGCCTTACAGAAGATGATATTAAATATCTTTCTCTTAAATGGGGTCTTCTCTATAAGCCATCTGAGTGGGTTAAGATGGAAGAACTATATCAGAAGTATGCGGCAGACTATGAGTTGTCTACAGACCGTGAACAGGTATTAAAGAATATCTGTAAGACAGACCTAAAGATGAATCAAGCCTTAGATGTAGGTGACATTAAGACCTTTAAAGACTTACAGGGAGCCAATGATATGTTGCGTAAGTCAGGCAAATTCACCGATTCTCAGAAGCAGGAAGAGAAGAAGAGAGACATTGACTCGATTGGAGAGCTTGTTGCGTTCGTAGAGTCCAAGGGTGGTATTATCCCAAGACAAGATGACCCAATCAATGTGCCGCAAGATAAGATTGATTTTATCATCAATGATATGAAGAACTATACAGACAATCTAGTTAAGAACGAGCTTGGTCTAGGAAATCTTATCGAATCTTATATCAAGAAACTTGAAGAGAATAAGACCAAGAGTGTAGATGAAATTATCGCAGAGGGCATCAAGACCGATGAAGATAATGCGATCACTGATGAAGAAGCTGCGGACTTCCAGCAGTTCCAGATTGAGGAACGTGAAGAAGAAGCTAAGAGATTGGCAGAGCAATATGGCGTTGAGTAATTTATTGAAAATTGCGGCACATGATAAGAAAAGCGTTGCCGAGATTGACCCAAAGAAGATTGAAGATAATCTAGATAAATATCAACGTATCATTGCCTATTGGCGTATGTATCCAGATAAGTTTGTGGATTATATGGCTTCACTCAACCCTAATAATAAATTTCAATTTTATCCAACTCAGCGTATGATTCTTCGCATTAATATGCGATATAGGACTGTTTATGAAGTATTTAGTCGAGGATTTTCTAAATCCTTTATGGCTGTTTTGTCTCTCATGGTTAAGGCAATTCTTTATCCTGGTTCAACTTTGATTACAGTAGCAGATGCAAAAGGACGAATTGATTGTCCTGCTTGGTAGCGATACCTTGAAAAACTAACTTTTTGAACTGCTGGGACACCATCTATTGGCAATCAGCATCTAATTTATAAGTTCAACGACTATCCTAAAAGGGAGTAGCTGCTTATGCGGCGAAGCGGAAAGTTTCTCTTCGGAGAAAATGATATAGTCTATAATTTTATGAATCAGCTATGATTCTGCAATCAAAGATGCAGGAAATATGTAAGTTAATCCCCGGACTCGCTAGAGAAATTGTTTGGGACACACGAGGAACTTTGGCAAAGACAAGTCAATCGAAAGACGAAGTAACTTACAGTTTCCGCAACGGAAGTACGATAAAGAACGTAAGCATGACTTCTGGTTCTCGTGGTTTCCGTGCTCAAGCAGTACTTACAGAAGAGGTAGCGACCATTACAGACCAGCAAAAGTACGAAGAAATCATTGCGCCTATGCTTGTAATTTCTAGAAAAGTCAATGGTAAGGTAGACCCAGACGAGACACTGAACCAGAACGACATCTACGTCACAAGCGCCGGATTCAAAGGTACTTACGCTTACGACAAACTAATTGACGCGCTGTGTCGCATGGTATCTAGCAATGGATACGATGCTTTCATTCTAGGAGGCGACTGGAGAGTACCTGTAGTCGAAGGGTTACAACCAGCGAACTATATTCAAGCCCAAGAGACAGGCAATTCGATGGACGAGATTGGCTTTGAACGGGAATACGGCTCAGTCTGGAGCGGAACTTTAGACGGTGCTTTCTTCGATATGAATAAGTTTGACAAACACAGGATTATCAATCTCGCCAAGAATGGATACGACAAGGGACAAAATAAAGATACATTTTACGTTATGGGCGTAGACGTAGGCCGTCTTAACTGCCCTACAGAAATTGTAATCATTGAATCTTCTCCTGCAAGAACAACAGGTGTCAACGATAAGAAGATAGTGAACATCTTCACTTTATCTGAATCTCACTTTGAATATCAAGCAATTAAGATTAAGCAGCTCTTTAATGCGTTCAAGTGCGAAGCCATCGTTTTAGACGCGAACGGATTAGGCATTGGACTTCTTGATTACTTAATTACAGACCAGAACGACCCAGAAACAGACGAGCTTCTTCCTAACATGGGTATTATCAATCTAGACGATATTCCTAACGAGCAAGACCGCAAGAACTATAAATCGTTCGAGAATGAGAATACAATCAAGAATGCAATTTGGATGATGAAAGCAAATGCTCCAATGAATACAGAGTTATATTCTTATACACAAACACAATTACGCAACGGCAAGTTAAAGTTCTTAATTGACTCTAATACTGCTAAGAATAAGCTATTGCAGCAAGCGCAAGGAAAGAAAATGACTCCGTTACAGCGTCAAGATTATTTGCGGCCATATGTTGCCACTGATATTTTGAAATCACAGATGGCAAATCTCGTACAAGATAATGAAGGTGCAAATATCATTCTGAAACAATCCAATAGAAAGATTCTAAAGGATAAAGTGTCTGCTCTAATCTATGGACTCTATTGGTGTAAACGCCAAGAGGATAGGCGAAATCGCCGCAATTCCAGAGATTTAAGTGGATTCATGTTCTTTACGAAGCATTAGTAGGGTGCGGCCCATGCGGTCGTACCCTATTTTTATGTAAAAATTTTTATAAAAGTTGGGCAAAACTGTATTATTTTATAGAGTGTAATTTTATATGGTATAGTAAGAAATTCCGAAAGGACAAATTATGCGTGATTCTTTATTAGAAATAAAAATATATAACATATTGAAAGACGCAGGTTTACCTTTTGAGGAAGAGTATGAATTTGAGGGACTTGTCGGTAAGTCTGGCAGAAATCTTAGATTTGATTTTTGTATTTTTGACGATTGCGGCAATATTGATTTTTTAATAGAAGCACAAGGCGAACAGCATTATGTACCTGTCAGTCGTTATGGTGGTGCTCGTGCCCTCAAATATCAAAAATATAACGATACGTTAAAAAGAAAATTTTGCTTGGAACATAATCTGAAATTAGTCACTATTCCTTATTATGATGAAGGAAGATTAAGCTATGATTATATCATGAAAGCAGCAGGATATTAGGAGGTGAGCTTTGGCTACCGTTAAAAATAAAAATGAGCGAGATTGCCGCATCATTGCAAATGGTAATACTCAATCTGGTTCTTTAGCATTTAATAAAATTAAGGTAGGGAACAAAACTCTCTCCAATGACGTTGTTCTTGATATTGGTCAAGTTATTACAGACAAATATTCTCGCCGCAAGAAGTACACTAAAGAAGATGTACTAAAGGCTCTTGAGCAGAATAATATGAATGAACAGCGTAAGATTTCTAATTATTTCTTCAAAACAAGCGGTATCTATAGCCGCCTGTGTCGTTATATGGCTTTCCTATTCAAATATGATTGGTTTATTACGCCAATGATATATGATGAAAAATTAAAACAAGATGGTAAATCTAAAAAGGTAGTTGAAGGTTGGTATAAATCAACACGCTATCTTGAAAATTGCAATCTCAAAAAAGTGTTTGGCGAGATTGCGTTAAAAGTTGTGCGCACAGGTGCCTATTATGGCGTGATTGTGCCGCAAAAGGACGCTTGTTTTATTCAAGAATTACCTATTTCCTATTGCCGCAGCCGTTATCAACTTAACGGTAATCCTGCGGTTGAATTTAATATGAAATATTTCGATGATGCTTTTTCCGATACTGCGTATCGTTTAAGAGTTCTAAAACTGTGGCCGAAGGAAGTCCAGAAGGCTTACCTTGCTTATAAGGATGGGAGGTTACCCATTGACTATGCTGGCGATACCAACGGCTGGTTTTTACTTGACCCATCGACAACAGTGAAATTTAATATCACGGGCGGTGACGCGCCACTGTTCATGAGTATTATTCCTAAGCTGTTGGATTTGGAAGACGCGCAGGATTTAGATAAGAAAAAGATGCTTCAACAGATTTTAAAGATTATTATCCAAAAGATGCCAATTGATAAGAACGGCGATTTAATCTTTGATGTCCAAGAAGCGCAACAGCTCCACACTAATGCGGTTGCCATGCTTGGTGACGCTGTTGGAGTTGACGTGTTGACAACGTTCGCGGATGTTGATGTGGCAGACCTTTCTGACAAAGGTAATGTCTCTTCTGTTGACCAGCTCAATAAGGTTGAACGTTCTGTGTACAACGAAGCTGGTACTGGACAAAACCTTTTTAATGCGGATGGTAATCTTGCATTGGAGAAATCTATTGCAAATGATGAAGCTACTATGTCTGACCTTATTTTACAATTTCAGACATTTGCGGAACGTCTGTTGGCACCATTTAACAAGAACAGTAAGCGACTTTATTATCATGTCGATATTCTGCCTACGACCGTTTATAATTATAAAGACCTATCTAAGCAGTATAAAGATATGACTTCTCTTGGATTCTCCAAGCTATTGCCGCAAGTTGCTCTTGGTCAATCTCAAAGTGCGGTACTTATGACCGCATATTTTGAGAATGATATTATGTCTTTGAATGAGGTTTTCGTTGCTCCAGCTCTATCTTCTACTATGAGCAATGGCGGCAATGGAGATACTACCGCGAAGACAAAACAACAGCAGACTCCATCTTCGGGCAATAAGGGTGGTCGCCCTGAGAAGCCAGATTCCGAGAAGTCTGATAAAACAATCGCTAATATAGAAGCGGAAGGATAGAATTAAATGCTAAGAAATAGGTCTGTGGCTACAATTGATAGTCCAGAATTCATTAATCTAGCACCAGATGCTATCAACCCCGGTATTTCTAAATGTGAGATTAAGGTCATGTATCTTGGTAAGAACCGCAACGGTTCTTTCATTGATAAGAACACGGCCATCCAGATGGCGAACTCATTACCTGCTACGCCAATTGTAGCTGCCTATAATGAGAACAAAGAAGACTTTGGTGACCACGGTGAAGTTCTTCACATTGAAGATGGGGAAGTAAAATTCTCTTGCAAGACCGTTCCTTACGGTTTCGTTGCTCCAGATGCAGAAGTATGGTTTCAGAAATTCGATGATACAAATGAATTCGGTGAAACCACTACACGTGAATACATGATGACTACTGGTTATCTATGGACTGGGCAGTATCCTGAATTGGATAAATGTATCAACCAAGGCCAAGGACAGTCAATGGAAATTGATGACGTTGACGGACATTGGACTACCGATAGCAACGATATTGAGTTTTTTATTATAAATGATGCAATCTTTACAAAACTTTGTATCTTGGGCGATGATGTAGAACCTTGTTTTGAGGGCGCATCTGTCACTAGCCCAGAAGTAAGCGAACATTTCTCTTATAATAAAGAATTTTCGCATACTTTATTTGCTATGATGAATGAATTAAAAAGTGCGTTGACAAAAGGAGGGTCTATGCCGAAAGAAAACGTTGAAAGCGTTGAGGTAGAGCCTACTGCCACAGCTGAGGAAGAAACTCCTGCGGCAGAAGAGTTTGCTGAAAACGTTGAGACAAATGAAGACGTTGAATCTAGCGAAGACTCCGCCGAAGAAACTTTTGCTAAGGAAGAAGAGAAGAAAGAAGATAAAGAAGACTCTGATTCCGAAGATAATGAAGATGAATCAGATGACGATTCTAATGATTCTGATGATAAGGAAGATGAAAAGAAGCCAGAGAAAAAGCATGAGCTTGAGAATCAGGTTTCTGAACTTTCTGAACAGCTAAAAGAGCTTACAGATAAGTTTACGGCTCTCGAAGCAGAAGCAGAAGAGCTTCGTAAGTTTAAGGCAGAGCGCATTGATGCCGACAAGGATGCTATGATTGCTAAATATCATATGCTCTCTGACGAAGACAAAGCGGAAATTATCGCTGATAAAGATAAATTCACTCTTGGCGAGATTGAAAGCAAGCTCGCTTTACTATACGTTCAGAAGAATGTTAACTTTGATGAAGAGGAAGAGGTAGATTCTACACCTCTTACGACATTCTCTTTAGACGATGAAACTATTGCGGAAGATGCTGACCCAATGCTATCTGCTCTCCGCGAAGCACAAAACTATTAAATAGGAGGATTAAATGGCTCTACATGTAGACCGCGCTGACACTAAGGTTCAGCTTACAGGCCACGACAATTATTCAGTTGTCGAGCCTAACCACCTCTCTGCTCCCCGCAGTGGTGGCGTTTATGGTCAGCTCCCCGCTGATGATTCTATTACAATGCTTGAACAGGGCACTTTCGTTAAGTACGATTATGCTGCTGGCAAAATTAACTTCACTGGTGAAGGCCCTTGGATGATGGTCTTCAATGAAGAAAAGCTCTATGACGAGCGTAAGCAGATGCACCGTGACTACGCCATGAAGAAGTCTGACTTCTATGACGGCGTTATGACACCTCGTGTTTTCCGCATGTATGCTGGTGATATTTTCACCACAAATAACGTCAAGGCTGACGATTATGACCTAGGTGACGTTCTCGTCCCCGGCACTAATGGTGTTCTTGAGAAAGGCGCTAAGGGCGAAGGTCTAGCCGTCAAGGTTGCTAAGCTCACCACCATGCCTGATGGTCAGCCCGGCCTTAAACTACAAGTCATCGCTGAATAAGAAAGGAGTAAGATAGATAATGGAACTAATGAAATTTGACGAACTTAAAAAGCTCGCTCGTGCCGCTACCAAGAATGCTCCCCTTACTTTTTCAGTAAATGGCAACGAGGAATCATTTGACGTTGATACCGTTAACCGTACTCTTCGTGAACAGTTCAATCTACTTGCTGGCGATTATCGTCTCTTCCGTCGCAACGAGGTCGCTGTCTACGAACTAATTGAGAATACCATTGACGAGATTCTTCCCGTCAAGGTTATGCAGCAATTTGAACAGTTCGCTGACGTTCAGACAATCGCTCAGGGCGATAAGGCCGTCTTCAAGCTCCGCATTACTGAAGCTGCTCGTAAGCGTGCCAAGGCTTTCGTAACTCGTGTCGGCCTTGCTGGTCGTTATGAGACAATGATGCTTGATGGTAAGGAACTCGAAGTTGCTACTAGCGCTATTGGCTATGCTATCCGCATTGGCTTTGAGGAATTCCTTGATGGTCGTTATTCATTCGCTGACTTCACTAATATCATGCTTGAAGGTGTCGATGAATACATCTATGCTGAAATTCTAAAGGCTCTTACACAGACTGTCGAACAGCTACCTACTGCTAACAAGTATGTCGGCGCTGGCTTTGACGAGACTAAGATGGACGAACTGCTTGCTATTTCCGACGCCTACGGCAATGGTACTTCTACCATCTACTGCACTCGTGAGTTTGCTTCTACTATGAAGCCTGCTTCTGCTGACTGGGCTTCTGATTCCATGAAAGAAGAGCTTTTCCGCAAGGGCTTCTTCGCGGATTATAAGGGTCACCCTGTAATCATCCTCCAGCAATCTATGGTTGATGAAACTAATGCCGAAAAGGTTGTTGACCCCTCTCAGGCTTACATCTTTGCTTCTGTTGGCGAAAAGCCTGTCAAGATTGTCTTCGAGGGTCAGACTGCCGTTCGTACAGTTTCTGATAATGACGATTGGTCAACCGACCTCCAAACTTACAAGAAGTTTGGTGTCGCTGTATTCTCTAATCCTTCTATCTGCTCTTATCAGAACACAGCACTAAAAAAAGCAACTCGCTAAACCCAACTCCAATGCCTGACCCAGAACCTCCCACACCTGGGAAAGACGAGGTAAATGCTGGCGATTATGATACTATCTCAGAAGCAATCGCAAATGTTCCCGCTGGTGGCACACTGTTTGTCCCTGCGGGAACCGCTGCAATCGAAGAGCCTGTAACTTTTAATAATGATATTACTGTTAAGGGTAATGGTGTAACCTTTGAAAAACCAGTAGTGGTTTCAGATGCAGCAGTTACATTTGATAATGTTAAACTTGTAGCTACTGGCGCAGATGCTAATGACAAGACACTTGCCGTCAAGGTTAACGGTACGAAGCCTTTCACGCTAAAGAATAGTGAAATTTCAGGTACTACCCACACCGCACTATCTGTCATGACTTCTGGCAAGATTGTATTTGAGAACAACGTATTCGATGCTGGCGATAAGAATATTTACAATATGGTTGAGTTTAGCATCAGCAATGCACGTGATATTGCGGATGTCACCTTTAAGAATAATACGTTCAAGGGTAAGCTAAAGAATAACGGCGTAAGCCTTTATAATCTTGCCGAAGGTGCTACCGTAAACTTTGTGGGTAACGTATTTGAAGATATTGACGTAAGTAATAACCCAATTCGTCTAAGCAATCCTAAGAATGTCTCTGCTATCTTTAATTTTAAGGATACCACGTATTCATTCAATAGTGATACGCCAAATGCTGATGGTTATACTGCTTTTATGCTGCTACAGGATTATTCTAAGGCTGGCAGCAAGCAAGATTTCTCTAAGTTTACAATCAATTTCGACAACCTTGTTCGTGGCTCTAAGAAGCTCATGGAGAAAGGTGAAGGAATGGATAAGGTATATTATGTATATGCCGACACTCAGGGAATCCTTGCTGATGGAGTTAACGACCCCGTTGTTAATTTCAAATAATAAATTATTGGAAGGGGCGCTCTGCGTCCCTTCTTTTTTTAGATTTAAAAGGAGAAAATATAATATGAGTAATGAAGTTGAACTAATTAGCGATGATACACTAGTTCCTATCCGCAATATTGTAAACTGCGAGACTGGTTATATTCTTTCGTCTTCTGGTCGCGCACGCCGTCTTATTCCGGGCGTTACTATGCGTGTTTCCGCAGGTGAGCTACGTGAATTATTTTTCCAGCCCGGTGGCTCTATTCTTCTACAGAACTATATCAATGTAGGAAATAAGTCACTTGCCGCAGAATTTGGCGTCCCTTGTGATGCCATTGAATATAATTGGACAGAAGCAGACGTAAAGAAGTGTTTGCTTGAAGATGAGATTGATGTACTCTTGGACGCTCTTGATTTTGCGCCGCAAGGTATTGTAGAGACTCTTAAAGATAAGGCTATTGAACTTGAAATCAATGACCGTGCTAAAATTAAAGCTATTGCGGAAAAGACAGGTGTCGATATTGATGCCGCTATTAAGAATAAACATGCTTATGATAATAGCGATACCAATGTTGCTGATAAACCACGTCAGCGCCGAGTTCAGAAAGCTGCCGAGCCACGCAAGCGCCGTGTCAAAGCAACTACCGAGTAATATGAAATAAGTAGGAGGTTTGCCCAATGCCACAAGATACAGATATTGATAAAGATATGGAAGTCATACCTCCAACTTCTTTTCAGGAGATGTATGAGTTTTTCCTAGCGGGCGTTACCGATGATATGTTTATGGAACTTACAAAAGAGGATACTGAAAAGCTGCTTGAGGAAATTCTGATTGCGGCAGTTCCTAAATTTGAGTTTCCGCATTGGGCGCACCCATTTACTTTAGACTATGAAAATAAATGTTTCTCTACATGCCTTACTGTAGAGGAAAAGATTATCATTCGTTACTATATGATTGCCGAATGGATTAGTTATCAGCTTGCCACTGTTGACCTTATTCGTCAGAAATATTCAAGTTCTGATTTTGCATTCACTTCTCAGGCCAATCATATGCGCTCACTTATTACAATGAAGCAGGAGTATGAACAGAAAGCCTTTCACGCTCAGCGGCTTTATTGCCGTAGATATGTTGATAAGAAAGGCAATGTTCGTTCTTCTTTTGGCATGATTATGGAACCAGTGAAGTAAAATGGCATTAATAGTAATAGATGATAGGATTTTAAACTATCAGGTAGAAAATGTAAAGGATAGTTTAGAGCGCATAACAAATCAAATTTTTAAACTTCTACCTACATTTGAGAGTGGTAAAGATTGGATTAAGCCATTAGATACTCTAGTTATAGAGATTACAGGCATGGCTCTTGTAACTCCTAATGTGCCAAAACTTTATCAACTCGTATATAAGCTGCAAGGCATTAAAGAACAAGGAAAAGATATTGAATTTATGCTTTTTCGCCGCATGATTTTTGAAGCATGTAATATTTCCAACGATATTAGGGAGAGCCTATGAGTATGCAGACACTAGGTGCTCGTCTTAATTATCTTGGCGGCGATAACATGGGAAGAATTAATCAGTCTAAGTATAGGTCTTTTCAAGCGGCTTTAAAAAATGACTATAATAAAAGAATGATTAAATTCAATAATCAGTCTTGGCCTTGTCTTATTAATTCCATGTCAGGAGGCTTAAAATCTGATTACGATAAAAAGTATATCTCTGTAGATTTCAAGAGCGGTTTAAAAGCTGGTGAAACTTTTGAGCTATTAGACAGTGGAACTCATTGGATGGTCTATCTGCCAGTGATTACAGAGACGGCTTATCTGCGGTCTGAGATTATTCGCTGTGATTATACACTTGATGTAAACGGTAAAGAATACTGGGTGTATATGCGTGGACCCGTAGAAACAGACCTCCGATGGTTCATTAAGAATAACATTAATGTCAATGAACTTAACTTGTCTAGCCGCATCTATATTAAGAATGATGAAAATACTAGAAACTTTTTTCATCGTTTTACCCATATTAAACTTGCGGGACATACATGGGAAGTACAAGTTACAGATTCGATTACAGTACCGGGTATTTTAGAGCTTGAAATCCAAGAGTATTATGATAACAGCATCGCAGAGCTGCCCAGTATTCTCAAAGACGAAACTACACCTATCAATGTTATTAGCGGTGCGACAACTGCTAAGCAAGATACTATTGTTGGATATGCTATTTCTAATGAAGCATATGACCCCAAGATTCATTGGGAAGTTAAGAATAATCCAAGAGTAAAAATACTTGATGAATATGAGAATGGCCGCATGTGTAAGGTTAAAGTATATGCAGGTGCAATCAAAACTTTTGATATTTGCTATGGAGATTTCTTCCAGACTGTAATTATCGAATGGCAGAAACCGTTAATCCAAGGGCCTCAAGAAGTTTATCCATATGATATTCATACCTATTGGATTAAGAAACTTCCAGAAGGTGAAAGAGTTTCATTCTCTATTGATGATGAATCTATGGCTAAGATTATAGATTTCAATAATGATTCTTGCAAAGTAGAGATTGTATCTGGCAAGAAAGGTAAATTTGTTATTCATGCGGCATATGGTGATGTTGAAACAGATTTACCAGTTAAGATTAAATCGTTATAAGGATTGGAGGTTACATGAAACACGTTGCTTCTAATATCTTACGAACTAATTATAAGTCTACTTTTCTTTCACACGCAGAAGACCAAGAAACCATTTGGCGCAAACTCTTTGTTGAAAGTAGACCTTATAGCGATATGCTAAAAAAATTACTTATTATCAATACGCCTGATTGTCTTGACAAAACGCAAGACCAATATCAGCGTAAGATTGAACAATATACTATTAAAGACCTACATGATAATCAATATATTAAGGCTACTCCTAAACTCTCTTTTGGGGAGCATGAAGAGGTTAAATCTTATATCATGTTAGACTTTGATGATTTTTCTCCTTCTGAGAATCCTCGCTATCGCAATTGCGTTATTAGCTTTACAATTATCTCACAACTTGACTATTGGGAACTAGATGATTATCAGTTACGTCCTTGGATGATTGCTGGATATGTTGACGGCATTATGAATGATACTCGTCTATCTGGTATTGGCAAGCTACAATTCCTAGGTGCGCAACAGCTAGTCTTGAATGAATATTTAGGTGGCGTGATGTTACGCTATTCTTCCTCCCATAGTGAAGCGGACGATTCAGAGAATATTGATAATACTAAGCCTGCGCCGCAAGATTTATAAAGCTGGTGCGGCATGTCAGAGTTACAAGGAGATTTAGGTAAATATCTTTCTGGAATGCCAGTGACGGTTGCGGGAGCTAATATTGCTATCTCGCAGCCGTCTATTAAAGATATTTGCGCTTTTGGTGAAGATTCGTTTCTTATGTCCGTTGAGCTTTTTGTCAAGGCAAAAGAACTTGCCGCAGAAATGAAAAACGTGGGCAAAAGTCAATTAGGGTATATGGACGATTTTCAAATATTATTAGTAATCATCCAACAGGACGAAAATACAAAAAGAAATGTAGATAATCTTTTTGGCCTTATTTTCCCTGATTATATAGTTGAATATGACGCTGGGTGCATTAATTTTAGGGTACAGGAGAGTGGGCCAATAGTAGGGCAACTTAATCCTATGAATTTTGAAAATTTCAGAATTACATTGAAAGAGTTGTTTTTACCAGTAGGCACTGATAAGTATGAAGAAGAATTTAACCCTGCTAATGACGCAGCTGCCGAGATTGCGGCCAAACTTCAACGTGGTCGAGAAATACGAAATCAGATAAAGAGCGATAAAGACAAGAAAAAAGCTAATAGTATATTTGGTAATTATGCTTCTGCTCTTTCTATTGGTTTGGCAATTGATATTAATGTCATATATAACTATACTCCATTTCAGTTGTTTGACAGTATTAAGAGGTATACACTTAAAATGGCATACGACTTATATCAGAAAGTTGCTACTACTCCAATGATGGATGTTAGTAAGATGGATGAACCTGATAATTGGATGGATGGTATTTACTGAGTATAATCGTGGTTTTGCCGCGTTTATATAATAGACATAGAAATTAGCGCGTTATGTTTCTATGACTAAGGAAACTGTATACAAATTCCTAAACGTAAGGAGAAATCTATGAATCGTTTTGGTGTGCGCGAGATTTGTGATGTGGTCTTCAAGCCACTAACATCCGTAGACCTTGGTGGTCAGCACTTCGATGCTGGTCAGCCTATGCTTTACATTGATACTGCCAAGACTTCTAGCCTTGAGGGTGCTGCTACTACTGTTTATGCACAAGGAGGCAAGGGTAAATAGATTGCTCTTGTAAAATTTCCTTGACTGCTGGAAACTCTTATGATATAATATAAGTATTATAAGACAATCAGCATCTAAGATTGGAGCGCTATTTATGTGGAAAGTTGTAAAAGATTTTCCTTATTATGAGGTAAATGAACATGGTGAAATTAGAACTGTTTCAACTAAACGTATGTTGAAACCTCAATATGACAAAGATGGATACCAGTATGTAAAGTTATATAATACAGAGAATAACACTTATAAACATTGGCGTATTCATCGTTTGGTTCTTGAGACTTTTCTTCGCCCTCCATTAGAAGGAGAGGAATGTCATCATATAAACGAAATTCGAGATGACAATAATTTGACAAATTTACGTTGGGTTATTCGTCAAAAGAATGATAGCTATGTTCAGCATAAAGTAAATAGTGGAAGTTATCCAGAGATTCCTGTTTACCAACTTGATTTAAATGGAAATGTTATTGGTGAATTTAAAAGTATGTCAGAAGCGCATCGTCAGACAGGTTGTAGTGTTAGCAAAATTAGCCTTGTTTGTAGCGGTAAACGTCATACTACAGGAGGTTATAGGTGGATAACTCAATAAAGTTCAACGACTATTCCGCAAGGAAGTAAAGCTAAGTAGCTTGAAATAGGAAAATGTTAGTAATCTAGCATAAGATATAGTCTAATCTATATAGCAATATATAGTTGTGTAAACAATAAATAGAGTAACGACCTATTTAGAATATTATGAATCCTCGTCTAATCGCCTGGGAAAGTTTCTTCACTGCTCAGGCCGCTTAATGCTTGTATACCATTAAGAATGAAATAAATTTTGTGAATTGCGGGAAAGCCCTTTCGAGGGGAATCCGCAGCTAAGACTTTTAGTAAAGTTCAACGACTAACCTTTAAGGTGTAGGATGCTACAATCCGAAGTGCAAGATATTCTAAAAGAATAAAGATATAGTCTAAGCTGTATGTATATATAAAGATACAGATAATACAAATGTGGTGAAAAGACTCTGACCCTTAATTAACAAATGTGGGGGTCATTAAATTTCTTGAATTGCGGGAACCTCTTTAGAGTTTTATGGTACTATTTTATAGTAATAATCCATAAGAATTAGACAATCCGCAGCCAAATAAAATGGTTCAACGACTAACCTGTATAGGTGTACTTGCTGTAAGCAAGGAAGTGAGAAAATCGAAAGATAAGATATAGTCTGTTTATATATGAAAGTATATATGTTTAAAAAGCACTCTTGAAGACTCTCTAATGAGTCCTACCAGTTTCGCTATGCTGTCTGGTGCTGGTCTAGTACACGGTAAGAAAACTGGTGAAAATAAGACTCCTATCTATGTCCATGCTACATATGATATGGTTGCCGAAACCTCTGGCGATAAGATTATCGCCAAGTTAACCGATGAAGACCGCAATGGCGCGACTATCATCGTTACAAAAGAAGCTCCTATCTATCCTGTTACTCTTGATAGTGCTGGTGCTCAAGCTAATTACCTTTCTGCTGTCACCGACAAGCAGGTCTTTGTTATCAATGATGGCAAGACCCTAGCTGCCGCCACCCTTGGCGATCATGGTGAGATTCAAGCCGAAGGTAAAACTATCGCTTTCCAGCTTGCCGCCGATGAACCCGGCGATAGCAAGCAAGATGCCGCTGTAAAGGCTGGCGATACCGTCCGCATTGACTGCTATGAGGTTCATTACGATGAAGCCTATGAGATGCAGATTGATGCTGAGAACTTCGCTGGTTACTATTACATTGAAGCGTCTACACTTTTCCGTGATGAAGAGACTGGCGTAGACCTTCCTGCCGAATTCGTCATTCCTCGTGGTAAAATCCAGAGTAACTTTACGTTCTCTATGGCGAACAATGGCGATCCAAGTACCTGTCTAGAATGTCTGCTATTAGTCTTTAATTGGTCTGTTAGTAGTCTTTTAAAGTGATGTTCGGGTACCTGCGCAGCGATGCGTTGTAAAATCTTTTTTGAATTGCTGGAAGCCTTAACTGGTAATCAGCAGCGAACGAGTACGTTCAACGACTATCCTTTATGGAGTAGCTTTATAACAAAGCGAAGTGGAAAACCCTCTATTATTAGAGGTGAAGATATAGTCTGAACTTATAGGAAACTATAAGATAACATAATGTTACATTCACTATTGACTGTATGCCTGCCTACACCAAGTTCAACAAGAAGAAGAAGGTTATGGCTACGCTACAGGTTGTTGATAAGACTGATACGACCCACAACTACAAGAATAAGGATGTCCTTGGTCACGATGGCCGCACAAAGGATTCCGATGTAGATAGTTGGTATTCTAAGTCTGTCTTCTCAGAAGCAGCGGGGGAATAAAGGCCGCAACGTCAACTGAATCTGCGGCTGATGAACAACATTCAGACGTAACTGCTAACGCAGTTGATTCGACTACTAAGACTTCAGGAGCTGAGACTACTCCCAGTGTTTCTAAGCTAAAGAGGTCTGTAGCTAAATAAGCTAAAGGGTGTTCCTTAACTGGGACACCCTTTTTCTTTTTAAATAGCAATAATATGTATTGCTATTGCAATATATACTAATGTTATTTAGGAGGTAATATGAGCAATTTCAATTGGCGTGCTGTCCAAGCATACAATGGCGGTAAAGAGTATCTTGCTTATACTATTGCCAGAGGGCAAGCCGATATTGATAATGACACGATGTACCGTATTATGAAACGCCAAGTAAGTACATTTACTCAGAGATTTAATCAGGTGAATGCGGCCAGTGGCAAAAAATATACTGGTAGACAGATTAAATCTATGATGGATAACTGGATTTCAAATGGCGGCGTAATAGGTCAAAATATTGATAAGGCAATGCAAAATATTGCGAACTTTGACAGCAAAGGTATTGCTAAGTCATATAGTACATCTGGCGATATTTTTGTCGATGGTGTCAGTCTGGCAAATGCTGGTTCCGCGTTTAATGCATCTGTGCAGGACTGTTTAGAGCACGTATCGAGCATTACTACAGCTGTCAATGAAGCTGTTAATAATATTATTTGGACGCTTGCATATAACTATGAATTTTTAGTTGCCGCACGCTTAGTAGATGCTTATTACACAAATGGAAATGTACCATCAGATTTACAAGGTATTCCAACAGACGCAAGTATTAGTGCGGGAATGGTCAAAGAGTCTGAAACTAAGATGGTTTTAGCAATGGAGAAGGTACGTGAAAACTTAGATATTCTTGCTTCTCTTGGCAATGGCGGTGTTGCGGATATTCAGAATAGTTTTCAATCTGCTGTGGATTCTATCGCTGCTGCTTTCAACTCTATTGGCGGCACAGTTCACGAAATGGCAGAAGCACATGCAATTAATGTTGCCGCAAATGAAGGTCAACAGCTTATTATGGAAAATGACGAAAAGATAAAGCAGATTGTATCTGCCGCAGATGGTAAATTTTATTCAAGTTGGACAGCACAACAGATAACTGATACTCTTGAAGGTAAAGAGTCCAAGGAAGACGTTCATATTTATTGGAATAAAGATGGTATAATACTTGAATTTGGCGGCAATGTCAAATTACGTGAAAGTGCGCCATTTCAAGGCAGTGGCCCAGGTTCTCGTGCTCTTGGTGTTGAAGGATTTGTTGCCAGAAGTATGACATATCAGCAGTTGGCAAAAAAATTAAATGCTTTTGTGCCCGGTGCTGGTCAATATGGATATAGTCTTGTCGGTGCTCTTGGTACTACAGTTGATGCTATGGATTGGTACAATATCAGACAGGCAGCTGGCGCTTTAAGCCTTGTGGATGCTATTGCTGGCAGTGGTATCAAAGGAGATTATTCAACTTTACTTATTGTAAATAATAAGATATTTTCAATTTATGATATTCTTAGAAAGATTTACGATAATTCAGATACTATTTTGAAGTATGGCGGCAACAAATATTATCTTGTTGAAGGTTTTGACTTAGGTACTTTAAGAAGTAAAGTTATGCCGTCACAGAAAGGAGATAACGTTTTCCGCATGGCGTTAAATCGTAATAAACTTGCCTACAAGGTATTGAATAATACTAAGATTAGTATCACACTTAATATGGGCCATTTATTTACGCCAGATATTTTTAAATCTTAGTTGACATTGTTTTAAAAGTATGGTATAATACAACCATATAGGTATAGAGATAAAAGGAGATTTTATGGCAATTCTTTTTGAAACAGAGACGGCTAAAAAGCTAACCTCTCAAGACATGTATGACATTATCCATTTTGCGGCACAGTCTGCCGAGGATAATGGCTTTGTCAATCAGTTTGTTTTTGAACGTGCGCTATATGCGTATGCGGCGATTATTCTATATCCTGACCGTAAGGAAGAGGTTGGCCGCATGGTTTCAAATAATATTTTAGATGCTTGGGATGCTCTTCTGGCTGATGGCACTATCGAAGATATGAATAAAAACTTTGCGGTAGATATGGATGCTCTTGGTCGTATTGGTAGCGTATGGCTTGATGATTATATTAAATATCTACAATCTGCTCGTGGTATTTTCTCTACATTTCAAACTTTTAGTGGCGATATTGTAGAGTCTACTGTAAATCGTTTTAAAGATGCTTTTAGTGAAAGTGATGCTAAGACAGTTCTTGAAATTGCTGACAAGTGGGGTATGAATAATACACCAAAGGATGAAAGTAAATTAAAGGAGAAAGTTAAAGTTAAGGCTATGGCAACTCCTGAACAAGTCAATGATGCAATTAAAGCTGCTACTGATTATCTTTCTGCCGTACCAACAGAAAATAAAGAGGTTAAAGAAGATAGCGAACAAGAGGAAGGTCCTCTGTTCGAGCTTTAGTACAAAATTCAATAATCATTATGAGCCTACTTTTATATAAAGTAGGCTCTTTTTTTTATGCCTATATTAACGTTAATAAAGATATAAAAGGAGGTACGATTATGAATCGTACAGATAAATATAAGGTAGGTGATTACCATTAGTAAATATTCAAATACTATTGAGTATAATCTACGAACTACATTAGACCGTTCTGGTTTGACTCAATTACAGACTGAGCTTAATAAAGTTTCTGTTCAGCTAAAGGAAATGCAGTCTCGGGATATTATTGATAATACGCAAGCTTCTGCGGCTATCAACAATATTCAAAAATTTCAGAAAGCATTAAATTCGAGCTTTAACACTAAAATTGGAATGCTCGATATGACAAAGTTGACTAGCCAGCTAAATGAGAGTGGACTTTCATTACGTAATCTGCAAAATTCATTTTCTATGGCAGAGTCTACTGGTAAAATTGCCTTTACAGACGTTCTTGCTCAATTGGGTAAAATTGATACTGGTATCAAAAGTACCAGCTCAATGGTAGATAAATTATTTAACACAATGGGCAACACAGTCCGTTGGGGTATTATGTCAAGCGCCTTTAACGGCGTTACTGATTCTATTCGTCAATCTGTTGAATATGCAAAAGACCTTGATGATTCGCTGACACAAATTATGCTTGTTACTGACTATTCACGTGACTCGATGGTTCAGTATGCTAAGCAGGCTAATGAAGCTGCAAAGGCTCTTGGCTCTACAACTGTTGCTATGACGAATAGTACCCTTATCTTCGGCCAGCAAGGTTTTGACCTAAACAAATCTCAGCAGCTTGCGGAGATGTCAACTAAATTAGCTAATGCCTCTCAACAAGACACTGCTACAACGTCGGACCAAATCACAGCATACATGAATGCTTATGGTCTTGATAATAATATTGATAAACTTAATGCTGCACTAGACTCTTGGGCTAACGTAGCAAATATTTCTGCTGCGGATGTTGGAGAGTTGGCAGAAGCATCCCAGAAAGCTGCATCAGCGGCAGCTACGCTTGGAGTTTCTACAGACCAATTAAACGCCCAGATTGCGACAATTGAATCCGTTACGCGAGAAGCCCCTAAAAGATTTTACTTGTTGCTTAAAATATATAAGTGAAAATATTGGGCTTATAATTTAAATTATAAGAAAAATATTAAATTGCGGGAAAATCCTTAGAGTTTTATATTACTAAAATATTATAGTGATATAATATTGGCGAAGAGTAATGTCTTAGGTATAGTAAAAAGATATAAAAATTGGATAATCCGCAGCCACTTTGCTATTTAGTAAAAGGTTCAACGACTATCAGGATTGGCTCTGATAGGATAGAAGTCTATCCGAAAGAATGTTCTATTTTTATAGAAAATATAGTCTCTTCTTCTTGGAAACGAGAAGCATATAGGATTTATATATGGACTCGATTAACGACCGAGTTTAAGACACAAGGAACAAATCGGTAATGGATTAAAGACACTTTATGCACGCTTTTCAGACCTATCAATGGGTAAGACTCTAGACGACGGAGTAGACTTAGGAAAAGTCACATCCACATTAGAGAAAATTGGTGTACAAGTCACAGACGGCGATGGAAAGATGCGTGGTGTTGGTAACATCATGGAAGACCTTATGAAAGTTTGGGATTCTATTGATGCTACGCAAAAAGCTGCCGTAGGTCAAACGCTTGCTGGTAAATTCCAGCTTACACGTTTTGAAGCATTGATGAATCGTTCAGACTTATATAATCAATATAAGGCTGGTTCTGAAAATGCTAGCGGTACGCTAGATGTAATGAATGAAAAGTATGTTGATTCATTACAAGGAAAATTAAATAAATTACAGACTACTTTTGAAGGTATTATCAATAGTCTTGGCAATTCTTCTGATTTTTATGGATTCATTGATGGATTATCTACTGCATTAGATTTAATGCAGAAATTGATAGATTCTATTGGTGGCGGTTCTGCCGCACTAACTTTGTTTGGTGCTACTGCTTCAAGAGTATTTAGTAAACAGATAGCACATGGTTTAACAGCGATGGCACAGAATTTCTCACTTGGGCAGATTAAAGAAAATAATGCCAAAGTAAGAAAAGAAAAACTTAACGCAATGGGTTATCAAAAGATTGACGATAAGTCTTTAGACCCGTTGAAAAATATGATTGATGTTGGAACAAATTACCAATCAGTCATGAGCAATGAACAGCAAACACAATATAATAAACTACTTATTGACACAAGCCACGCAATTAATGGCGTTACTGATGCAGAAGCCAAACTTCGTGAATCCGTTAATGAAACTAATATGGCTATTGGCGCGGCAACTGGTGAATATAAAGAATATATTCAGCTTTTAAGAGACGAAAATGGAGTCCTTCAAGCAAGAGGTACTCAAGAGTATTATAACAATGTAAATGCTGGCAGAGAAGATTTATATAAAAATATTTCTTCCAACGAAGCAAAGCAAAGACTCCAAGGAATTGCAAATGAATCTTCTGGTATTAGTTCAGTAACCATTCCAAAACATCGTGATAAAATTGCTGCACTTGGTGCTGATTCTGACAATACAAAAATTGCTACAGATGGTCGGTCAAGCTTACGAATTATATATAATGATACTAAAAAGTTACTTAAAGCCTACGGTATAACTGAAACTAATATTGCAGGAAAAGATTCTATTTTTGCAGTGTTAGATGAACAAGCTACTGAATGTTTACAGCCGATTTATAAAGTTATTAAAGTATTACGTCAACTTTCAATACTTGCTAATGGTAAAAAGAATGGTTTAAATTCTGATAATTTAGGTGAAGGTTTAGGTTTAATAGATGAACTTCAAGAATATTTGAATGAAGTTTACCAAACAGCAGAAGGGGCTTTAGATAAAGCAAATAATCCATCAGTTAAAAGTCGTGTTGCTGTAGGTTCAGCTGGCGATTTGACCCGTAAAAATCAAAAAGTTACTGGCGCACATGCTGTACTTGGAGGAGTTATAGGTCAAAACGAAGGTCTTGAAGATACGCTGAAAAAGCAAATGGACGTACAAAATATTGTTCAAGCTACAGCTGCTATTGGGCAACTTAGTTTTGCTTGGCAATCTTTCCAAAACTTAGGTTCTATATGGGCAAATGCTGATTTAACTACTGGAGAAAAAGTTGAACAGACTATAATGAATCTTTCTATGACTGTTCCACAGTTGATTTCTAGTTTTATTGAGCTTAAAGAAGCATCAAAGTTAGATTTTGGAAACCTTTTTGCATCCATTAAAACAAATGAAGTTGCAAAAATGCAAACAGCATTAGATTCAATGCAACTTGGCTCTTTTGCGAATGGACTTACAGCAACTACTATTAAGTTTAAGGCTTTTGGTGCAGGAGCAAAAATTGCATCTGCTGGTCTTCAAGTATTTAAAGCGCTTATCGAAGGTTTAAGTAGTCCTCTTGGTATGGCAACTATTGGAATCGCTACCGCTGGTGGCGCTTTGCTCAATTTTCTTCATCAAAAAAATCAAGCTGAAAGAGACAAACAAGTTGAGACATATACAAATACTCAACAGATGGCATCTGTTGATACCTCTTCCTTTGATGCGGCATATGCTTCGTATAAGCAAACTGGGGAAGTTACTGATGAATTAAAGAGTGCTACTGATAATCTAATTGATTCTCTTGACATCGCGGGTGGTAAGGCGCTTGAAAATTCAGGAGACTTTGATACTTTAGCCGAAAAAATTAGTAAAGCTAGTACGGCATCTAAAGAATTAGCCGCGTCACAAGGTAAGCAAGCTTTAACTGCACTAGATAAAGGAGCTTCTACTTATACGCCTTTTGTTAATAATGCCGCTAGAATTGCATTTGAGAATGACTTTTTAAGCAATCAGGCTGGTTTAACTACAAATTGGATTGGTCAAGATACTAGCGGATTATCTATCCAAGAGAAAATCGGTAATGTTACAGAAGCATCTGCTAAAGCTCAAAAAGAAGTAGATAAGTATCAGAAAAAACTTAATAGCATGAGCAAAGACGATGTTATGTATGAACATACAAAGTCAAAGCTAGATGAAGCAAAACAACATGTTTCTGATGCTCAGGATTACTTAAATGACGAAAATATTGCTAATGCAAAAACCATTATTGACAATATGGCTAGTGCCGCAGAAGACGGATTGAATAAGAGTGATTTTGTTAATAAATCTAAGAAAGAAATTGAAGATTCTCTTCTAGATAATGAAGCTATTAAAGCTAAATATCAGTCTCTTGGAAAAGAAGCTGGACAAGAATATATCGACGGACTCGTTTCTGCTATGCAAGGTGGCAAGGACGATGTTAAAAATTCTGTTATGGCAGGATTAAGTTCTGATATTTCAACAGATAACCTAGAGAGTGCGGTCAAGAGCAAGTCTTCAATGAAAGACGTTCTTGAAGACTATCAAACTGCTTACCAAAAGAACGGTGGTTTTACAGAAGATGAAGCCGCTAATATTATGGTAGAACATCCAGGGTATGTTGAATTCTTGCAAAAGGTTGGCGACCAATATCAGCTGAATCAGCGTGCGGTTGAACAGTGGACACAAAAAACACGTGAACAGACCGCTGCGATGAAAGAAGCAACTGGCGAAGCCATTAATATGTCTCAAGCGAATACAGACATTCTTGCGGCATACCAGAACCTTTCTAATAATAATCTTGATTTACAACAACCACTTCAAGAAATACAACAACTTAATGACTTACTTACTAATGGCGCTATTTCAAACACAGATTTCTTAGATAGGTTAAATTCTGGTTTTGATACTTTAGCAAGCAAAATTGATAACGCTGTTAACAGCGGTCAGAAACTTGCTGACGTATTAAACGATGATGATATTTCTAATTTTGCTCAGATTATGACAAATGAACTGTATACTGGCTTGCAGCAAGCTAATAAGCAGTTCAAGAGTGGCAAAATGAATGTTACTCAGTATTCCAATACAATGAAAAAAGCTGCACAGCAATCTATTAAAATGGAACAGGCAACTAGTGGTTTAACTGATGAACAAGTTGAGCAAATTAAGAATTCTAGGGATATTAGCAATGTTACTGCTGGTATGTCAAAAAAGCAGAGAGATGCCGCCAAACAAATTAATAAACTAGCCAAGAGCATGAAAAATCTTGATGCTGCTGCTGATTTTAATAATTTTGTTACAGACAATTTTGAAAAAATTAATGAAGTATTTGAGGATACTGGTAAAGTAGCTACTAGCGCAACAAATGAAATGGGTGGCATTAAAGAGCAATATGCTGATACCATTTCTGGCTTAGCTAGTTCAATGACAACTTTTTATCAGACAAATACCGATGCCGCGAAAAACACAGCTGCTTCAATTGCGTCTACTGGAGCAATGACACTTGACCAAGCATATACCATGCTTACTACAGGACAGGGCTTAGCAAAAGCTATGATGTCCAATAGTGAAGTTGCTGGTGCGGCGATGCAAGGAACAATGGCAGAAGCCGAAGGCGCAGTTTCAAATATGGCAGATGGCATATCAGGTATTATTTCTGATATTATGGCTATGTTTGGTGGCATTGATGGTGACGTTAGCAGTAGTACAGAAGAAGTTACAGCTTCTACCTATGATATTAAGTCTACCGAGGATGGAAAAGGTACAGACAAAGTAGGTACCATTACTGTTCCAAACTTTAAGATGCACATCAAAGGAACCAATAACTCTACTTCTAATGGTTCTGCTGCAAGCAGAAATAAGAATCTTACTTCTACTGGTAAAACAAGAACTACTGCTGACGGAATTGTTCAAGAAGAATACGTTAATAAATTTACTGGCAAATCTACTTGGTCAAATGCTACTACAGGTTCGCAAGCATCTATTAAAGAACATTCTAAGCAACTTGCAAAGGGTCTAAGCTCACTATTTGGGTCTTCAACTCCTAGCATTAAAGATTGGGCGCCTTCTGGTGTTGGTGGCGCTGTGCCACCGTCAAACTTTGGATTTCCTTCGTCTGGCTCAGGCGGCGGAGGTGGCGGCGGTGGTGGAGGTGGCGGTGGCTCCTTCACTCCTGATACTAAAGAAGCTCTTGATGATGAAATTGACCGTTATGAACGTGTTAATACACTTCTTGAAGCAATCGCAAATGACTATGAACGTATCAATAAAGAGCAGGAACGCTTAACTGGTGATAAATTAGTTGAGAATCTTTCTAAGCAGACTTCACTTTTAAAACGTCAAATTGACTTACAGAAAGAAAAGTTAAGTATCCAGAATGATGAAATGAATGAACTGCAATCTAAATTATCTGGATATGGTATTCAATTTGATGATGAAGGTTATATTTCTAACTATGCAAAGATTCATCAAGGATTAATTGATAATGTTAATAATCTTATTAACCAATATAATGCGGCTGGTACAGAAGAAGCTCAAGATGCTATTAATGACCAAATTGACGCGGCTAATGATAACCTTGATAAATTTAAGACTTTATATCAGCGTTATGACACTTTGATTTCAAGTGATTTAAGAGATACAATCCAGCAAATTGAAGACCTCAATGATGAAATTGAAGACCTGCGTATCAACGTATTAAAGACTCAAATTGAATCGCTTGATAATCTTAAAGATATTCAAGAAAGTCTAGTTGATTTCGACCGTGCGTTCAATCGCGGTATTCAGCTAACGCCTTATCAAGAAGCAGCAGATAATGTTGCCAAACTCGGCAAATATTTTGATGTTGCAACAATGAGCGTTGACGAATACTACGATAATCTTATCAAGAAGCAAGAGGATGCTGCAAATGCTAAAGGCGCATCTGACGCATACAAGAAATGGTCAGCAGGCCGCGTAGAGGAACTTAAAGCTGCCAAACAGCGTGCGCTCAATGGTGACAAGAGTGTAGACTACTACGGCACTGGTTATTTCGATATGTCTATGAAGAATCTAACTGATATTAACGCTCAGATGAAGCAGTTTGAAGAGACTGGTAAATCTGATATTTTCGGTGAGAATTCCGCAGACCTCTATGACGTGGCTAAGACAGTATATGAACAGGCCGCAGGACTTGCTCAGGACTATTGGTCATTAATTGAAAGTCTCCATGACAATGTTATGGATATGATTGATGATATTAGCGATAAGATGGATAGACGTAAAGACCAGTATGAAGCTATCACAGATGAACTTGAACATTGGTTAGATATTACAGAACTTCTACATGGCGAAGAGTCTTACGATGATTTAAATACCATCCTTGGCGCGCAGCAGAATAATTACAAAGCACAGTTGAATGAGTTAATGCAGCAACGTGATATTTGGAAAGATATGCTTGGCTCCATGAAAGAAGGTTCGGAAGAGTGGAATGAAGTATCTGACAAGATTAAAGATGCTACTTCTGACATTAATGACCTTATTCAAAACTCCTTAGAGAATCTACAAAAGCAGTATTCAAATACAGTTTCAAAGATTACTAAAGCATGGGGAACCAAAGCTGTCGGCACTGACCTCGATTGGATGAATACACAGTGGGAGCTAATCAATCGCAACGCTGATTACTATCTCGATGACGTTAATAAATCCTATAACATCCAAAAGCTACAGAGCAAGTATCTTGACCTCTTGGATGGTTCAAATGATTTGGCTATCCAGCAAAAGATTTCAGCACAGATGAAAGAACAGCTTGAATATCTGCGTGATAAGACTAAGCTATCTGAATATGATGTAAACTATGCAAATGCACAGCTTGAAATCTTACAGAAGCAAATTGCACTTGAAGAAGCCCAGCGCAATAAGTCTCAAATGAAACTTCGCAGGGATACTCAGGGTAACTATTCATATGTCTATACAGCGAATGATGATAATGTCCGTTCCGCGCAGTCTGACCTTCTAGATGCACAGAACAACGCATACAATATGTCTAAAGACCAGATGAAGCAAACTCAGGCGGATTCACTGTCTGCTCTACAGGATGCCCAGTCTACAGTCAATGACATTTGGAACAATGCTAATCTGTCTCTTGAAGAGAAGACTAAGAGAACGCAGGCCATCATTGACTCACTCAAAGAATATCTCGCTGGAACCAGTGAACAGCTAAGCACATCCCAGAAGAACATTATCAATGATTTCATCGGCATGTGCGATATGCTTACTGGCGAGAACAAAGATAATCTACAAGACGTATACGACCAGATTGTTAATGGTAGTACCGATGCTTTTGACCAGATTGATACACGTTGGTCTACTTCTTTGACCTCTTGGTTACAGAATATGGACCAGTTCAAAGCCGACACTGATAAGATGCTTGGTGATTTGACGCAAGCTGGTAAAGATTATGCGGATGGTACAAAGACTATCGCAGACATAGCCAAGACTAACTTTGATGATATTTCCAATAGTATCAGCGGCACAACGGATAAGACAAAAGAACTTGCGGACAGCACAAAAGAATTTATTAACATTCTTAAAGATGTATCTGGTGAAGTCAAAAAGACCGAATCTACGATGACTGATTACGCCAATCGTATTACAGATGCTAACAACAATATGCAGGCATTCAAGCAACTCGCTGATGAAACTGCTAATAAGCTGGCCAAGAAAGAGCAAGAAAATGCTAATCTAAGTGAAGCTCTAAAGCAGGCTGAGCAAAAGAACTATAATTATGAACACTATGGTAACGCTAACGGTCCTTCATCTGGCGGTGGCGGCGGTGGAGCTGGCGCCAATGAAGATACTGCTTGGGGCATTGCTAAGGCGATTTGGACTTATGGCTGGGCTTCTGGCTGGGGCAATGACCCTGTACGTTCCAGCAAGCTGACTGGCGCATACGGTACCGCTTTTGCCCGCCACGTTCAGGATATTATCGACCAATATTCTAGGTCTGGTAAACTTGTTGATTACGGTTCTATGAAATATAGCTCAAAGAATCTAATCGGATATGATACAGGCGGCTACACAGGTTCTTGGTCTGACAAGACAGCGGATGCTAAGAATGGTAAACTTGCATTCCTACATCAAAAAGAACTTGTCCTTAATGCTACAGATACGCAAAATATTCTTGCAGCAGTTGAATCCGTAAGGTCTTTTGCGGACAAACTTAAATCTACAAGTCTTGCGCAATCACTTTCTACTGCTCTTGGAGCGGTAAATGGCGCGAAAGCAAATAACGCATCTGAGACAATTGACCAAAACGTACATATCACAGCTGAATTCCCAGCTGCGAACAATGCAGCAGAAATCGAATCTGCGCTTATGTCTCTGAACGATAGAGCAATTCAATACGCCTATAAGTTTAGATAAACATGGGCAAAATTTTATAATCGAATATTTGTGGTTTTGATATGTCTTAGAGCATAATTTTATAAACGGGAGAACTTTATGTTCTCCCGTTTTTTATTTGGATTGAAAAGGAGCTGACAATGGCGAATCTACAGGACGTTGTTCTTGAAGCTGTGGATACAATTGTATCCAATAGAATAGAACAGATAGCTACGGATAAAACAGTTACCGCCACTGTCGCTGGCTGTACTAATTCACTTACAGGTGAATATCTCGTTTCCTATAATGGTGGCAAATTAAAAGCATATGCCCAAGAAGGAAACACATATACTCAAGGTCAATCAGTGTATGTCCTTATTCCAGAAGGTGATTTCACCAAGAAAAAGAATATCGTAGGTGTTGCACAGGCGGCAGAAGATGATAATAATATCAGTTTCGTATCTTCGGCCATTAGTAACTACAATCTCATTGGCCGCAATTGCCTTAGTGATAAAAATCAAGTCATGCCTGCGGGACTTCGTTCTTATAAGAAGGAAGATTACAAAGTTCTATATAAGAAAGATGAAGATGTAAGTGGCTCTCAGCCTAAGTTCTTATCTATTGATACCCAAGAGCTAGAGAATAATATTAAACAGGCAGAAGCGGTGCTGATTGAAGCGTCTTTCCGCACATCTCTGCCGCGAGAGCATAAACTTACAAAGACTGGCGAATATGGTATTACTTTTATCTTAGCTTTTAAAGACGGAGACGCTACAGATGATAACGGTCAGGCGCTAGTTAAAAAACTGTCGTATACTATCGACAGCAATAGCATGACAGGTTCGCCACTTAAATATCAAAACTATTTTGACCAATATCAGATTTTTCCAATAGATGTTGAAAATTTCTTATATATTGACCAGATTATCTTCTATTGTAAAGACTTCGTAGAAACAACAGACCCAATTCAATCACAAGATAGGCCGATTGGCTGGGGCGATGATATTTTTATTAAAGATATTGAATTCTATGGTCTGAAAAAGATTAGTGCGGCAAATGGTGATTATCAGATGCACTTGTCTATGCCGAAAGGTTCAACTCTTAGAGACTTAACTGAAAACTCTTCTTTAAGCGTTGTCAGCACTCTTCGTCATAAAAACGAAGACTTATCAGGCGATGCTATGTTTTACTGGTTCAAAGAAGATGGACGAGTAACCGCAAGCTCAAAAGATTATAAGATGTACGGTGGAGCTGGCTGGTCTTATCTTGAAGCCAAAGGCAATAAGTATGGCTTTGTTACTACTGGTGCGGAAAATCGTGCTTATGAAAATAAATATATGTGCGTTTGCGTCTATAAAGAGCAAATGGTTTTAAAAGATTATTTTATTTTATATAATGAAGCAGCAAAACGTGATATTGAAATTACTTCTTCTCTTGGAGTTAGTTTTAGTTTTGACCGTGGTAAACCAACTTTAACCTGTCTCTTGGACGGCAAATCTTCTAGCTTTGAAGCAGGTAAAGCAAATGGGCATCCAGATAATTTCTTTAGATTTGTTTGGTCTAAAGTTGACGATTATGGTCAAACATTATCTTTCAACGAGACAGTTGAAGAGTTAAAGAAGCGCTACGAAGATGGTATGAAGCAGGGTATCGGATATAATAGCCTGTCTGCTTTAAAGAATCAAATGAATGCGCTTGAAGGTGCGTCATGGGATAAAAATACGCTTACTTATCCAGTTAAAGGCATTGACTCTAAGGCTGCTTTCAAATGCGCGGTCTATTTGCGCGATAGGGAGCCTTCAAAAGATGAATCTGTAGAAGATGTTGAATATAATATCGGTGTTGCGACACTTACTTTAAAGAATGCAACTGCCGCAAACCCTACTGATTATTATATCACTATTGAAAATGGCGACCAAGTATTCCAGTATAGTGAATCTGGTGTATCACCTGATGATGATAGATATGAAGACCCATTAGAGGTTAAACCACTTACTTGCCATTTCTTCGACCCGGCTGGGCTTGAAGTTAACAAAGATACATATGATATTAAATGGCGAGTACCATTAACAGATTCAATGATTACTATTCCAAAAGAAGGAATGGTACTTAATCAATCTAATCAGAAAATTGAATATTGTACTTCACAAATTTACCCTATGGCGATTGCCGCAAACTTTGACTATTCCGCTGTATCAAATCAGATTGAAGCTATCGTAACATACCAAGGTGTTACATATAGTCAAATGACTGATTTTCTATTTACTAAGGTAGGCGAGAATGGCACAAATGGCACAGATATTGTTGCTAAGATTTCTCCTACTTCCAAGAGTCTAAAGAATAAAATGCTTGCGCTTATTATTGATAAGAATAATAAAGTTGCGTGGAATACAGGGCAAGCAATCTCGCAACAAGTTTTGCAATTTCAGCTCTATCAGCGCAATGAGAAAATCAATGACGATTCTGCTGTCTATTGGTCTATGGGCTACGGTCAAAGCAAATATATGAGTTGTAATGATGGCGTTGTCTCTTGGAATGCGACCGATGCGGATAAGCGGAAGTTTATGAACCAAATCGTTAAGGCTCAAACGACTTATACCGTTGGAGATTCTTCATATAAGTATTATGCTTTTTATGGCATTCCAGTAATTAAGAAATACGCAGATACTGATATTCAAATTGACAAAACTTCTCTTTTAAAGTCTATTACTTATAACGCAGATGGACGTAATCCGCTATATAACAAGAATCAAGGTGTTACGCTTATTGGCTCTGACATTGAAGATTTATTTATTGAATGGATAGCTGAGGGCGGCGAGCCTTCAAAAACTAGTCAAATATATGACGAGAATCCATTAAGTGCTTGCTTTAAGATTATTACAGAAAAGAATACGTCAGATGGTGTGCAAAAGACAGTTCGCACAAAAGGATTAAGTCAAATCTATATTCTTCCAAATGACGTGTATGATGGTGAGTATGGAAATAATTTAGTTCATTGTAAAGTTTATACGTCAGCAGATGCGGCTAATCCTGTTGTTGAGCTATATATTCCTATCTATATGTCACTGAATACTTATGGTCTTAAATCTTTGAATGACTGGGATGGAACGCACCTAGAAATCAATGAAGATGAAAATTACATCCTTGCGCCGCAAATTGGCGCTGGTGAAAAGAATAAGAACAATCAATTCACTGGCGTTGTAATGGGAACTTCAAAGACTTATGATTCAGATGAATCTCAAATTGGTTTAATGGGGTTCTCAGAAGGTAAGCAGTCTATTTTCTTAGATGCTAAAGATGGTTCAGCTACTTTTGGTTTGCCAGAGCAGCAGGCATCGCAGAATAATCATTTTGAGGAAGGCCGCATTAAACTAGTTCCAGGTGGCGAAAGTTATATTGGCGCATGGAGAATCGGTTCTCGCGCATTATATAATATTGCAAGAACAGAACAGAACGAAGTAGATGAAAATGGCAACCAAGTTTTTGATGGCCCATCTGTTCTTGTTGGAGGATATACCGATAAGAGAAAAGTTGTTGGTTCTCAATTTGCTGTTCCACATAATCAGCAAGGTCTGATTCTTGGTGCTAATCCAGCATATATTTCTGTAAAAGGCAAGCCACTTTTTGGGAAGTCTAGTGGTATTGATTTTACAGGTGCAAATTGCGCTCTTAAAGAAGGAGATAGCCTTGAAGTTGAAATTGACCCAGCAAAGGCGTCTACATTTTCTATTTTTAGGCACTATAAAAATGAAAAAGGTGAATGGGATAGATATCCTCTTGTAGGTATTAACGCTTTCGGGCAATTTTATACTAATGCCATTCAAGACCAAGATTCTTCAATGGGCATTGGTAAGATTGGTGCCTTTGGAAAAAGCGCTGCTGATAACAAATATATTGGTGCGCAGTTTGGTTGGTCTAATACTAATCTATTTAAATTCTTTGTTGATGGTACAGTTAAGAATTCTGAAAAAGCTAGTACAGACCTTTATCTTTCTACTGGTACAGGTACCAATAATGAATATCCAAGAGGTTTCAACGTCTATGGTAAATACGTTAACCTTTATGCGCCAGATTTGGGCAAAGAGTCTGCGGATAGTTCAACGCATAGGATTCATATAGATTCAGAGCAGGCTATTATTGGTCACGAAAATTCTTATTTAAGATTATCTGCTTTATCTGCGGCAGATGATATAACAGATGAAAAGACTAAGACATCTGTTTTATATCTTAATAATAATTTTGAGTTTATGAATCCAAAAGACAGAAAAACTACCATGTCTACTGGTGATTTTACTCTTTCTGCTATTGGTACTCCAAAAGATGATAAGACAGATGAAGATGGAAATTATACTTATGCAATTGGTGGCAATCTAAGACTCAATGCAACAAATTCGATTACGAATATTGCAGATAAAGATTTCCAAATTAAAGCTGGCGAAGACTATTTAATGTATTCAAAGGCTTTCTCTTCTGTTGCAAATAATGAAGATGGTACTTTTACTATTGGCGCAAACAATGCCAAAGCTGTTTTGACATTGAATAACAATAAAGGACAGAATACTACACTTGTTGGCGAAGGTCTTAAATTCAATGCTGAAAATAATGGTGTAAATATCGTAAGTGATACTTCACCTGATGGCATTAAATTAGTTGCTACCGCTATTAAAGACAACGAAGCGCAAGGTGGTGTAAGCATTAGTCTTATTCCACAGTCTGGTGGCAATGGTGCTTTCTATATTAGGTCTGGTACTGGTACCATTCAGTCTAATTATGATGAAGTACCGCATGTCGGTAAACGAACTTATGTTAGCATTGGTCATGGTGTTGTTTCAAACTGGGGTGTATTCACAGGTACGCCTGATTCACAATCAACTACATCACTTACTGCTGAACGAGATATACGTAGTATCAGTGGTTGGAATTATAGTAATGAATATTGTTATAACAATGCTTATTCACATAATTGTATGGGTGCTAATAGAACTTCAACTAAGGTTTCAGACCACCTAGGTTGTATTTATGATTTGTTAAATAATCTGCAAACACAGATTAACAATGAAGTAAATGCCCGCAAGTCTGATGTAAATGATGCTAGAGCAAAAGCAAATGCGGCACATGCTGCGGCTAATGCTGCGCAAGCTACTGCTAATAGCAAAATTGATAAGAACCACACTCATACTTTTGCCTATGGTACTATTAAAGTTGTTGGGCATAAGGGCGGAGACGCAGACACAACAGTTGTTGATATTATTAATACATCTACTGCTGGTAGTCATAGAGTTATAACATCTACTGCTCAATAGATTAAAAAGGAGATAAAAGGATATGAACGAATTAGAAGTACGTATGAGGGTTCATGCTCTCGCAAAAGATATGATTGACGATTTTATGCTAAGAAACGAAATTAGCGCTACTGCTATGGTAGATGCTCTTAATTCTATTCTTGTCAGTCTTTATCCAAAAGTTCAAGGAGAAATGCTGAGAGCTATTGATATGGATGTTGCGGCTAAAGCTCAACAGCAGGAGCAAGAAGTCAATCAAGTGGAGCAAAAAGCCACTCCTAAAGAGAAGGAAGTTAAATAATGGCAGTAAAATCCTTTGTTAAAAAGGTTGGTCAAAAGGCCAAAGATGGTTCACTTACTTTGCCTTACTCTGAATTTGGAGTTGGCTTTGACAACGTAGTGGACACACGTAAAGATAAGGGTAATTATTCTCTTGCCCAATTCTTTGACAATTACATGGACTACATGAAAAATACAACATTTGTATATACTGGCAAAACACAGCCTACTAATACTCATGTTGGCATTTGGATTGACACAAGTTCTTCTAACCAATAGAAAGGAAGAGTGAAATATGGCAACAGTCGTTAGTACACTGTATCCACCTGTGGTTTCAACATTTCAAAATGCTTTTGTAAACACAGAAGATGCTGTTGTGTATTTTACTCTTTCTTCTTTTAATTCTGCATCTGAGATTAAGCACGTACATGTCAGTTGCGTAAATCAGCTTAATAATGAGAATGCCTTGAATAAACTTTCGGGCATTCTAATTGAAGATTTACAATTCGATAAAGTAAGCGGTATGTATTATGTAACGATACCTACCGCTTATATCGAGGGCAATGCTTTCAATACGAATCAGTTCTATAAAGTTCAGATTCGATTTGACAGCTATAATGGAACTGATGAAGTGCCTATTAATGATGAAGCAAAGAAGAATAGTTATCTTTTATCACATACGCAATATTTTTCAGAATGGTCTTCTGTTTGTCTAATTAGACCTATTCACCAACCTAAAATTTATCTGTCTGTATTTGAAAACTATACAGGCAATTCATATATGACTTTTAATAAAGGCTTAACGCAAATTGCGGGCGGTCTTATTTTTGTCACTAAAAATGAAAGTGGCGAAGAAGTAATTTTAAATACTGAAACCGAAACACTTGAAGCATATCAATTTGACATTCTAGATGATTCAAATAATGTATTATTCTCTACTCCCACTATTTACACTGGTGAAAATCTTAATCCAAATAATATTGTATATAATATTGATTTTTCATCTTTAAAGAACAGCGCGGATGGTTCTACATCAGACCCTACTAGTACATATTATGTATGCCGCATCACTTGCCGCACAAAGAATCAGTATCAGCTTAGCAAAGAATATAAATTCCAAATTGGAGAATATACTGGTGCTGATGAATGGCAGCCTACAATTGCCGCAGAAGTCAACGATGAAACTGCGTCAATTAAGGTTTCGGTTAAAAATGAATATTCTTTTAGTGACGGTGTATCTGTATATGTAAGACGCGCATCTAATAAAGATAACTTTAAAGAATGGGAGACAATCTATAGCGCAAAGCTACAGCAAATTGATTTTTCAATTGTAGATAATACTGTAGAAAGTCTGACATGGTATCGTTATCGCGTAGAAGCTCTTACTTCTACTGGAATGTCTATTGCCAAACCAACTATGTCAAAAGTGGTTTTGCCGCAATTCTATGACGCTTATTTTTCTCGTGGTATGGAGCAATATGCGGTAAGATATAATTATCAGGTTAGTAGCTTTAAGCCAGTAGTCAACAGAGCTAAGATTGATACTCTTGGTGGTAAATATCCTAAGTTTGCGGAAAATGCTGTATTGAATTATAAGCAGTTTAGTATTTCAGGTTTGATTAGTGCTGAGTCTGATGTTTATTCTGAATTTGCAAATAAGACAGAACTTATTCATCATAATAATGATACTCTTAAAGACCTATATTCAGAATATAAAGATGAAACTGGTGTTAAAGATTTAATTCGTAATGATTTTAAGAATTATGAAAAGACTGGAGGAAATCAGTATCCCAGTGGACCTATTTCTAGTGTAACGTCACAGGAGTATCTAACAACTACTACAAACGATTGGCTCTACGAGCGTGAATTCCGTGAAAAGCTAATTGCATGGTTAAATGATGGTGAGCCTAAGCTATATCGTTCAATGGCAGAGGGTTCAATGGTTGTAATGCTTACAGATGTTACATTGACACCTAATTCTACAGTTGGCCGCAGGCTATGGAATTTTTCTGCTACCGTTTATGAGATTGAGGATGCTTCTTCTCTAGATACTCTTGATACTCTTGGTATCTATAACCGCAAAATGATTGGTTCAATCAATGGCGGCAATCATGATTCAGAAGATGACCCTAAAGATTATATTGAAGTAATTAAACCTGCACAGATGTATAAGATGACAGTGACAAATAACAATGATATTAGGAATGAAATTAACGATGCCCTATCAAAGAAGTATAGTGGCGTTTTAGCCGGATATAAAGCAGAGGATATTGTTCTTAAAAATGTTAAGATTTTTTATCATTCTAAACCTCGCTATTATACATTTCAAGCAAATTCAGATGGTCTAACAGAAATTACTGAAAACACAAATGGCCTTGCGGAAATGCTGAATCAAAATCAGGTTCAGCGTGGATATTATTTTGGCGTTATTACTCGTGGTAGCGATGGTAATCATAATATCTTTGTAAATGAACGTGGTTATTACCAAATTCCAAACAAGCTAGACGTTACTGGTCTTTATTTCCAAATCGGCGATGTTGTTACCATTGAATACACGCTTTGCTATAAAGAACGTTCTAGCGCAAAAGAAGCTGTATCTGGTGCATCAATTGACCGCACACTTGTAGGTCAGGAGAGTGGCGTATTTAAACCTAACGCTTATCTTGGCAATAAGATTAGAAATAAATATAATTTTATTCAAATGAATGGTGATGTTATGCTTTCTAGTAAACGCATGAAATATTGGAAAGGCATCTGTTTAGATGTTACTCCTTATGCGGTTGCTAGTATCAAGTATCATAATGAAGATGAATATAAGAATTATCTTGTCGGCGGAACAGGCGTTTTGCATATGCTGAGAGACGTTCCAGTAGATGATATATGTTTCTTGGGTATACGAATGAAACTTACAAATAAGAAAAAGTATCTCCAAGAGAATGAATTTAGACTTGATTCGTCTGTCGGCGCAACTAATGCCACAGCTCTTAATTGGTTTACTGTAATAGATAATACTGATACGAAACAACCAGTTTCAGTTATTCAAGACGAGCAAGAGCCGCAAGATTCCTTTGATGAGACATGGAATGCTATTGGCATGGACGCTGGCACTCAAATGTATAATTCAATAGATGAAATTAAAAAACCTGTTTTAAATACCGTGTATAATATTAACAATGAGTTGAAATTATACTATAATTATCAGTGGTATGATTTTGCATTTGCATCAATTGATACGATTGATGGAAATACATCGACAGAGCGTATTGGTATTGCCGCAATGCCAGTAGAGGGTATGATTAACTACTATGGTACTGTAATGACTACGAATTATCAATAGGAGGGAAAATGAGAAGGACATATCCTTATTTAAATGACAGCTTTTATGAAGATGCCAATAGTGCATTAAAGCGTAGAAATTTTCTCAAGACTATTGATAATTTTGTAAATCAAAAACAGTATGTACGGCTAACCCTCCTCAATTGGAACGAAGAACCGTTAAAGGAGATTCAAGGCGTTATTGCGTCTGGCAGTCTTTCTAAAGACGGTTCTTCGTCTATCAGACGCACTTGCTCATTGACCGCATCTATTGATAGCGGTGAATATGATATTGAAAATATGTCATATGATTTTGCAATCAACAAGAAAATTTTTATTGAAATTGGCGTTGAAAACCATAGCAATCAATTTCTAAATTATCCTATCTTATGGTTTCCTCAAGGTGTTTTCTTTATTGCAAGTGCAAGTGCATCATCTTCTGTTTCATCTGCGGTATCTTTACAGCTGACACTGAAAGATAAGATGTGCGGTTTATCTGGTGATGTTTCTGGTACATTACCCGCGGCTGTTATCTTCGATGAAATGGATACGCAGGACGCAAGTGGCGCATATGTTACTAAAAAGGTATTAATCTATGACATTATCAAAGAGCTAGTGAATCATTATGGTGGTGAAGATTTAAACAATATCGTTATTGAGGATGTACCTCGCCGCATTAAAAGGGTAATGAAATGGACAGGTTCTAACCCGTTGTATCTCGTGCCCAAACAAAGTGGTAGCGCTGGAGTTATATGGTATGCGGCATATATTGACAAACCAGAAACATTAGAAGATGGTACTATTGAGATTTTAAGTGGTCAAGACTGTGGTTATGTTTATGATGATTTTGTATATGATTCTGAACTGTCTGCCAATCTTGGCGAAAGCGTAACATCTGTACTCGATAAGATTAAAAGCTATCTTGGTAATTTTGAATATTTCTATGATGAATTTGGTGTATTTCATTTTAGGGAAGTTAAGAATTATCTTAATACCACGCAAGCAACTACTTTAGTAAATGATATGAAGAAACACGATTATCTTGTAGAAACGACTACAGGTAAAAGTGTATATACTTTTAGTGACAAAGACAATATTATCAGTATTAGCAAAACACCTCAATTTAATAATATTAAAAATGATTTTATTATTCAAGGCAAACGCCAAGGTACAAATAGTCAACAGCAAGTAGACGTTCGTTATCATCTTTGTATTGACCGCAAACCTTTGCCTGTTACATCAGATGAACGTGGTAATAATTATTATAATACATATTATAATTTATTATTATATACAGAAGAGTCTACCCAAGAAATAAAAGCCGCATTTCCTACGGTGTATACAACGAAGAATGATTTTCCTTCTATTGGTGAATTTAATACTATTTATTTCGATGCCACAAATAAGTTTGCTTACTATTGGAAAGACGATACATATAAGTCTTTAAAATGTTCAGCATATTATCCAGCAGTAGATACGTTGTCAGTATCTACTATTGCGGAAACTAGTTCTGAGGACACTAAAGAAGAAGATAAGCCAGTACCAGCTCCAATAGTCAATGGAGGTTATCTTGTTAAAGACTGGCGTACTGAGCTTTATCTTGAAGGCATGTTAGCTAAAAAGAATGGTATTGATTCTGGTAATTATTATGCAAAAATTGATAGTATTGCTGGTTGGCAAGGAGATGTTCTACAATATGCACATAATTGTAGGATAGATACTGATTATTATTTTGAAGAGCTTGATGCGTTTTGGCCGCAAGTTTATGACCTTGTAGACCAAAAGTTTATTAGAGAAAAAGAAAATGCGGAATTACTTACGTCTTCGTTGACAGATGGTAATTACTTCTTAGATTTTATTGATTCTTCAACATCCGATTTAGGTCAATTCTCTGTTTCTGCTATTGGCCGCAGAACAGATGCAGTATCATCTGATACTGTGAATTGCCTATTCGCGCCTGAAATTCCAAACATCGTATTTATCAATGCTGATGAAGATGACAAAGGCAGGACAAAGCAACAGGAATGTGAAGATAATGGTATGCCATATACTCAGGTGCGTGGTGAAATTTTTTATAATCTTGCTACTGGTGGTTATAAAAATGGTGCATTTGACCAAGTGAAATATGAATTATATCTGCATACAACTTATCAAAACTCGGTATCAATTACTGGACTACCAGTGTTCTACTTAGAGCCTAATTCTAGAATTGAATTAAATGATACCTCTACTAATACATATGGTGACTATAATTTAAACACACTTTCTATTCCTCTTGGACCGGGCAATGCAATGACTGTCTCATGCAATCAGTCAATAGAGAGATTCTAGTAATAGGGCAAAACCGTATAATCGGTTTGCCCTATTTTTTATTTTATATTAGGTTATGTTTTAGAGATAAAAGGAGGGGAAATGGCGACCACAAATATCGGTCAGTATAGATATGCTGGTGCAAGTAGTAATTGTATTACAAGTATGTCTTTCAAGAAAGAATATGTAAGCTCCAACATTGATATTACTGGATTAGATGAAAAAAATACAGGTTTCAAAGATGTTGCTATCATTCCCGACGAGCAGTTTTCAAAAGGTCAAGATTATTATTTAAAAGTGAAGATTCCGCAAGACATGAACTATTCTATGGAATTCACTATTAAGCTAATGAAAAATAAGGATACTAATCAAGGTTCTTATCAGTATATCAAGACCGTTAATGTTAATGCTGGTGGAGACGGGACTAATGTATATAGTGTTGCTCTATACGAGAAAAAAGATGGCAGCATAAATGCCATGATTCCTCTTAAATATGGGCAAAGCAATATCAATGGTGCATTGTATTATCGAGAAACAGATAAAAAATATTATCTTGGTACAGGTAGCACAGGATATGAACAGACAGATAAGTGTAATATCGTAGCTCTTACTGCATCATGGAAAACTGATGTTAGCGAGAGATACGGCTTATTTGAAATGATTTTTAGACCAATAGAAGAAAGTTTTGTATCTATTGTTTTGTCTATGACAAGGCAATCTGAGGATTATAATATTCAGCATACTACACAGAATGGTACTGAATATGGCCGCATACTAGATATTGATAAAACTGTATGTGAACTTTATAAAGTAAACAATCTTGTTAATAGCATGAATTCAAATGCGAATCTAGACAGGATTGGCGTTTGGGGCCATTCCGGTTTGATGATGGCTATTAACGGCGAAGAGATTAAAATTGGACCAAGTGGATTTTATGAGCTATCAGAAGTTCCTATTTCTTCTCTTGGTGTAGTCGCTCGTGATTTTAATGATTCATTCACAGTAGACTATGAATTCTCAAATAAAGACACAGAAGAGGTAGGTGAATAGACTGATGAATTCACTTTATGGTGGACATGAAGGAGTTAGCTTTGTAATCAAGGCTTCTTTTAGTTCCGTAGACGAGATGAAGCAGAAGTTCTCGCAAGGTAGTAATTTCACCGAAGTCTGGTACGGCGAGTATTGCCTTATCTCCACGAAAAATAAGAACCATCCTGATAACGGAAAAATTTTTAGACGCGGCTTAGACTATCAGAATGCGCAGACAGCTGGCAGTATTGCAATTGGACAAATCGTTGGTCCGTCTAGCGGAACGCCTTTCTTCCAAGTAGACACGATTGATAATGTAGAAAAGATTTCAACAAAGACTCTTGAAGAGAACACTTATCGCAGGTATCCAGTCAGCCAAAACGCTGACGGCACTGTTGTTACCAATTGGAAACAAGATGCTAGCGGTAATTGGCAAGATGTTGGCGGTACGCTTAAAAAAGATTTTAAATTTAATGTTCAAAATCGTACACTAGTTCCTGGTAAAGACGGGGAATCTTTCAACGATGACATTGAATATACATGGGTCAATATCCGCAAGGACGATGAAGACGCGGATTCTTGGTTCTATGTAGGAATGAAGTTTCCATATACAGTAATTGACTATAAGGCTCACGCAGTTTCTCAATATGATGCGGCAGGTAATATTAAAAAAGATGCTGATATGACTTCTATTAGCCGCATTGATGATAAGACACATCCATTCTGGGAATACTGGGATATGGGTATTCCAAAAGGCTTAAAAGGTGATACATTACGTAATCTTAAAGTTATTAAAATGACTGACGAGATGCGTGGTAAAGTTTATTCTACAAAAAATATTATCGTTGACCCAATTACTGGTCTTGCGACCGTTAAAGGCACTGCTGATTATACGGATGATGCCAACGGTATTGATATGGAAGACGATATTGCTAAACATCGTCAGATTGTAGTATATGAATTATATATTTATGATAAACAGGTTAACCCAGACCCAATTTTAATTTATCTGGGTGATTTTAATATCATCAAAAATATTACCGTTGATGATAAAGGTACTTTAACTGTATCTTATACTCATAATGATGACACTGTATTTACCAAGAAAATTAAATGGGTAACAGGAGTTGCTCTATCTACTGGCGATGGTGCCGCAGGCGGTCATTTCAAGATGGATTTCAATAATGATTCGCCAGCATATGAGACAGACCTTACATGGGTAAAGGGTCTTGAGATTCAAGATAACGGCGATGTTATCGGAACCTTTGCAGGAACTGACGGAGGAAAAGTGCCTGCTAGCGGTAAAAAAATACTTAAACACATTCGATGGATTAGCTCTGTTTCGCTAGATGAAAATACTGGCGATTTTGTTTGTACCTTTAATGATGGTGGTATTGCTGCTCAAAATAGACTGACTTGGGTAAAAGATATTACGATTAATCAAGCAAATGGTCAGATTACAATTAACACGACTACTGGCGATAAAATCAGCCCAGCAAAATTAAAACTCTTAACTGCCGCACGTGTTAATGATATTGGTGAAACTACACTTGTATTCAATACTGGTGAAGAAATTACATTAAAAACCTCTGATGGTGGCGAGAATTATAAGATTACCACAGTTCAATCAATTTATATGGACGAAGGTATCAATGCTGATAAGAATATTTGGGTAAAATATAATAGCAATCCAAATCCTGTTAAAGTTAGTGAACCGATTAATTCAATTGAGCGTCTTGTAGTTCGTCCTTCCGACTGGCATCTATTTGTTCTTTATAGTGACCCATCGCATCGTGTCAAAGTTGCAACAGATGGTTGGATTTCAAATAACGATGCAATGAAATATGATACCTCTATTCCTGATTATGGTGTAGATGTATACTGGAAAGACCTTGGCACTATTAAAGACCAAGCTGGTATTCTAATTGGCTTTAATATTACTAAAGCACAATTAACTGCCGCAGGACTTACTGATGCAGATATTATTACTTATTTAAATCGTGAATTCCCGTTCGGTCTTACGGGTGCGCAAAATCAGCCCGGTGGCCAATCTAATTTAGGCAAAATTGTTACCTATCAACCGCAAGATGATGCCAAGAGCGATAAAGAGTTTTATGCATTTGATTATAATTTAAGTACGTGGTATTATCTTGGTAAGATTGCGGATACTGGTATGCGTGATGTAAAGCTAATGGATGAAAGTGCGGCCAGTTACGAGAGCCTTAAAACTTTAACATCAGAAGGTCTTGCTTTCTTGCAGAATTCTGTAACAGTTTCAGACAATGCAATTCCTTCCTATTGGTCTAGTACCTATCAGTTTGGAGCATAGATATGAAACTTGAACAAATTAAAGGTCCATTTTCCATAAAATCAAGTCATACATTTAATGCTGGTGCGGGTAATTCTTATGTGCATATTGGTATTCAGATTCCAAAGCGTCAGCCTATTGCGTATTCTGAATATCGTGCGTTAAATGAAGGTAAAGAAGAACTTCTCCTGTTCCCGCAAATTCCTGATTATGATATTACAATCACTACGAACGAGAGTGAATTTTCATATAAAGTGAATGAAACAGGTATTCTTGAGTTTGATGGTGATTTTGGTTCAAAGCTAAAATTCACTTTTGAGAAGAGTATGCCGCCAGAGACAATTGTAGACGTTATCTATAAAGATGCTAATGAGTAAGGAGGTAGCGAATGGCTAAAGGTAATCCAAATGATTCTACAATGAAAAATAATTTTGTTGCCAAAGTGTATGACCCTACGCTTAAAACATATAGGCCGATTTACGTTGCGCCAGATGCTACCAACAACAAGCGCGGTGAAGTCTGGCTTTCGGATGCTATAGATGCTACAGATAGTGCAGCTACAGGAGTTGTTGCCGCGACACCAAAAGCAGTAAAGGCTGTTAATGATAACGCAAATAATAAGTTAGATAAGACAACTACTAACGCGCAATCAGTTACCTCTCCTACGACTTTCGCAGGTAGGGTTACTGGTAATGGCGGATTCACTGGAAATCTTACTGGTAACGTTACTGGTAATGCTGATACTGCTACAAAATTAAAAAACGCACGCTCAATTAGCGTTAAAGGCGGCAATAATGGTGGCACAGGCAGTGCTAATTTTGATGGTTCTGGAAATATCTCTATTACAATTCCATCAATTGATGCCGCAAGTGTCACTGGAGTGTTACCTTTAAATACAATTCCACACGGTGCATTAGAGCGATTAGTCCATGTTGCAAATAAAACTGCACGTTTTCAATTAACTAACACTCAAGTACAGACTGGCGATAGTGTTATCCAAGATGATACTGGTGTTATGTATATTGTCGTTGATGATAGTAAACTAAATTCTGATGCAGGATACCAAGAGTACAAAGCTGGTACAGCGCTTGAAGCCACTCATGCTGCCAATGCAGATAATGCTACTAATGCTACTACTGCTGGTAAAGTTAGTCATAGTTTATCAGTAAATCTTATTAGCGGTACAGGTACTACTACAACTACTCAAGCTATTACTTTTGATGGGTCTTCTGCTGTTTCGTTTGATGTAGATAACACTAAACCAGATATAATGAAAGGTGCTACTGCTTCTTCTGCTGGAAATGCTGGTCTTGTCCCGGCTCCTGCGGCTGGAAATCACAATAAGTTCCTTTGTGGAGATGGTACATGGCAAATCGCTGGCGAGGTCATGGGTGTTAAGGGCGATGCTGAGACAAGTTATCGTAAGGGTAACGTTAATCTTACTTGCGCTAATATCGGCGCTGCAACTGCTAACCACAATCACGATACAAGCTATTTAAAGCTATCTGGCGGTACTTTAACTGGTAATCTGATTGGCCGAACAATGACACCAAGCGTTGATAACTCTTATAATCTTGGTGCTTCTAATGCTAAATGGAGCTATGTATATGCCACAAAGTTTGTCGGCAATCTAACTGGTAATGTAGAGGGTAATGCGACTAGCGCCACCAATGCTCAATCTGCGAACAAGTTTAATAATACTGTTGCATTAAGTGGTGATATCACAACATCTACCACAAGTTTTAATACAGTAAATCCTATTACAATGACTACTACTATTGGTGACGGTAAAGTTACGTCTGCTAAAATTGCAGATAAAGCTGTTACTAATTCTAAACTTGCGGATGATGTTGGTACTGTATATGTTGGCACTGATACTCCTACAGAAGAGCATATTAAACTATGGGTTAAAATCTAATATAGTTTTGGGCAAAATCCTATTATGGGTTTTGCCCTTTTTTCATATAGATATAGAATATAATTCTAAGAAAGAAAAGGAGTTTTATGTGAATAAGTTTAATGAATTAATTTCTGCGGAGCTTTTCCAATAGATTATTAAAATTTTATTTAACATTATATAAGAAAGGTAATTAAAGATGTTAGATACCATGAAGAATCATACTCTTCTGGGGGGGGGCATTCCTCTTAGTTAATGCTCTCGACCTAGGAGGGTTATATGAGTAATTTTGTAAATCTGCTTGATATCATATATCCAGTTGGCAGCGTATATATAACATTCAATGAAACGTCTCCGACAGATGTTATTGGCGGCACATGGGAATTATTAGAAAATACTTTCTTGTATGGCTCTGCTGGTACCACTGGTATTACTGGTGGCGAAGAAACGCACAAGCTAACTATTAATGAAATTCCTGCGCATCATCACGAGTTTAGAGACAATGTATGGGCCTGGTCTGTATCTTATAATTTCAATTCAGGAGGTTATAGCATAGGCGGCGTCTCAGGCGGCGGTGGCAATACGGATATAACAGCGAATCCAGTTAGGGGCGGTAGCCAAGCTCATAATAATATGCCACCATATATAACAGTTCATATGTATCGTAGAACCGCATAATTACTCACATTAACTTATCTAATATCCTAAATGAAAGGATATTATGAAAAACTTAATGACTAATCACAGTCATTGGGGGGGGCTACAGTAATGTAGCTTCTTCTTCAATGGCTGTTCTAGGCATGGTGGTTTGCCATGTCTAATTTTGTAAATCTTCTTGACATTATTTATCCAGTTGGAAGTATCTATATTACTACCAATGCCACTTCTCCTGCTGATTCTATCGGCGGAACTTGGGAACAAATTGAAAATTGCTTGCTTGCGGCAAGTGGCGATACTTACAGTTTAGCTGGGCGTTTTTCTGGCAGTGATACGATTTCTAAGCTCGCCATTCCAGACCATCAACACCAGGTTTTTGCTTGGCATAGTGCTAAGGCGCAATACGCCAATATTGGTTTTTGGCTCACTAATGCTGCTACTGGCAACGCATGGCAATTCTTGTCATATGGCGGAGCAGATGGCGGCGATTCTGGTTGGAATTTGTGGACTAAAGATACTTGGAGAATTGATGATAATGGTAATTTTGTAACAGACCAACAGCAACATATTCCATATCACTATTCTATAAATGTATATAAGAGAACAGCCTAAGAAGATTTTATAATATTCTTTCTATTAAATTAGAAAGGATATAAATGAGTAATTTTGTAAACCTATTGGATATTGTATATCCAGTAGGCTCAATTTATCAAAGCATGGATGCAACATCACCTGCTGATTTTATTGGTGGTACATGGACACAGATTAAGACATTCCTTTATGGTGCTGATACTGCAAATCAAACTGGCGGCGAAGCAACGCATACCTTGACTATTGATGAAATGCCTAATCATCATCATAGATTATGGGTATCAACATGGGCATCAGCTTTTGGTGGTTCTAGCGTGACCTGCTCTAATAGCAGTAGTAATTATTTATCAGCGAATGACAATCAAGGTAACTTTACAGGGGGGGGGGCAGCACACAACAACTTGCCGCCCTACACAACTTGCTTCATCTGGTATCGAACCGCTTAAATCTAAGCGAGGTGGCGTATGTCTAACTACGTTAACCTCTTGGATATTGTCTACCCAGTTGGGTCAGTATTTATCTCAAATAATTCAGTCTCACCAGCAGATTCAATTGGTGGAACATGGACGAAGCTCGACAGCGACACTTTCATTTGCAATGGAACGCCCGGTGCAACAGGTGGAACAAATGAAGGTAAACTTTCTGTCGCAAATCTGCCGTCAAATGTTTGGGTTACAGGCGGCACTTGCGACGCGTTTGGATTACCAAAAACTATTAGTTTCTTTGCTCCGGGCAACGGTGTTTATGGTTTTGATGTGTCACGCGTTGCTGATGGCAAGAACCAAGATGCGCAATATTCTTATAAGCCGTTTGACAATCGTCCAAAGTACAGGGCTTTTAACATCTATTTCCGAACAGCCTAGCTATATGCTAGGAGGTGTTGCATAATGTCAAATTTTGTTAACCTCCTAGACATTGTTTATCCTATTGGTTCGGTATATATTACTTTTAGCGATGTATCTCCAGTAGATTCAGTTGGTGGCTCTTGGGAAAAGATTGATGGGAAATTTTTACAATCCTCTAGTGAAAACAATGCCCTGAATTCTACTGGTGGCTTTTCTGGTAATATCGGCTTTTCGTATGTATATGGTGCTTGGTATGGCACAATCGTTCCAACTTGGAATGCAGACATAGATATATCATTATGTAATTTTGTGAATGTTTCTAATTCAAAGAAATATACTGATAATATTATTAAGTTGGCAGACGATACAAAGGTACATTCTCAATATAACCATAGTTGTAATGCTAATATTGCAAGTTCTGTTGGTTCTATATCACATCCTGTTATGGTTACAAAAGAGTTATATTGGGATTCACGCCCCGCATACATCACCTGTAATATGTACAGACGTACAGCTTAATTTATTCGAGGGAAACTTTATGTTTCCCTCGTTTTTTTATGGGCAAATTCCTAAAATCAAATGCAAATTATTTTCATATTATATTAGACTATGTAGAGAAGAAGGGATATTGCCGAGAATGGATGCTTTGTCGCAACTGGTGTCGCAATACTCTTTCGGAGCTATCGTTATGCTAGTTGTGACTTTAGCTGTCGCTTTTAAATTTTTAAGTGAGCTATTGGAATATTTTTATGATAAATTAAAAAAATATTTCAACTATCAGACACTTAAAGATACAAAGCACTCTGAGATTATAGAAAGTATTGCTTCGTTGCAAGCAGATATTAAAAAACTTAGTCAAGAAATTAGCAATCAATCGAATGATATTAAAACACTACAAGAGCATGAAAAACTTACTCTTGAAAGATTGCAGGAAAATTCTCGCAGTTATATCATTGACAAGCATCACTATTTTTGCTATGAAATCAAGGCTATTGATGACCTTAATCTAGAATCTCTGGAGCGCAGATATTTATATTACAAAGCGGCAGGCGGCAACTCATTCATTGATGGCTTAATGGAAGAGATACGCGAACTACCGAGAATCAATCTTTCCAATCCACAATTTATTGTAAGCCAAAAGAGCAATGAAAGGAGTGAATAAATGAGTCAGGAATTGAAAACAGTTACAGTCAATTTAAAGTCTCTTGACCAAGATATTAAAGACCCTATTGTAGCTGGCGGCGCAGATGCGAACGGTCGTACTTTTAGAATTATTTTCGACCAAGAAGCTGCTGCGCAATGTGTCGCAGATACAAAAGTTTATTTGAGTTGGCGGCATGTTCAACTAGATATAAAAGGATATAATGTTTTTACAAAAACACATGAAGACCCTATCGTATGGGAAATTAAATGGCCGCAAGCCATGTTACATGAAGGAGACGTGCTTTGTTGTGTCGAATTAGTTGATTCGGTATCAATTGCTTCTAGTACGAATTTTCTTGTACATGTATTGTCCGACCCAAATGACGGCTCTGCGTTTGTCGTTTCTGATGATTTTAGCGCTTTTCAAAATGCTGTAATCCATCTTGCTACTCTTGGAGACAAGATGGAAAAACAAATGGATGAACAACGTAAAGAATTTCAAGAATGGACAAAGGAAACAAAAGAAATCAAACAAATTGCAACAAGTGCATATGATAAAGCCGTTTCAGTAGAAAATAAATTAGACCAGATAGCTATCAGCGCAGAAGTTAAGATTCGAGAATTTTAGCTATATGGTTTATTTTTATATATATAAAAATTTTTATACTCAATAGAGAGGGGTTACAAACATATGGCTGATGCAGAAAATGCAAAAAAAATTAGTTTTTTTCATGGTTCTGAAACAAAACTAAATGACAGTATTACCGCTGGGACTATTGGTACAAATAGTGTCGTTATTTCTACAGAAGATAATATGATTTATGTAGATGATTCTAAAGTACCGCATACTCTTGGCAATGCTAAGTCTAAACAGGCTCACACTGTTCAACTAGGTGTTGGTGGAAGTGTTGGAGGTATCAAGACTGGTGATGTTATTGAAGCTGGTACTGATTTAGATGCATTAATTAAAAAGATTATTATGAAACGTGTACCTGCTACATATATTGCACCTAAGATTTCTCTTGCGGTTTCAAAAGGCGCTCAACCGGGCAATTATGAAGTCGGCACCTCACTTACAGCAACCATGACAGCAAACTTTACGAAGCAAGATGCTGGCGCTCTTACCGCAATTAAAATTTCTGATGGTACTGTAGACGTACTTGAGGGTACTACTAGCCCACTAGTTCTATCTGACCATTCAATTACTATTGGAGAAGGTACCACTTCTTTTAAAGCTATTGCTTCTTATGCCGAGGGTGCAATCAAGCAGGATAATCTTGGGGACGATTCCCCAGCTGGTCATATTACTGCTGGCTCTATTACATCAAATGTACTTTCTTATATTGGAAAGCGGAACGCTTTTTATGGTACTGGCGTAGGCTCTGTCCCTGAATTAAATTCTGCAATTGTACGTGGTCTTACTGGTAAGACTCTTAATCCTACTGCTGGTACCAAACTTACTATTAAAGTTGCTCAGGGACAGCAGTATATTATTTTTGCTTATCCTGCGACTCTTCGTGATGTAAGCCAAGTTAAATATGAAGAAACAAATGATATTGGTATGGCTTCTAGCTTTACCAAGCAAACCGTGTCTGTCGAAGGTGCCAACGGAGCAACAGCTGCAAACTATAAAGTTTATAGTTACGCTATGGCTGCTCCTGCCGCAGCTCCAATGACATTTACAGTAACCATTTAGAAAGGAGTTATAAACTATGGCTATTGATAGCACAAAACTATTGGTTGCTGTAAAAGCCTATTCTCGTGGTAATGCTCTTCCACTTGATGCTTCAAGTGTCCATGAGACGCTAGCAGCCGCACAGACCTATGCAGATTCAGCTATTGCTTATGGCGGTCAAGTCATTACCGCATTGGTTGATGGTAAGTATAAAGCATATATGCTTCAACCAAAAGCTGAGGGTACAGGTTTTAATCTTTCTCCTATTGGAATTGATGGTGAAATTGACCCAACCAAGGTAAAAGAGTATGTTAAGGTAGTAGAAGCTCTTCCAGAAACCGACCAAGAACAAGGTGTTATCTATATTAATACTACAGATAACAAAGGATATATTTATACCGGTTCTGGTTTCAAAGTAATTTTTGAACAAGTTGAGAATCTTAAAGCAATCATTGAAGCCATTCAAGCTAAATTAGATAGCTTAACCGGTGAAGGTGAAGGCTCTGTAAAGAAAGCTCTTGCAGATGCAAAGGCATATACAGATACTACTGTCGCTGGCAAGGCTGATAAAGCAACTACTTTGGCTGGATACGGCATTGCTGATGCTTATACAAAAGAAGCAACTGATACTGCAATCGCTTCTGCTATTGCGAAAGCAGACCACTTAAAGCGCGCTATTGTCGATGCTCTCCCTGTTGTCGATGAAGCTGATGCTAATACTATCTATATGGTTCCAGTTGATGACCATTATGATGAATATATTCTCGTTGTAGCTGGCGAAGTTAAGAAATTTGAAAAAATCGGTGATAGCAAGGTAGACCTTTCTGGTTACGCGACTAAAGATGAAGTTACAACTGCCAAGCAAGATGCTGTTGACGCTGCTGCCGCTGATGCGACAACCAAGGCTGATGCCGCTCAAGCTGCCGCTATTGCAGAAGCACAGAAGAAAGCAGATGCGGCTCAAGCTGCCGCCATTGCCGCTGCTGTTGAAAAAGATACTGTCACTCTGATAAGCGCAAAAGAATATGCCGACGGTCTTGCTGCCAATTATGAAAAAGCAGGCGCCGCTGCAAAGGCTCTTGAAGATGCAAAAGCATATACTGACACTCAAGATGCCACGACACTTGAACAAGCTAAAGCATATACCGATAGTCAAATTTCTCCCATCCAAGAGAATTTAAATACTAAAGTCGATGCTGCTCAAGTAAAGACTATTCTTTCTGAAAAAGTCGGTGACATTGCCGAAGGTACTACTATTAAGCAGTATATTGATACAAGCGTAGGTTCCGGTGGAACTGCTAGTGCAGAAGCAATTGCAGCAGCAAAGAAAGAAGCCATTGAAACTTCTAAAACTTACACGGATAACGCTTTAACAATTGTAGAATTTTAGGAGTTAAAATGGCTGTAGTTCGTGTATATACAACTGTGGCCGCAAAATTAAATAAATTACCAGTTAGCGATGGAAATTTAGTTTTTGTTTCCGATACACGTCACCTCTATTTAGATTATAACGGTCTACGAATTAAATACAATTGTATCCAAGAATTTCCTACAGACAAAGATAGAATTGATAAATTAGCGCCAGTTGAAGGCTACTATTATGTAGAAGAAACTGGCGTAATGTGGCGTTATAAAGACGGGTGGAAACAGCTTACTCCTTCTAATTTACAAACCATAACTTTTGGTACTTCTGTTAAAGATTTTCCAAAAGAAGGAAAAGAAACTATGATATATATTGCCGATAAAGCAATTTATAAATGGAATGCGGCCCTTCATACATATATGTGTGTTGCTAATAATACAGAATGGACAACTATTTAAAGGAGATATGAATGAGTCAAGTTAAATTTGTAGCTGCTACTCTTGCTGGCTATCAAGGTCTTGAAAATAAAGATGCTAATACTCTTTATTTTGTAGAAGAAGAGCAGCGCATTTACAAAGGTAATACCCCATACTCTGGTGGCATTTATGAGAAAGTAAGTGCACTTCCAGAACAAGGTAAAATTAATACTCTATATATTGTAGGTGACAAAGGAGATAATGTTGCCTATTGGGATGGCACTAAGTATATCACAGTTGTTAAGCCAACAACCGTTTCTGCAGACCTTTCTGCTCTTACCCAGCGCGTTACTACTGCTGAAAATAATATTTCTGCCGCAGATGAAAAATTAACAGTTATTCAAGGTGAAGGCGAAGGCTCTATCAAGAAAGCTGCTGCTGATGCTAAGCAGGCTGCTATTGACGCCGCTGCCACAGACGCTACTTCTAAAGCCGACAAAGCTCTAGAAGATGCCAAAGCTGATTCTGCCACTAAGAAGACAGAAGCTATTGAAGCAGCTGCTGCTGAAACAACCCGTCAGGTTACCGCTGCTAAAACCGAGCTACAGGCCAACATCGACAAGAAATCTAACAAAGCTACTACTCTTGCTGGTTACGGTATCGCCGATGCCTATACAAAGGATGAAGCCAATACCGCTATTGCTGCTGCCGTAGCTAATGCGCACCACCTCAAGCGTGAAATCGTTAGCGTTCTTCCCGAGGTTTCAGAAGCCAACGAAGATACTATCTATATGGTTCCCGATGCTGGTAGCACCGATGCCGCAGGCTCCAACAAGTCTGTTTATACTGAATACATGCTTATCAATGGTGCTTTTGAGCGTATTGGTACTTCTGACGCAGACCTCAGCAATTACTTTACTAAGGACGAAGTAACTGGTGCTATTGCTACTGCTAAGAGCGAAGCTGCTACAGATGCTCAGGAGAAAGCCGATGCCGCCAAGGATGCTGCTATTGCTGCTGCCGCGACCGATGCCACCACAAAGGCTGATGCCGCTAAGGATGCTGCTATCACCGAAGCTGGTAAAAAGGCTGACAAGGCTCTTGAAGATGCCAAGGCTTATTCCGATGGTCTAGCTAAGAATTATGCTACCGCTGCTCAGGGCGCTAAGGCTGATACTGCTGTTCAGGCCGCTGACGTTATTTCTGGTACCGCTAACGGCACAATCTCTGTCAAAGGTACAGACGTTGCTGTTAAGGGTCTAGGTTCTGCTGCCTATCAAAACAGCGGTGCCTTTGATGCTTCTGGTGCTGCTGCTGGCGCTCTTTCTGAAGCTAAGACTTATGCCGACACAAAGAAGACCGAAGCTGTTGACGCTGCTGCTACAGACGCTACTAAAAAGGCCGACGATGCTCTTAAATCTGCTAAGGAGTATGCTAACAGCCTAATTGAGTGGCAGACGCTCTAATTTAAATTAAATTAAAGAGATTGTATGTCTGCTGATATTAAATTTTACACAGGCGTGCAATCAGAGTATGATGCGTTGGGGTCTATTTTCGTAGACCCCAACTGCGTCTATTTTCTTTTAGATATCACGAGTATCATGAAAATAATATCAAATACAGTTGTGATATTAAAATTGCTTCTGGCTTTGCTACGCCAGATGATTTAATTTGGTCTTCTATCAAATAATATATCAGAAAGGATGTGAGCAAGATAGCAAGAGTAAAATTTATCAGAGATAAAGAACCTAATATCAAAGCACTCACTGCCGAAAACAAAGTATTGGATGGTGCATTATATGTTGCAACTGATACCGGCACTTTGTGGATGGGTATTTCTTCGTCCTCTCTGATTCAGATTAAAGATAATATCAATACAAATACTACTTACACTTTAACCAAGAGTGGCAGCACAATTACTCTCAAAGGTAGTGACGGTAGTTCTGTTAACGTTACAGATTCAAATACTATATATAATAATGCTACTGCCAGTGCAGATGGTCTTATGTCTGCCGCAGATAAGTCTAAACTTGATAGTGTTGCTACTGGCGCAAACAAGACCGTTGTAGATGCATCATTTGTTGCTAATTCTACCAATCCAGTTCAAAGTAAGGTTGTTAAATCTGCACTTGACGGTAAGTCTGATACTGGTCATACTCACGATGACCGCTATTACACTGAAAGTGAAATAAATACAAAGCTCAATGCCAAAGCAGCGAACGATATTATAATCATATCTAGCACACAACCTACTAGCGATACATGCAAAATTTGGATTAAAATTTAAAATATTTGGGCAAAGTATTATAATTTTTACCCTTTAATTTTTAGGTATAGTAGAGAGAAAAATCTTAAAGACACTACGAAGATATGGTAATGAAGTTAAATCAGATTCCATACCACACTATAGATTAAATCTTACCATATCTTCTTTTATATATATATGTATTACTACATATCACTAAGGAGAACACCATGAACGAATATCCTTATTTCAATCCATATGCGCCATATATGCCTATGCAGAATAGCGCGTACACACCCGCAAATCAAATTCAAGGCGTTAGATTTGTGTCTAATCGTCAAGAAGCGGAAAGCTGTGCCGTTCCTCGCGGAACGAAAGCGTTGCTTATGGATTCAAATAAGGATATTTTTTATTTAAAAGAAACTGATATGAATGGTATATCTACCATTTCAGAATACTCCTTCAAAAAAGTTGAGCCGCAAACTGCGGATAACTATATAACAAAAGATGAATTCAACAAATGGAAGGAGCAGTATGAATCAATTATTTCAAACCTTGCAGCAAACACAAATGCCGCAAAACAACCCAATGACCGAGTTGTTGGACTTCATTAAAAGTAGTAACATCACACCTCAACAAGCCCAAGAGAAAGTTCAGTCTCTTATCTCTTCTGGGCAAATGTCTCAACAGCAGTTTGAGACACTAAAACAACAGGCTATGAATATAGCTAAATTCTTCAATTAGTTTATCCTCTTGTGCGCACAGGATAAAATATTTCTATACACCACGATAGAAAGAAGATTATTATGGAAAATATGTCTCTATCCGATATTGCGGCAGTCACCAAAGACAACGACAATTGGGGCGGTGCTGGTGGCTGGATTTGGATTATTGTTCTTTTCCTATTTATGTATGGTAATGGCTGGAATCGCAACACCACTGAACAGCCTGTTACCGAAGCAGACCTTTGCAGCGCTATGAATTTCAATAACCTTGAAAATAGCGTTGGCCGTCTGTCTGACCTAATGCAAACACAGTTCATGCAGACTTCACAAGGTCTAGCATCTGTTGGCTATGAGAATTTACGCAACTTCGCATCTACTCAGGATGCTATCAAAGATGGTAACTATGCGCTTTCTAGCCAGCTAGCGAATTGTTGCTGCGAGAATAAGCAGGCCACGGCAGACCTTAAATACAGTGCTGCAATGAACACCGCTTCTATCAACGAGAACACCACCGCACAGACCCAAAAGATTCTAGATGCTCTTGCACAGGATAAGATTGAGTCTCTACAGGCTCAAGTTTCCGAGCTTAAAACCCAGAATATGTTCTGCGGCGTACCTCGTATTTCCCCTTATGGTTATGGCGTAGTACCTAACTTCGCTACTCCTTGTGGCTGCGGTTGCAATGGAGCTACTTTTTAATCCTATCTATCTTTAGGAGTTTATTATGGGCATCAAAACAGTAGGCAGATTCACTTATGATAGCGCTACGGCGCTTACACTAGCTGCTGGCGACACCATTCCAGTACCTAGCTCCACAGTATCTAATAAGTGCATCTCGTGCGATGGTAAGAACATCACTATTAACAATAGCGGTCTTTATCAGATTATGGCAAATTTCACATTTGCCGCAACAGCAGAAGGACCAATAGAAACACAAATGTATCGCAACGGCAACGCTCTTCCAGCGGCACATGCTATTGATACAGGTGCCGCAGTAGGTAATCTTGCGTCTCAGGCGTTTTCAGCACTTGTCACAGTTCCTTGCAATGCTCCGCAGGCTACAATTAATGTCAAGGCATTAAACGCTACAAGCGTCCGTATCGCCAACATTATTGTAGTAAAGATTGCGTAATGGAAATTTTTAAAACGCTACTTGACCAAGTTGATGATGAAATATGCGGCGCAAAGGAATATGCGGAGCTAGCGCTGTCATTGAAAGACGATTCGCCGCAACTATCTAATATGTATAATGATTTGTCTAAGCAAGAGTATTCTCACATACAGATATTACATTCACATTTACTCAAGGCTTATGAATCTCTTGGAGAACAAACTGATATAGTGCAGAATCTGTTTGATTGGCAAAACAAGAAGATAATTGATGGTGTGGCACATGTCAAGACATTAATTGATATGTATAAGTAGCTTAAAGTTTTTGGGCAGAATTATGTAAATAGTTCTGCCCATTTTTTATGTATATTAGTAAAATACGATTTAAAAAATGGAAGGAGGAACTGAATGGGAAGTAGATATTCTGTTTCTGCTAGCGCAAATCAGAATACTGTAAATGTAACAGGTACATTTACAAATAATGGCTACACTTATAGTAATGTGACTGAAACCTTTTGGACTGAATGTAACGGTACGCGACAATATATGTACCGTACTATTCCTTATGGTGCTAGTTTTTCTTGGACTCACTCGTATAACGTAGGAAACAGTACAAGTGTGCGTACATATTCAGTAAGTGCCGGTGGGCCAAGTTGGAGCAATTTCGACAATAGCTCTGCAAGTACAACTGTTAGCGTTCCTGCAACACCTCCGTCTGTTGTAGTCCCTCCTGTAGTAACTAATCAAAAGGCGGTATTATCTGGTTCAACTGTCACTATCTCTTGGACGAATAATGGTTCTGGTACAAGCACTCCTACAGGAAATCATGTTGACGTAAGAGTTGATGATGAAGACTGGGAAAATATTTTAAATACAAAAGCTACCAGTACGACATATGATGTCTCTGTCAACCATAAATATGAGTTTAGAGTCAATTCATATAACTCTGCTGGTCAATCCACGCATCAAAGCACGAATACAATTTATACAGCACCTATAGCTCCGACGATTGTTAATCCTGTTGGCGTCATTTTTCCTTCTGCTGGAAGTTTTAATTTTACATGTGATAAAACAGATACGCTATATCCTTCTGAAAAAATAGAATGGCAATATTCCACTGATGGAGGGTCTTCTTGGTCTGAATTCCAGGTTGCATCTGGCAATGTTATATCTGTAAGTTCATCTGACCCTTCACTAAATTCATTTATTATGGGTTTGAAGAACAATAATAATTGTTATGTTCGTGCTAGGATATATAATTATGACAATTCAATTGCTTCTGATTGGAGTGCCGCAACTCATATTAAAGTTGCTTTACAACCTATTTGTTATGTTAATATTCCAGAAGGGGCTACGATTAAGGCTGTATATATCAATAAGGGATAAAAATCCTAGGAAATAAAAGGAGTATAAATGAAAATTCTAAACGAGGAAGACGTTGAGATTAAAGAATCTGACGTTGATACCACAAAGGGCTATCTAAAGTCTGATAAGAAATTTGTCGCACACCATGAGGAACAAGCTGAAATTCCTGAGAAAAAGCATTACGAAGTAATCCGTTTTGCTTTTGAAGATGGTTCACAGATGTTTGTTGATGGTAATACGGATGCACATGTCAAAGTCATTGATGACCAAGCTGGTGTATTTGAATACGTAGACCAAGGCGAAGGTAATGTCTATCATGGCGCGGAAATCAAGTCTGTAATTGACCAAGAGCATGTAGAACATAAAGACGCATATGATGAATATGAGGATATTCAGCGTTACGTTCTATATACCGAAGCCGAACTTAAAGAACGTAAGGAAATGGAAGAAAAGCAGGCAAAGCAGGCTGCCTTTATGGAAAATGGTCCTGACCAGCTTGAATCCAACACTACATCTATCGGTGACTTAACTATCATGTTATCTGAAATCGTTGCAGGAAGTGATGAATAATGGCAGTATCTAAAATGGCTTTTAAAATCGTTAAAAGTGCAGTACAAATCCGTCTTGAGCGTGGTGAAGAACTGGAAGACATTCTCGCCAGCTATCCTAAGCTGTCTGCGGAGCAGACTGCCGAACTTCGTGAATTCTATACTCCAAAAGAAAGTGAGTAATTATGGACTTTATTCTAGGTGTAATTGCTTGTGCATTGCTAATTACCATTATCGGCACTGTTAAGAAGTTTGTCGTTAATCGTTTTATCCAGATGGAATCTGACATTGATGACCTTAATGAACTTGTTTCTGAGATTGTATCAGGAAGTGATGAATAATGGCACGTCCCACTAAAGGTGTTTCCGCACTCGCTTTTAAAATCGTTAAGAAAGCCGTTAAGATTCGTCTAGACCGTGGCGAAACTCTTGATGATATTCTTGCTAGCTATCCTAAGCTATCTCAGGCTCAAGCTGATGAAATTCTTGAGGAATTCAAGAATTATAAATCTGAATAGGAGATTTAACAATGTTTGATTTATCAACTATCTCTACCTATCTTGTTCCTAGTGTAGTTATTCTATGTCTTTTGGTCGGCTACATTATTAAGAACTTGATTCCAAATGATTCTATTAACCGTTTTATTCCTCTTATCGTAGGTGTGCTTGGCGTTGCCGCCACAATCTTTACTGCCGTCACAACAGGTGTTCCAATTACTGTTGATGTTGTAGTTGCAGGATTAAGTAGTGGTTTGGCAAGTACAGGTCTTTTTGAAGCCTATAAAAATCTTCTCAACGGTTCCGATAAAGAATCTAAATAATGTTACACAAGGGAGCCTAACGGCTCCCTTTTTTATTTCCAATAGAAAGGAAAATTATGGATTGGAAAAACATTCAAGCTGATGTAACCAAGATTCTGCCTTGCGACTATACCGCAGGTCGTGAAGGTGCTAATATTACTGGTATTACCATTCATCATATGGCTGGTAATCTTTCTATCGACCAGTGCTATAATCTATGGAGCCATTCACAGACTTCGGCCCACTATGCGGTTCAGGCTGATGGCAAAATCGGCCAGATGGTCAATGATTGGGATACTGCTTGGGCTTGCGGCAACTGGTATGCAAATACACATACTATCTCTATTGAGCACGCTAATAACAACAGCAATCCTTGGACAGTCTTCCCTGCTGCTTTAGAGTCTGGTGCGCATCTTGTCGCTGCTCTTTGCCTCTATTACAATCTTGGTCGTCCTCAATGGCTAGTCAATGTCTTCCCACATCGCTATTTTTCGTCTACGGCGTGTCCTGGCGAACTAGCTGGTAGTCAAAACGCTGAATATATGAGTCGAGCGCAGGCTTGGTATGATGCAATGAAGAACGGCACCGAAGCGGCTCCTGCTCCTTCTACAAATAAACCTGTTCCTGCGCCTGCTCCTACTAACAAGGCTCCGCAGGGTAAAGCTCTAGTTAATGTTCACTATGCTCTACGCAACCTCAATGGCGGCTGGAATGATACAGTAACCAACTTTAATAATTCTGATTCCAACGGCTTTGCTGGTGTGCCTTGCGGCAAGCACGATTATCTGTGCGCTTGGGCTGACCGTGGTACTCTAAAGTACCAGGTTCATACCCAGCAGGACGGCTGGTTAGACTACGTATCTCAGGGCAACAAAAATGACCTCGTTAACGGCTGCGCTGGTATTGGTGGCCATGCGATTGATGGTGTCCGCATGTATTATATTACACCAAAGGGTGAAGAATATAAGCAAGTATACTATCGTTCACAAACAGTTGACCGTGAAGGTTGGCTAAACTCTGTATGCGATGATGGCTCTACATACGGTGGCGATGATTTCGCTGGCATGTATGGTGAAGCTCTTGACCGTCTACAGGTTTGTATTTCTGATGCTAATCCTTTTTAATTAAATAAAATAAGGGGTATTCTCTTAATTGAGAATACCCCTCTTTTTTTATGGCTTTAGAAAGCCGATTCATTTTTATTGATTTCAATATTGGCCGCACACCCAATACAAATAGCATCTGCGGTATCGCTATCTACTTCTTTTTTGTAGTGCTCTTGGATAAAATCAATTGCAGTTTGTTTTTGTTCTGCTCTTTTTCTACCCCATGACATACCATATTTATCTTTTAAAATCTTACGCCAGTGTGATGGAGAAAGACAATATAGATTCTTTTCATGCTTCTCACACCAAAAGAGAATCATGGCCTGAATATATGCGAGACGGCGATACGTTTCAACATTACCCATTTGTAATTGAATATCTTCATAGGCTACAGCATCAAAGTGATATGCCACATATAGCTTATCTAGATTCTCAAGAAACTGCGTTAATCTTTTACCTAGCTCTTGGTTTGACTTAATTTCAAAAGTGCCGTATTTGACTAATTTATCATCATCAAAAATTGCCACGCCTGTTACTCGACTAGCTTGGTCGAGTGCCAAGAGACGCATTAAGCATCAATCCCTGTGAAGTCAAGTTTGTTTGCATATAGCTTAGCAAACAGCACAGTATTTGTAACAGCACCTACGCCATTTGGAACTGGTGTGATATAATCAGCTAAATCTTTAACACTATCATAATCGACATCGCCGCAAATATGTCCTTGTTCGTCATAATTTATGCCAACATCAATGATATTTAAACGGAAAGCATCAAGATTAGAGGTATTAAAATGCTTTGGTTGTCCAATAGCAGAAACAAATACATCTTTATCGCTAAAATTATTCATTCCTTCTGTTGAAATAAATTTACTTTTACTGTGATAAAGTGTTACAGTACAGTCTTGCTGCAATAATAGCTCTGCGAGAGGTCGCCCAACTCGCATAGACCTACCAACAACGGCGACATTAAGACCTGCGAGATTATTGTCGTATAGAGTTTGGATAATCTTTAAACATGCAACGGCAGTGCATGGAGCTTTACGATATGCGATAGGGTCTTTACTGCCATATAGATGTGCCGCAGATTTATTAGAAAGACCATCAATATCAAGTCGCATTGGAATCATATTATATAATGATTGAGTCGCTTCGCCATAATCTGAGATAAGAATGATTCCGTTGATATTAGGGTTTTGTGACCATCTGCGAATTTGTAGACTTGCATCTTGAATTGTATCGCATTGAGCTGAGATTATAGTCGAACCATATTTCGCAGCATTACGCCTAATGGAGCTAAGATACGAGCCTGCGGCTGCATTATCAGCTCGATGGATAACACCAAGAGTAGGATTAAGTGTAGGATATGGGTCAATGGCAACTGTCTCTAGCTTTTTAATAGTAGATTCAATTATCTTGTCCATGTTCCTCTTTCCTTATGGATAATAAGTTTATTTGTAAAATAATTTTCATCTAAAATATCATAATTCATATAAGGTATTCTAATTAAATCATAGTCATTTTGCTCGCAATATTTTGTTTTAATCATATCTCTATATTGAATATTATCAATTTCCTCTTGAGTAAAAAATGTTGATTTTTTATTTTTTGGAATATGAAAATGTTGCTCTCCATCAAATTCAATGATAGTTTCGTATAGCGGTAAATAAAAATCAAAAAATAGTAAATGATTTGTTTTTGGATTTCTGCAATTGTCTATTGTATATTGATGAATATATTCTATATTTAAATTATCTAATATGTTTTTTATTTTAATTTCGCCTTTTGATAAATTGTGTTTCCCACAGGTGAAGACGCGTCCTGATACAAGTTTATTTCCAGCAACCGTCTTTTTATTGCCGCAATCGCATGTACAATCCCAGTAAATGTAATAGCCTCCACTTGGATGCGGAACTCGTTTATCGGATATTTTATCAACTGTTAACATACCAAAACGTTTGCCGGTTAAATCTTTTATGTTGGCCGACAAACCGGTTTCTGGATTTATTTTCTTGCATCCACAAGATTTATAGTGATACTTTGTGCCGCTAATATTATACAAATCTGCTTGAAATTCTCTGTGGCAGAATGGACATTCAAAAGTGCTAATACATGACTTTTTAGTTTTAGACATTGGGCCACGATGTATTAACTTGAAACCGTTTATTACGTCTCCGTCGTTATATTTATAACGTTTATTAGACCCCTGAGCTGCCATACGACCCTCTGTTGTTTAAATTCAAACTATCTGTTTCTTCAAAGGTTATATCAGCCTGCTGTTTAAGTAAACGGAATTGAAAGCACCTAACGCCTTTTGGAATTGTAATATCTCGCGTCGCTAATACGCAAGCGAGCCATTCATCATCAGACCCATTAAAACTATTGTCGATATATCCAGCTCCGTTCGTTAAGAGAATACCATAACGCTTAAAGGTTGAAGACCTAGGCAGAAGAATAGCGTCATATCCATCTGGTAGTTTCATAGAAATGCCTAGATGAATAAAACCCCAGTCTCCTTTCTTTAAAGTAATTTCATTTGCATTATATAAATCAATGCAACCACCTTTTTCATTCTGCTCTAGCTTAGGAGAATTAATATAACGAATCTTAATAGTTTCTGAATTACTCAAAAATATCATCCTCACTATCATCGTCATTAGTAGAAAGCATAGACTCTGCCGCGTAAGGTAACTCTACATCAAAGATAGGGATTGTAGGCTCCTTAATATCATTTACAGTAAATACAGCTTTAACTTGATAGAACGAATCTACCACAATTCCCTTTTCCTTAACTAGCTTTTCGGAATAGCTAAATGCAGATAGAGAATAACCATCCTGTGCGGCCTGCTTCTGTAGTTCTTCACGAAAAGCTACTACATCTTCAATCGTCTCAACACGATACTCGGCAGTGTTCTTGATAACGTAATGGCGCATAATTAAATACCTTCCTCAATAACGGGTAGAGTCGTAAGACCCTTGATTTTACTTACTACTTCTGGAATATAACTCTTAGGTCCAAGAACATAAATTTCTTGGATAGCATATTCTTTCTCTAGGTATGGAGTGAAGTTTTCCTCAAATTCAGGAAACCAACACATCTTCTGTGAATCAACTTGCTCTGTATCACCTTGTACCATAAACTTAATAGCTGATGCGGGAAAAGCCGCCACGATTAGCTTATTCATTATTCCACCTCAATTACAAAATCTTCTGCTTCAAATAGCATAAACATATAAACATTATCGGTTTTATATTCTTTAATCCAAATCTGATAAGTATCTTCGGCGTGCTGATATTCAATGTCGAGAATGCGGCCACGGAACGCAAGGCATTCTTTGAGTTCTTGAATCATCTTATCATAATTTGGGTTTTTAAGATTAAAGGTAGTGTAATAATGAAGTTCATTATTAAGTAGCATATAATAATGTTTTTTATGATGCGTTGAAAGCCATGCCCCTACATTGACGAACATTGCATTTACTTCATCTTGTGAAGGTGGCGTAATCTTGGCATACATTTTTTTGTTAATTTCGTAATTATTAATAGTAGTGTCCAAGCTGTTTCCTTTCTCTTCTTTGTTCTATTATATTATAACAGATTGAAAGGTAAAAGTCAATAAAAAAAAATGAGGGATAGAATAAAATCTATCCCTCATACTTAAATATCCAAAAGCACAATATCATTTGCCGCATGTGTCTTTTGAAGGTCAATTACTCGTTGATTAGAGCTGCCTTTAAAAGCAAGCGTTAAGTCTTTCTTCTCTTGGATAAATGGGCCATCTACTAGAACATCAGCGAGTCGCAAAATGGGTTCTAGATAATAATCGTCTTTATTCTTTTTGATTCTCTCTTGGAGCTGTTCATAGGTGTATCCAGTATAAATCCAAATCTTAATATCAGGTCGTAATACCTTGATATTTTCAATAAGAGCTAATAGCTCTTTTAAATTAATTGTTTCTAATGGTTCTCCACCTAGAATTGAAAATCTTTCTACCCATTTTGGTTGGATAGTCTTTAAGATTTTATTCTTAGCATCATTGGTATATTCATTGCCACTATTAAAATCCCATAACTCTTGGTTATGGCAATTCTTGCAATGGAAATGACAGCCAGATAGAAAGACGCTAGTGCCAATGCCTATGCCATTGCTAATGTCCATTGACCTTATTTGAAAATATCTCATTCTTCACCAATCTCATGGTCATCAATGTGAACATATCTATCTGCAATATCGCCTAAGCGGCCCTCGTTTGGGAGGCTGGTAGAAATATAACCGCAAACTCTGCGAGCAATATTCATTTTATCAAAATTTTTATTACCACAATTTGGGCATTGATAATAATGTTTGTGTTGTTCCTCATTATATTTTAATTCAATTTCACCATCGTACCCACATACTTGACAATAATCGCTTTTAGTATTTAGTTCTGCATACATAATATGGTCATAAATAAATTGAATAACTTTTTCTACAGCTTTAATATTACCTTGTAGATTTGTAGTTTCAATATAACTTATTGCCAAAGGTCTTTAGCTTTTAATTTTGCTTTTACAATTTTTTCTAAGCGTTCTTTTTCCTTTTGCGGAAGATTTTGAGTAAAAAGGCGAGCTTTTTCATGCTCTTCTTCTCTTACATAGTTTTCGAATACAAGCTCTTCTGCCACATATCGTCTATAAACTGCTTCTTCTAGCGTTTTGCTGTAGCCTAAATGACATCTTTTGTTTTGCATTCTAATTTCTGGGTCATATCTATCTTTATCTTTTCTATAAGATATTCCATTAAAACCACTAGTATTGTTAGAAGCTAGTTTTTTATTGCAACAATTTTCTCCTTGTGTACAAATTCTTAGATTCTGCTTTCTATTATCTAAAGCGTCCCCGTTAATATGGTCAATAACAATATATCTATCTTCTTTTGGGTCAAAGTCTAGAAGGATATGAGTTAAGTCTTGTTGGGTGCCTTTTGCTGGTAAGCCCGTTACAACGTGACCATGACTTTTGCGCCATTTTTTATATCTAATTTTAGATACGTCTTCTGTGTCTACAATAAAGCGTCCAATGCACTCATTCTTTTGATTATATAAATTAAAGTATGTAATGTTTGGATTGTCTTTGTCTTGATAAAAGTCGTTTAAATCGTTATTGGTTCTTGGATTATTATCTAAAAACTTTCCATATTTATGATATTGATGCATATGTTTAGAGCATAGAGTATATCCCCAAACGTGATAAATTCTATTTGTTTCTCTTCCACAAATTTCACATTGATTTTTCATTTTTTACCTTTCGACTATATCTTAGCGTAGCAGGAAAACACTGCTTCACACCTCGCGCACTTCGGACGGCATCCATCCCCGACCTAATAATTAGTCTGTACACTTTTTATTATATTATAATAATTTAGCACGGTATTGTCAAATGATTTTTACCGTTAGCCTATTTTAAATAGACACCTGTTGGATAACAGTTCACGCGATTTTGGGTGGCTACAAAAAGGTTATATTGAATCTAACCACCCTGACAAAGCGACTGGAAACCAGATTCGATAGACAGCTTAGAGAAAGCGTCAATATGTTCAAATACTGGAATATGATAAGAGTTAGTAATATAATCTCTATCGTCCGTTACTCCTTTTACTTTTCCAAAACGCTTTCTTAAACTTTTAGCAAACGTATACGTGCTGCTTTCTAAAGGAGTACCGTATTGCGAATATGCGATACCATCTTCGGCTTTCCACTCTTCACATTTTTTATTTAAAAAGTTCATTACCTGTTTACCAAATGCGTTGCCTTTTGGTTCGCTTAAACTTTCACCAGTCATATACTTAGTACACTCGTATAAGCCAGCCATACCAAGAGAAGCGGTAAGATAACCGCTATAAACCAGCTTACCTAAAGTATCTTCTGGTTTTAATCTTGCTAAAGCGCCATCACACCATAAAATAGGAGCAACCTTTGCTTGCGTATTTGCAATACGGTTTGCCCTGATTTTGTGTACTGTGTGGCACATTTCAGCACGTTCATCTAATAGTTGCCAGAATTTGTCTTTATCACCATTAGAAGAAAAGGCTGCATCTGGTAAATTAATTGTACAAACTCCAATGTTTGCACGTCCATAAAACTTATTTTCATCTTTCGGCCATACCGATAAGAAACTTCTACACATGTTATCGGCAGTCACCTGCCGCACTGACTATATCATCTATCTTATTGGATAGTCTTTTTCTTCAAGTAGTTTAACTACTTTACTCTGTTACATTCATCACAGATAGTCGATACACATTTATTTAGCTCGGACTCAACTTAAATCTAAGTCCTATCCGAATTCAAAAGATTTTATATGGGCTATAGTTTACACTGACCCATCGAAGGGAAGCAATGACCGTTACCATTACTGTCTACTTTTAGCTGCTTCATAACTTTTTCTGAAATATAATCTGGAACTAAACGTTTAGCAGAACACTTTGCCGCAAGCTCAGTAAGATACCAATATTTAGTACCCTCTTTAATATTATCTTCTTCAAGACAATAAATTAATTTTGGAAAAGCAACGGTCACATATACGCCTTGACGATTCTTCATGCCAAGGATTCGTTGGTTCAGCATTTCTTTAATTAAAGCCGCTAATTCTTCCTTGTACTCTTCGGTTTCATTCAGATATAAGAAAATCGTCAAGAAAGGTGTCTGACCATTTGTAGTCATTAAAGAATTGATTTGATAATTTAAAGTCTGGATGGAATCAGCAATTTCTTTCTTTGTGTCTTCTTTAGCGTATTTAATAGATAGCTCTTCACTAAAACCACGATTTTTATATTTTTCTAAATATAAATTGTAACTATCCCTAACAAAAGGAGCAAGGTGAGTCAGTGTAATTGACGACCCACCATATTGTGAACTAGCAACGCAGGCAATAATTTGGCTTGCAATCGTCGAAGCTGTGATTAAACGATGTGGTTTATCAATAGTTACTCCGTTAATAACGGTTCCATTCTGCAACATATCTTCTAAGTTAATTAAGCAACAATTTGTAAGGGTTTTTTGCGCGGCATAATCCATATCATGAATGTGAATAATACCTTCATCATGGGCTTTTACAATATCTTTTGGGAAAATATAGTTTCTTGCAATATCTCTACTTACAACCCCGGCAAGGTAGTCTCGTTGGGTTGTAACTAATTCTGCTCGTTTATTTGAATTTTCTGTTGCCCAATAGCCATCTTCATAGTTGCCAATTACTTCAAAAAACTCTTTGTCAAGTTGTTTCTGGCGTGCAATCTGATGTTCGTAACGATAAATCATATATGACTTTGCAACATGCGGAAAATCGCCCATGAGCAGTTCTTCAACAGCATCTTGAATCTCTTCTACCGTCATGCCGTCATGATAATACTCAGCTTTTTCAAAATCATGCGCAATATCTTTCGCAACCTCATGACAAAACGTTGATGTCCATCCATGAGTACCAGAAACATCACATGCCGCACGAAATACCGCATTTTCAATCTTAGAAATATCGAACTCTACTTTATTTCCATTTCGCTTTGTAATATATTTAGTCAATATCTTTTCCCTTCTTCTCTTGGTGAATTACTTTCAACATATCTTCTACATTGTCCAAAAGAGGATAGCGAGTTTCAGACGTAGAATTCGCCGCAAACTCACGATTGACCATATCAACATACATCGTGGAGCTACCTTCATCACCCATATAGAACATATCCCATTTATCTTGCGGCATAAGGCTTTTCCGCAAGCTCTTTCAGTTCTTCTGGAGTGACAAAATTCTTATTTGTATCTAACTTGTGCCAATCGTTATCAAGCCAGAATACCTCGCCATGTTTCCACTTGTCAAAATCATCTTTTGAGCAGATAGTTAACGTATGTGTTGAGCTTGAATTAGTTTCAAACACTCCTTATCGTACTTGAAAAATCATTTTATCCTCTTTCTATTATATAAAATTTAGTTAATAAACTTTCTAAACTTATGTCCATGCGTTTATTTGGATAAAAGTTGATGCTTTAACTTTGAAGTTTCATAAATTAGTCTATCATTATTCATAATTTTGGATACAAAATCTATGCGGCCATGACAATAAGGAAGAAGATGCTCATTTTCCATATATCCAAAATATTCATCGTAATCTAGGAAATCATGATTGTCCGCAAACGCTCGTCTGATAAACTCACATTTAAAAGTATGTTCACGTTTTATAGAACGTTTAAGTCGCGTAAAGAACGGAACTTTAAGATAAAATAATTCACATGCCGCAATTGAACGAGTATGACGATAGTATTTATGTAAAGAGTACATACCAGTAGGATTAAGAACGCAGATATTTACACAATCATCATCGAATGAATCAATAGCAGTGCCATATCGCCAACCGCGAAACTCGGTATGTTCAATAAACTTATTATCATATTGCATTTCAATAAAAGTTTCTAAATCAACGAAATGATAATCTACGCCGTCAACTTCTCCCTCTCTTGGAGGACGAGTTGTATAACTGATTACCTTTTTCGCTGGGATTCCAATCTTCTTATACTCTTCAACCAATCGAGTGGCAACAAAATCTTTGCCAGCACTCGACTTACCGCAAATGCCAATTACAATTGGTTTCATTAAACCTCCAAAAATATAGGAGCAAACATTTCCTTTTTGTTTACTCCTATATTATAACATAACTTTATTTAATTGTCAACATTTTCGCCATAACGATTATTGGTCATTTCTATGGTGCCATCTTTATTTACTTTCGTAATTTTATATAGTTGATGCTGTACATTTCCTTTACGTTTATACGCCTTTAATACGAAAGTATCTCCACGTCTAATACCATTGCATACCAACATTGTGCCACGCTGGAAGAAACCTTGTTCCATAATTTTTTTAGTGCCGTCTGGTCTGACTTCACTAATACGTTTATTGTATTGTGAAAAATATTCTTTAGACATTTTAACTTCCACTACGCCAGTAGTAGTAAGTAAAGTAATTTGTGAGTGCATTTCATCTTTTGCAATAACTGTTCCAGCAATTTTAAAAGTTTTAAAAATTGGAATCTCCGCGCCGTTACGCTTAAATGTATAATCTACAATAGGCGTGCGGTTAAGTTTCGTATAATCTACAATATCATATAATGAACTATCAATATTAACTAATTCATGCTTATGATAATACATGCCTAGACTTTCCATTTCCCAATGAGAAATTGTACCTGCCGCATATTTATTCCAAGCATCTTTTAACATTTTATTGTTTAACTTATCTAATAGCTCTTGTTGATTATCCGCAATATATTGTTTGGCCGCACTCATTACTGAATTATATTCTTTTTTCCATGCCTTTTTGTTTAAACATAGCTTATTGTCTATTGGTTCAATATTATCTTCATTGAAAAACTTAACATAAAATTTGTAGTAAACACCCTCTAATGCAAAATAATCTGCATTATATTTGTAATCTTTTTTCAGCCCTTTATTAAAATTAAATACTTGCTTTTGGAATTTGAGTTTTTGCGGCACAAGATTATTTTCGATAAGTGCATTAAAGTTCTGCATAGTTAAACGTTTTTTGGGATTGATTGTAGTATATAGATATTGCTTCATAATATCTTTGCGTTTGCCGAATTGGTCAAAAGCTCCAGATTTAATTAAGGAAACCATAACTGTTTTATTTACTTTTGTCTTATCCATAAAATCTTCTATAGAATTATATGGGCGATTATTGATAATCGTTTGCGCGACTTCGTTGCCTACACCTTGTAAACCGCCAAGACCATAATGAATTGTATTTGTTTCTGCGTCTGGCGTGAAAGATAGCTCTGACTTATTTATGTCAATAAGCGATACTTTAATTCCTGCTAATTTGTTTTTATTGACGGCACGTGCAATCTTATTATAATCAGATGTTTTGTCATCAATACCTTCAATTGTACCACTATCTACAATTAAGTTTGCGCAATTCCAAAAGATAATAGGGTATTTGTAAGCAAGATTCATTTCTTGAAGGGCTACAAGTGAGTAAGCCAAAGTATGGCTCAAATTCTTTACAGCACTAATTTTCATAAGCCCAGTAAACTGGTTGCTGTCTGGACTATACCTTCATCTTATATAAGATGTGCCATTATAGTCTCTGAACGTTTTTCTATTTTAAATAGAAACTTCGCTGCGGATTGTCCACATATCTTTATATCTTATTACTATATCTCAGACATTACTCTTTGCCGCTAATACATTGCTGTATTAGTTTAGTAATATAAAGTTTTAGGAGTTTCCCGCATGTTAGGCAATTTGTACTATATATCACTATATAGGGCTTCAATTCGTTTTAAAGCCATATCCTCGACTTGTTGCGACACATACGTTCCATACGTAATTGCAAAGGTTTTTACTCAAGCCGCGTTCTTGGACTCGTTCAAAGTATTCCTTTTCACAAGCCTTGTATCCAGCCGGGTCCTTCTTTGCGACAGATTTTCTTAACCGATCGGCGAAGTTTAGGTCAAAGCCGCCACACTCTGGAATCTGGACAAGCATCATAAAGCGCTCTTGAGACTCGCACAGACCATAAGAGATTTTAAGAACGGGTTCAAGAATCTTTTGTTCTTCTTTTGTTAGACCATAAGAGTCCATTTCTTGATACCATAAAGAAATATCTTTCTTGAATCTTGCATATTTTTCAAGAGGTGTTTCAGCGCCTTTTTCTTGCGCCATAAGTCGAATCACACTGTTAAGAGTGGCTAAATCGTCAACAGATTTAGGATGTGTTAGCGCGATGCCTTGAATTCCACTTGACTTTTCCATTTGGAATAAAGATTGAATCTTATGTTCCCATACCATTTTCCACATCTTAGAATCTGTTCGTTCTAGATTGTAGATACCGATAGCATCTTCGTAAGTTTTTCTCAGGGTTCCAGACCATTTAAGATAACCGTATTTTACTAACAGTTCAAGGCAGACCTGAATCTTGTCCATCGCCTCGACCGAAAGCAAGTCGTATTTAATGAGCGATAATTTCTCCAAGTCGTGGAGGTCAAATTGACTAATAATAGTCCCATCGGGAGCACGCATAAGAGCCGCCGTCTCCGTAAATGGTTCATCAACGAAGACAAGTCCTCCCGCGTGTATTCCAGAGCGACAAATTAGACCTTCAATTCGACAAGCAACTTCCCACAGTTTTGGACGCTGCTTCATTTCATTGACAAAAGGAATAACTGGTTTCATTCCTTCTTTGCTATCGCCATAGTAGCATTGATGCAAAGAACGAATTAAGCCACGGTCAGAAGGGACTAGAGAAGCAATGTATTGCGCCACATCATTATCAATTCCGAGACCTCTTGCCGCACTTAGAATGGCTGATTTCGTACTTTCTGTACCAAGAGTAAGAACATTACAGACTCTATCTTCTCCATAGACTTCTCTAAACTTGTCTAAGATTTGCTTGCGGCGCAGACCAGATACATCAATATCTACATCTAAGACAGAGACACGTGCGGGATTAAGGAACCTCCAGTGGAATGTCTTTGTAGTCTCTCTTAGACAGTTAATCTGGATAATGCCCAGAACATATAAGATAAGGAAGCCACCGCCACTTCCTCTTGAACAGCCAACAATAGAACCGGCTTCCCAAATGGTATCAATGATTTTCTGCAAGTTAAGAAAATATGAAGACCAATGCGTTTTATTTACAAGAGAACTTTGATAGACAGACTCTAGTTCAATGTTGATTTCATCATAAGCATCTTGATTCTGTAAATCTTCTTTCTCTTGGATGCCTTGAATAATTAGTCTGCCAAGAAGTTTGTCACCTTCAAAATCAGATTCAGTAAGATATTTTAGGTTAGGAATTTTATCTTGAAAAGATTTTACTTGCTCGTCTGTGATATAGCTATATTTCCAAGGTAGTTGAGGAATCTTTAAAGGCTTTTTAAGATTATAATCTTCGCATTGATTCTTAATATATTCAATATTTTCATATGCGGCACAGATATCTTCTTTTGTAAAATATTCAAAGAATTCTTCAAGTTCTTCTGTTCCCATGAGATAGGTAGTTGCATAGAACTCAGAGACTTCACGCTCACCATTTTGAGATTTCAAGTATGTCTCATGGATGAATGCTTCATCTTTCTTTAAATAATGAGCATCACAAGTGATAATATATGGAATATCTAATTTATGAGATAGTTCTTTAATCAACTTATTAACATAGATTTGCTCTTCATTATTAGAAGGTTGCATTTCTAGAAAGAAATTACCCTTGCCGAAAAGTTTAACCATTCCATTAAGCCATTTGATAGCTTGTTTAATATATGCTTTATCGTTTGTTTGCTTATATTTGAGAAGATAAGCTGGTAATTGCCCTCCGAGGCACGCGGTTGAAGCAATAACGTTACCTTTATTTTTACCGATAATATCAATTAAGTCTTGATAATATGTTGGCACTCGCCGCATACCACGAGCCATATAAGAACGCATCCAAGCTCGCGTTGAAATCTCACGAATTTGCTTGTGGCCTTCTGTGTTTTTAGCCAATAGAATGAAGTGAAAATACCTATCTTCTTCTGGATTAAAATTATCTTTATTAAGCCCATTGCGGACCAGGTATATCTCATTGCCAAGAATCACTTTGAAATTTGGATTATCCTGTTTGCGCTTTTCATATGCTTCTTGAATCTTGACTGCATTAGCTACTGATTCATGCTCTGTAAAGGCTAATACATCTTGACCAAGTTCCAAAGCATAATCCATTAAACGGTCTACTGTGTTAATTGAATCTTTAAGTCTAAGATTTGAGAAATCTGTATGGTTGTGAAGGCTGCCGGGATATTTGTCAAGCACTAAGTTCTACCAACCTTTCTTAAATCTTAAATTAGTTTGCTTCTTTTTTAGCGCGTTCTTTAGCACGGGCTTTGCGGCGGGCTGCTCCTGCGCGCTTTCCGGTGACCTTAACCCAATTGATGTCTTTATAGTCGTATTTTTCTTCCCACTTTTCAAAGTCTTCTTGAGTGAAACACTGGACTAGTTCAGGTACGCCACAACGAATCTCTTTTTTCATATAAGCGCCCTTCTGACGGCCAGTCATTTCATCAGGAAGAGTCTCGCCAGTTAGACGCTCATAGTTTAGATTCCAATTAAAGCGACTCATTTTACGTGTCGGCATACCAACCTCAGTAGTATAGCCGCACTCCTTATTATAGCAAGTTGAATACCATTTGTTGTTCTTCTTAAAATTGTTAACATTATGCTGTCCGCACATAGGACATTTTGCCATTCGCATAATCTATGCTACTCCTTTCTATTGGATTTTCTTTATAAATATATTATAACACAAAAAAGCCCTCTAGTCAAATAAAAACTAGAGGGCTTTTTAAATTAAATTATTCCAAAGTCAGGATGCTTATCCATCCAATCTCGGTCTGCTTTAATTTTATCTTCGTTTACAGGCTTAATATCACTTGGCTGCTGATTGATAATGTCTTGCATATAGTCTTCAGTCATTTCCCAATCACTATAAATGTCAATCTTATCGAACTTTTCACGAATAAGAGCATCCATAATAATATCATAACGTGCTGCCTTATGTGCAAGATTCCTCAGTTCAGCTTCTTCAATTTGAAGTTTCATTTAAAATACCCATTCCTCTTCATAATCCTCTAATTCAAAATCATCAATTAGAATTTGCGGCGTAACGTTTCCCATCCATTCGTTCTTGGAACACGTTCCTACAATGGTTAGTTTCTTTTCTCCACTTGTCCATTCTTCAAATTCTTCCCTAGAAGATTTGAATTTCATAATATCTACACCAGAAGGTAGAGAAATTTTAATAGTAGGATGTCCTTTTGCTTCACCTAGAAGCTGGACATTAACATTGTCCAATGCAATATCTTCTACTACAACTTTAGATTCTGGAATACCCTGACCATAAATATTTAGCTCCGCAATATCAAGAACATATTTAGGATTAATATTGTTATAATTCCAAATATAATCCACGAGATAGACAGGCTTAAAATCAATACCTTTGTATTGCTCATTAGTCTTGTCTAAGAACTCATAAAAGTTCTCTAAAGGCAAAGACAAGCCAAATGCAGACCCATGCCCAGAAGCATAATCGACAATGCCAGTATCTTCACAAAGACTACGCATATCTTCAACAGGACAATAAGAGTAATTACGAGCAGACCCTTTTAGATGTACTCCGTCTTCCTCTTCAACTTCCTGCAAGACCAATGTAGGATGCTGGTATTTGGCTTGGATTTTATTCGCCACCAAACCTAAAATGCCTGGTTCAGCATCATCTTTGCCGCATACACAAGTAATGATAGCATTATCTGTTAGCTTTTTAGACTGAATCTGATATTCAAAAAACTCCATAGCTTCGTCTTGTAGCTTAGTCTGTCTACGTTTCACTCGTTCAATAACAGTAATAGCTTCTTGCCAAAGAGGAACTTCTTTACCTTTTTCACCTCTCTTGGATGATGGAATCATTGTATCACATTTGTAATCCAATAGAGCGTTAATAAGAAGACGTTTCTCTACCATTTCACCAGTTCGACAGCAGCTATTCAGATAAGGAACCACATAAAAGCTAGAACTAAGATAGTTAAGACCATTCATCTTATTTAAAGAAAACTCTTGTTTGTCTATGAATGCTTTAAAGAACTTGTTCTTGACATTAGCGTAACCGATATTGACAAGCGCTCTCACTTCTTTCTCATGGTAATCCATCATATCTCCGCAAAGACCAAGAGCGCACAAGTCAACTAAATCATTTGCATAATCAAAGTGAAGAAGTTCATCCATCTGACGGCATAGTTGCCATGTAACACCTGCTCCGCAAAAGTTTTTATTAGGATAATCGTCTAATTGATTATTTACTACAATAGCGTCCTCAGAATATTTTTCACAATAGTGGTGGTCCGCGATTACAATATCTACGCCATTGTCATGAAGATACTTATGTTGTTCGTAATCATTACTAGATGAATCTGGAAGAATAAGAAGATTGGTAGTCTCTATAATCTTATCTAAATCAATATCCGCAAGTCCGTGAGCTTTTCCTTCATGGATTAGGATGGTCGGTTCCTTGCTACAAATGCGATGAATATAGTTGGCTATAATGGAGCTAGAAGTCAATCCATCTGCGTCTGCATCTTGGAGAATAGTAATCTTTGAGCTTGTCCACATACAATGATTAATAATCATTACAGCTGCGTCTTTAATGTTCTTTAATAGATGAAAATCATTTACATCATTCCAATAGGCATTAAGCCAGTTACTTTGTTCTTCTACTGGAATATCTCTATTATATAAAATTTGTTGTTGAGGTGTCAAGTTATCCAATGTTGGCTTATATAATTTATAATCTATTTTCATCAACTCCAAACTCTTTGTACATACATCCTGCTAACGTTTTAAAACCTAAGATATAAGGATAAATCCGTTTATCTTTAATAGCACATTCAGGAGGAACGGTGCTAGTAAATTTTAGCTCATGCGGCACATATGGATAAAAATAATATTTACAATATCAACAGCGCTGATGTTTGCGGTGATAACTGAGAATCTTTAATTTATCATCTTCTGTCATATTGTATCTTTCTCTTGGTTATTTTCGCTTTCTTCATACCATGATTCTAAATCTCTTTTCTGCCTGTAATTATCAACATTATCACGAAGAATCTCAAAAGGATAAAATATAATATCTACCCATTTATCTATAATAATACAAGCTGCAATGATAGCAAGACACAAAAGAATCGGTGACAGAAACACAAGTATTAAAACTATGATTTGTCCAATTGTAACACACATTATAACATAATCCTATTCTTAAATAGATACATAAATACATCTTTACCTTGGTCTAATGGACTTGCCTTATATCCTAAAATATTTTCTCTATCAAAGACTACAGACATATTCATATACGGTTTATATTTGTTACCAATCTTGGCAATCTTTTCTTCAATCTTTAGACTTTCATCTGAACCATATTCATCAAAGTCATGGTCAAATGCGATAACGATTTCTTTACATCCAGCATCTTTAAGAAGTTTGAATTGATATTTGGACAAGGAACTGCCGCATGTTGCGACACATATGTTATTGCTGGTTCCATAATAAGTCTGGAAAGACAAGACGCTCTTTTCGCTCTCGACTACAACAGCAGTCTGTATTTCTCCAATTCTTTCCTTAGCCCAGTTCAGACCGTACAAGTTAAAGCCAAGAGCATGATTATAAAGTTGACCATGAACTCGCCAAGGTTTGTATTTTCCTTTTTTCTCTTGCTCTTGGATAATAGTTCTCTGCCGAATACCTACGCACCTATCATTCTGGTCAAAATGTGGGATAAGGATATTGCCGCCAAGAGGGTCATAATGAATTTGCGCAAAATCACACACCTCTTTTGAGATATTAGACCAAGAGGAAATAATAGGTTGAGGATAATGCTGAATAATAGATATATCATATTCTGGCAACTCAATGGTATTATCATTTACATTTACATCTTTTTGCTCTTTATATCTATTGAATATTTTCCAGTCTTCTTGACTATCTTTTATGTCAATATCATTATCTAAATCAATTTGAAGATTTAAGAAATTAACCACGAAATAGATTGCGGAATTTAAATCTATATTCTTAACTTTCTCAACAAGTTCAAAAATATCGAATGCGCCGCACTCAGTATAGCAATTAAACATACTATTCTCAAAATAATAATATAATTTCTTTGAACCTTCACCAATGCCATTGTGACAGATTGTGCGGGAAATGATATAGTCAGAATACATTTCTGGCTCTGCGCCAAAGTATTCTAGAATATCATATACGTTTTCTGGCTCAATTGATTCCTTTACCTTTGCTTTATCGTATCCCAATTCCCGCACCTCCTATTCTTTCTTCTTCTGGAAGATTTCATCTTTGTCTATTGGTTTGAAAGAGAAGTCAGTTACAAATAAAGTCTTATATCGACAAGTACCTTTATTCGCGCGCATCCAACAAATAACACGGTTGAATTTCCCTCGTCGATTCTTATATACGCTTCTTTTTACATTTGGTGGACACATGCCGGGATGCTGCGCCAAAACACCTTCAATATCTTGAATATCTTCATCTGTGCAATCGACCATGATTTCACCATAGTCGATTCTGTTTGCGATTGATTTTGCACCAGCCAGCATGTTCTGGTCTAAGATTTTCTCTTGCTTGTAACTACCATTAATTTGCGTGCTTGACAAGAGAAAGATATTATTTTCGACAGCTATTTCTTTAAGTTTAGATGACATAAGGAATAGAATCTGGTCCTCACGGATTTTTACACCAGTTCCATGTGAGATTTCTTCAATCATCTTAATAGATGATGTTAGATAGTCAAAGACAACACATTGAAAAGTTAGGTAATCTGTATTGCCATGTTCATCTAATCGTGGATATTTGTATTTGCGCATATTGCGTTTAATACAATTCTCAACATCTTTCATACCATAATTAGGAAGATATTCCATACGAAGTGGCGCTTCTTCTAGAATCTTTACAGCTCTCTTTAATCGCTCTTCCTCTTCAAAAGTAAGTAAATCCATTTCAACAATATGGTCTTCTGGAATATTGCCGATAAAAGCTAGCGCCATAGTTGTAAGCTCTTCAATGTCTAACTCTACTGAAATATATAAAGTAGGTACTCGATTATATAAACGCTCCCATTTACCTTCATCTGAATAATACTCAGAACATGAGAAAAAACAAGCATCAGCAACACCAGTTCTTGATTTCAATTTGTTACCCCATAGGCTTTTTATCCTATGGTTCTTACGGTTTCCCGCAAGTTCAGCATATCTTTTCTTTCTTATAAAGAAAGCCGGGGCCTCGTGGCAGGATTATATCTTTTCACCTGCTATGCGTTGCGGCTGGTTAATTTAAAATTAATCTTCACCTCTGATTCCCTTGCCTTTTAGTTTAGGGTTCCAGATTTTCTCCCCAGTTTATTGTCGGCAAATCATTTTACCGACACCTGTTGCCGCACTTCTTAAATAAAAACGGCCAGGTCGTGCGCCCATAGCGATTGCATCTTCATATAAATCATACATCGCCCAACCACGAGCAGGGTGCTGTGCCAATTCATCTACAATCTTTTGGACATTATCGCCAATAGCAACAGAGTCATTATCGTTATTGTCTACATATAAATCCCTGATAAAATAAAATTTACCCTCTATATCATCAGCTAATTGCTCTAATGTCGTGCCGTCAAGATATTCGTCTTGTGCCTGCTTCTTTGCAGAATCTAAAATATTATCAGGGTCATAAATATCAGATACATCTACACCAACATCATCATATGCGCGAAGTAAAGACATTTTCTTTAGACGGCTATAATAATACTCAAAAGCATCTAAGTGAGCATTTGCATGAGTTTCAAACATCCACTCTCGACCTTTATTAGCTTTATAGATTGCATATGCTTTCGGCTTATCTTTAAGATAATTTTCAATTTCTCGCGCAAGATGGTCAGTTACACCTGCGTTATATAGACTATACAAAGCGCCAAATACTACCTTATGTAAATCATTGCAAAAGTCGTGCTCTGAAAAGAAGTATTGTCCATCTGCCGCCAAGTATTCAGGTTTCCGCATACAACATCCAATTACCTGTAATGCCGCGACAGAATCATAGTATTTACTAATCAAATATCCTCCCTTCTATTCCAAGTTGAAACGTGGCTTTTTTCTATAGATATTTACATCCCTTGGCCGCACAAATACACGATGTTCATCTGTAATATCTGTGTTCACTTGTTCTTCACTCTGTACGGTTCTAATCTCTTCCAATCGCTTGAAATAGTTTTCTGCTTCGATATAAATTGATTTGACAATCCATATGCCGCCATTCGACCTATTCGGGTCATTATGTTTTATTTCATACCAATACTTTAAAGATTTAGCCATTTGCTCATATGTAACACCAATTTTGATAAGTTGTCCCATATTTAGAGCGACCTTCTGATAGTCTACATATGCGCCGAGGTATTTGCCAGCCATTTTCATGACTGCTTCTCGTTGCTTTTTCAGCTTATCTTTATTTTTTTCTTTTTCCTCTTGGCTTTTGATATAACATTCATCATGCCAATATCGGTTGCCAATCTTTTTCCAATCGAACTCATAATCACGGTCAATCATTTGACCACAATATGGGCATTTAACAGGTTTTTGCTTTGCCATATTTTCTCCTAACTTTATAATATAATTATAGCATATTCAGGAGATTTTGTCAACAAAAAAGACCGCCCAATTATGGACGGTCTTTAAAATTAAGCTACATCAATTCCATTAGACAGTAGGTCTTTGAGGTCATCGAGGATAAGTGAAAGCTGTTCAGCTTGCTTGGCAGTACAGTCATTGACCTTCTTGCCGACACCGAGATACTTATCTGTAATTTCGATAATCTTAGGCGCCCAAGACTTCTTGAATTCATCCTTAGAAACGCTGTGCTGAATCTTGACAGTTAATTCCTTGAACTCATTCTTCATAGCTTCAAAGTCAGGACCTTCGTTGACTTTATACGCATTAGTACGTTCATCAGTAACAAACTTGCCAGCATCTTCCTCTGCCTGCTTATCAATTGCATCACCAATAGCCTTAACAAGATTATCGTAGGTGAAGTCAATAGAATCAGGCGTATACTTAAATCGAGAACCAGCTACGAATCGAGGGGTTCCGCGCATATATAGAACAGTATGAGTGCTGCCATCTTCATCTTCTACTGGATGAGCGTAGCCGATAACGTCACTCATTCGGTCAACAATTAGACGCGGACGATTACTAAGAGTAGGAACAATCTGATTATATTCATTACCATTTTCATCAGTAAAAGTCTTATCTTGACTGTGTGAAATCATAACTAGGCCATATCCCATTTGAGGAATAGTGCGAAGACATTCATCGAACTCTTTACTGGTCTGGCTAAAGCCGCCGCCATACGGGATTTCACGGATTGTAGATACGCCAGCTTGATTGCAGATGTACTTTTCACAAAGGTCATAAGCAATGTCCGCAGTATCGACAATAATATTGCTATACATTTCATGAGCCTTTGGGTCTTTAAGCTGCTTTAGAATCTGCTTAAATTCAGACCACTTATTAATAGGAATGGCTTTAACGCCGCCAATGGTAAGATAACCAACCTCAAAACCTAATAGTAAGGCTTTTGGAAATTTGGCTGCTGTTGATGTTTTCAGTAGACTATATCTTAAAACATTAGAGTGGAATTTTTGAAAAAACAAAATCTGGCAGTTTTCTAATTCCTCGGATATACCGACTTACTGAAGCCTTTCCAAGTCCTAAATCTTTTGCACATTCGTCTTGAGACTTGTAGGCTTTATAAAACTGCCCGTTATCAAAATATACATAAACTTGATTTTTATGCGGGTTACACCATTCATCAATTTTACCTTTTTTATAAGATTTAAATTGCCAAGATAAATAATGACTTTGCTCTTCGTTTAAGCATCTAATAATATTAGAAACATCTATATTTAAATCTTTGGCTGCATCTGTTGCGCATTCATATTCCTTTAAAAAGTTGCCTTCTAAATCATAACAATACGTTTTACGGAATTCTTTAGATTGAAGTCCAGTCCGAAAAGAATGACGAATATTATAAAGCGAATCACACCATTCTAAGTTAAGAACATTATTATTTTGTTTGTTCCCATCAATATGATTAACTTGTAAATCATCCATTTCGTCACACGGTTTAAAGGCTCTCATAACAAGTCGATGAATACTACACATTTTGTCAATCCTATAACGAAGATGAACCATTGAATAACCATTGTTGTTAACATATCCATCTAAAATAGACATTTTCTTGTCATTCCGTATTCTTCCTAAATTAGAGACAGAATATACTGTAGATTGACCATTAATAAAAATCTTTTTCCATTGTTCTTTCATTTTAATTCTCCACAACTAATGCCATCGGGCATTTCACTTATAAAAGTTACGGTTATAAAACCTAGTCGTTGAACGCTTCTAAAAGAAAGCGCTGCGGATTATCTCTCTACTTATTATTGTTACTATACCTTAAGAATTACCATCAGCCACATCAAAAATGCTTAGTAAATAAGTAAAATATCAAGACTTTCCCGCAATTTACCCAATTATATACGAGCAAAACATTTAATTAGTAGCACCCGTTTTAGGCTCACCGTAAAACATGATTGTATAGCCCTCTAGCGAACGACTAACTTTGTGAGGTTCAATATTAAAGATATCAATTGCCATATATTACTTTCTCTTTTCTCTCTTGGTTTAATATTTTGCTATCTGCTATTAAATACGATTTAGATAAATAACATTGTCTCGGCGGCAAGTGCTAACCTTATCCTTATACTCGCAGCTATTTCCATGAACATATGAATAAAGACCCTTATAGATGCGCTTTGCTTCATCAGCATCAGCGCACGCCATACACTGATGTTCATCGCCAGACTCGTAGAAAGACTTTACTGGCTCTGCATACTTTGAAACGGTCTTGCCGAAAGCGTTATCGGCAGGAGCCGCACATGTCGTAAAATTAAATTCCATTTTAAATCCTTTTCTATCCTATAAAGGGAGAGAACTTAATCTCTCCCCTGTCTATTCAATTATCTAATACTTGACTAGAAGGGCCAATCCTCGTCGTCATCTTCGTCTGTATCAGTCTGTACCTCAGTCTTAAGTGCAGGCTTTGGAGATTCCTTGACAGCCGCAAAATTCTGACCACCATTACGACTAGCCTGATACTCGTCATGATTACGCTTGAGTTCTGCCATACGCTCTTCACGCTCATCTAGTTTCTGCTTGAATTCCTTCTTAGTAATAGTAGATTCATCATCCCACTCATAAGGCTCAACCGCAGCCCAAGTAACATCCCAAGAACGAACATGACGAACAACCTTATGAACTACTGGGTCGCCAAATGCAGATTCCTCAGTCTTCTCAGTCGTAATAGCCTGAGATACAATAGAACCCTTGATATGAGTTAGAAGAGGATTCTTATTAGAAATATCTTGGTCGATGAAGTAATCCATGCCGCCCTTGGAACGAACGTTAACATCAACAGGAAGAACGTCACCACGATAATCAAAAACGTAACCACGTAGCTTGACAAAATCATCGCCATCTTCAACTTCCTGCTCAGCTGCATTTGCAATCAGCATATCGACATCAAAGGTTGCAGGATTTTCAGAAATCTCATTGGTCATAACGTGCATAAACTGACCTTCGACACGTTTAGGAGAAACTACTTCACCATCACGAGATACGAAATCATTAGTGCCAACAGAACCATCAATACGAACCTTGAGAGCAGAAGTACCTACAGCTTCAAAAGTATCTGAACCCTCATGGTCGATAAGAGCAGTCAGAATCTCCCATGCAGGATTAGGTTTACCGCTTTTGAAAGTTTCAGTAACGTAACGGAAAAATACAGGGACAACGTTAAGACCTTTATCATCAGTGGCAATATTCACTGTGCCGTTAATAAATGGAGTATTAGTCTTTTTAGAGACACGCTGTGCGAGACGGTCAGTTGAAAATACATAGCCTTCGATATGGCACCCATTGATTGTTTTAAACATGTAAATCCTTTCTTGTATCATTTATCACTTTGTTCTATAAGTATACCATTTTGTTTCATTTTGTCAAGAAAATATTCTTTATCAATTTTGTCCAATTCTGTATAATCAAATCTAACAAGTGCTATTTTATTTTCTTTGCAAAACTCTTCTTTTATAGAATCTCTTATTTTTCTTGTTTCAAAATTGTCATGTGAGAAATTAGTTGGCTTAAAATGCTGTATTCCGTCAAATTCTATACAACAATTATAGTCAGGCAGATAAAAATCAAATCTTAACGGTCTTTTATAGCAGCATCCATCTATTTCTTTTTCTTTATTAAAAAAAATACCTAAATCGTTTAATATAGATTGAATTGCATTTTCTCCTAAAGAAGTATCAGAATTTTTACATTGTCGGCATGTCTTAGTCCTAGGAAAATTACTACTTAAAATATCATTGTAATGTCCATTTTGACATATACAACGCCAATAATACGTTCCATTTTTAGACTGTTTATCTAAACGATATAGTGCTGTCCACGTTCCACTTTGTTGCCCAGCAAGATTTTTAGGGTTGAACGTAGGGTTATTAGCAGCCGTCATTTTTCCAATTCGCTGACGAGTTTCTTTAGCCAAACATCCGCATGACCGTACAAACCCACTCTTTAAATCACTATAACGTACAGTTTTCATGTTCCCACAATCACAACGACATACAAACATCATGCCACGAGACGTACGTTCTCCATAAGACAATGGGGTTAATCTCCCAAATTTTTTGCCAATCATCTTATCAAAATCATCTGTAGTACATTTTCTAAGGTCACGATGTTGCGCACCTTCTATACCTTCGTGCTTAGAGCAATAACTTATTTTATCTGTTCTTACATTTGTATAAGTAGTTGTAAAATAAGATACGATATTATTTTGTCTACATAGTGGGCATTCAAATTCACCGACTAAATTATGTCCTTTGTCTGTTCCTAAGAGCTTATGTACAATTGTACCTTTTGTACCAATAAAATCTCCTTCTTTCTCTTTTGGTGGCATTTATTTCATCTCTTTTATACTATATTATATCTTATATCTTCTCTTTTGTCAATAACTTTTTTAGGGTATTTTCCGCACGACTTATGCTCTAGACAATAACCAGCTTTGTCACATTTGCACTTAAAAAATAAATCACAAATAGTTTTCCATTCATCAGAATACTCAGATAATGCTTCAATTATATCTTTCATTAGCTGCCTAAATTCCCAATAGGCACGAGTGCATAGACGTTGTTCGGCCATAGCCATAAGAGTGCGGGCGTTGAATCGGCAACTGACGGTTGTTGTCATTCCAAGAGGAAGAACCATGTTTGCATCTTCCTGCGGAATTCCGCATTCCTTTTGCATATAAGTAGTTGCTTCGGCAATAGCTTTCATACAAGAATCGTACATTTGCTTCGCATCTTCATTTGCCGCGATTTTTGGAGGAACTACATAATCAAAATCTTGATATTTGATATAACGCGTACTTGCCTGTAGACGTGTAGGCGCTCCACCATTATGAGTATAGAATTCTCGAATTACCTTTGCTGAATACCCTTCTAGAACAAACCATACTTCTCCAAATTCAAGTGTGCGGAAATGCCCATCTTTTATACAAGAAAGACCGCGCTTATAGTTCTTCTCTACGTTACTGGTATCTGTGCCATAACAAGGGCCAGCCATTTCTCCAATTAACGTAATAGGATTCTTAATAGTATTACTGTTAATCGTTACTTTTCCCATTTGCACCATCCTGTGAATTGAAACCATAGTTAACTGAATTATATACATCAATATAATATTTTTCTTTTTCATTTAATTCTTCTTGCGGGCAAAGCTCAACGACTTCAAATGTAAATTGGTCTAAACCATCTCTAAGCATCGCCGCATACAGCTTATTATCTTTAGGAGTCTTTATGCCGCATCCGCAACGACAGTGCTGCGTAAAGCGATTTGCAATATCTACAGACTGTCCTATATAACACTTCATATCATTTATGTCTGTAATCTTATAAATACCGCAGACTTTTTCAGTTCCAACAATATTGACGAATAAAGCCTTTGCTTTCTTTTGAAAATACGTTGACCAGATTAGCTTTGAAAGAATTTCTGGGTTAGAAAGGCGGTTCTTAAACGAATTTAAAATATCAATATCTGCCTTGTCGCTATCTTCGATAATGATACGATAATTATCTTTAGAATCTTGAACCGCCTGTTCACGTTGAAACGCTTCAATTGTCGCAGCCTTTTGGCGCTGTAACTTATCAAGTGAGCTTTGAAGAATCTGAATCTGTTCAATATATTCGGCTTTATCTTCATTGACTTGAATCTGGAAGTCACGAAGATTCTTCATGATATTTTCCTTTTCAAGTTTTTCAAAATCTTCAAAGCTCTGCTTCTGTTGTTTCACATTCTCTTGGAGAGATTTTAAATGTGCTTTTTCATTTTGAATTTGATATTCAATATGCTCTCGCGCAATAAGAACTTCTTTATTGTTCTCTTTAACTATATCACATGTTTCTTTTCTACCAACTATAACACCGACACTATAGCCGCATATGATAAATATAACAGCGCAGACAACAGCTATAATAAGTTCAAGAGCCATATTACTTAGTGTATGTTACAGTGATTTCAGGGTCAACTTTCATACCTTCATCTGTAAGGCGAATAAAGTTAGTGCCGCCATCAGACTGTAGTTCACGAACCGCATAACCTTTGCGAACAAGCGATGAAGTGATAATGCAATTAGTAACCTTATCGGTTAGATGAACAGCTTTGGCAATGTCCTTAAAAGTTTCATCTTTACCCTGATTCTCCTGTAAATGCTTTAGAACCTTTTTGGCATTGTCTGAAAATACTGGCTTGGTAATAGTAATCATATAACTCCTTTACTTTATTTTATATTTCATATATATAATAACATAAAACATTTTAAAAGTCAAGACTTAGCTAAAAATTTCTTCTAGCTTGCAGTCATGTGCTGGTTTATCAGGACGAAGCCTAGACAGATAAGGATGCCTAAAAGTTTTATTCTTCTTGTCAAGACTCATACAGTTTACCTCTACAACAGTTCCAATATATTTATCAGGATTGGCTGCAAGGTCAGCTTTAAGATTGTCTGTAAGACCAGAAGATACACGACCAATAGACACAAGATTTCCCGCATTATCATATGCGCCAAGTCGTAAGGCACCAGCCCAACCATAATATGCGGCCTTTGTAATTAGATTACCTTCTTTATCTTTATACGGCCAAGTCTCAGATTCTTTACCAGTATAAAGATACTCTGGCGGCAGAACTTCTGTAATCACAAAATCAATATCATTCTGTGCCTGCTTAATTTTGAACATGACTTTTGGCTGTCGCTTACCAGGTGCATATAGACCATTCTCTACACGAAATACCATACCTTCTTCACCTGCGGCAAGTTTATCAGTTGTGACCTTATCGAGGTCTAGATAAGCGTTATCATAACATTGTGCAACTTCAAGTTCTGGAATTAAAGGAGTGGCAATATCAATGTACTCACAAAGATTACTATAACGGTAATCATATGTTACATTATTCATAACATAATCTTCGCCGCTATATGCAAGCATATCGTGCATATAAAAATGAATTTTGCCGTACTCGCCTTTCTGACGTTCAATAGCTTTCTCTGGTAGAGCACCTAGGACTGATGTTACGTTCTTAGAGGTACCATTAGGATAATAAACCTCACCGATAATACATGTACCATTTGGAAGTTCATTCATAGCCCAATTTTTAATATGCGGCACCTTCTCAATATTGTCACTATAATAACCGGTCTTTTTAGAAACTGTGCGGCTATACAGATGAACCTCGTTGTTATCTTTTACTAACTGCGAGAAATATCCATCTTTTTTGACTGTACCAATAATGGGAACATTTTTTAACATGTCCTCATAATTCTTTGGTGCTTTGCCCACCAGCATTGCGGGATAAATATTTAGAGACATATTCCTCCAATAGAAAGAAAAGGGTAGATTAAAGAAGAATCCCTCGTCCACCCTTGTTTGCAATTTTACCTGTGAAATTCTGCGGCTCAGTGATTGTCATGGATACAATCTTATCATCATCGTCTAGCTTAATGCCGCACATGCCGCCAGAGCGAATACTGCTTGCCCGCACACTATCAGCCATGAAACTAATCTGTCTCTTGGTTGACGTTAATGTTACAACACATCCATTTGTCTCTTGGATGCTGACAATTTTGCTATCGGTCTTAAAGGCCACAGAACCTTTAACGTTACGTGTGCCGCCAGCGAATTGTTTACCTTCACACTTCTTAACCTTGCCGTCCTCTGTAACAAAGAACATATAAGGCTTATCTACGAATACATCGTTGTGAATTGTAATAATTTTTTCGTCATTATCAAGATTGATAATTGCACCGATAGCTGTTCCCTTATCCTTTGGTCCGCATTCTTTAATATCTGAAAGAGCAATCCTAAAGAATCGTCCTTTATTCGAGAACAAAGCTACTTTTCTATCTTCAGATACAGTAAATGCAAGGCTACCGTCACTCTTGTACTTAGAAGGTGAGACTTTCTGTAGATAGCCAAGAGGATTAAAGGCAATAACAAAATTCCTATTCTCTTTTGGCGCAGAAGACCTTGCCTTTTTCGTCTTTGTAATTTCTTTTTGGACTACTTTAGTGCGGCGTGGAGTGCTATATTTCCTGCCCATATCTTTGAGCTTTGCTAAGAATACTTTATCAAGTTCCTTTTTATCATTTAAGATTAAATCACACTTTGCAATGATTTCATTCTTTTCTATTAGCTCTTTTTTAATTGATTGAGTATCCAACTTAGTTAATTTCATTAGTGGCATTGAAAGAATTGATTTAGTTTGTCTATCTGTAAATTCAAATTCTTTTTTAAGTTCATTTGCCGCACTTGTTTTATCATTTGAGCCACGAATAATTTCAATAATTTTATCAATGTTTGTTAAAGCAAACTTTAATCCTTCTAGAATCTCTTTCCTTTGTGCAGCAAGATTCTTATCATATTCAGTTTCACGTTTCAAACATTCAAAACAATGGAACAGATATTCGTCTACAGTTTGTTGTAAATTTAAAAGCACTGGCGTTTTACTGATAATTCCATTCTGATTAACATTATATTGCGACCTTAAAGGAGTTGCTTGGAATAGCTGCTGTAATACATTTTCTGCCGTATATCCTTTTTGACATTCAACAACTAAAGCTATGCCATTTTTGTCACTCTTGTTATATACATCTTTAATACCAATTAAATCTTCTGATTCAATTAGTTCTTTAATTTTTGCAATTAAAGGTTCTATGTATACTTGATATGGCATTTCAGTAAAAGTAATTTCATTACCATCAATATTATATGTAGCTTCTACAATTACTTTACCTTTTCCGGTTTCATTGATTGAAGATAACTCATCTTTATTAACAATCGTACAACCAGTAGGAAAATCAGGATAGTATTCATCTGCTTCAAATTTTCCTGTTTTAACATATTTTCCAATTAAGTTAATTGTTTCTTTAAGATTATGCGGCAACCAATTATTGGCAATCGAAACGCCGATGCCCTGAGCACCATTAACAAGAAGTCTAGGAAAATATGACGGTAATACTACTGGCATATATTCGTCTTCGCTAAAGTTCAGAACCATTGGAACTGTATTTTTTTCAATACCATTAAGCATGAACTCTTCTGTAATTTTAGAAAGACGTGCTTCTGTATAACGGTCTGCGGCGATTGCGTCTCCACCCAAGATTACATTGCCATTCGCTCCATGAAAATCAACCTCTGGTACATTGTTGGTAAAAGGCTGAGACATACGAGCAAAGGTTTCGTAGATTGCTTGCGTCAATTTTTGTTATCATAAAGGCTTTTTATCCTCTATTTCTTATAGTTTCCTATAAGTTCGGCATATCTTTTCTACTTAAATTATTAAGTAGCCGCTGACTCTTGGAAGAATTATATTCTGTAATTACAGTTTCATCTTCTATGCTCTGCCCCTGACTAATATTTTATTACTAGCCTTCGGTTCGGATTAGCATATTCAATATTAATTTAATATTAAACTTAGCTTTCCCGCTTAATTCAGCAGTTTTAGCACGGCACGCGCTAAATCATATTTTCTATCTAAATAAATAGGACAATTTTCTGGATATAATAATTCTAATACGTTTTTAGTTCCTTCTCGGCAAGTCGTTTGCCAATAATATAAATCTGAACTAATACTTTCGCTATGGGCTTTTGGTTTTGCATGTTCCATTTTATGAGGAAAATACTCTTTTAAAACACTGCTAATATAATTACAAACTTCTTCTGAACCAACTACACCCATTCTTAAATCTCTTGTAGTGGGTTTTCTAATCCATCCATCGCCGTCAATAATACCTCTAATATAATTTAATTCAAGCTCTCTATCATTAAAAATAAATGGCTTTTCTTTTAGGCTTTTTCTTGGAGTAATATTATATTTTTGTAAGTCTTTACATAAATCAGTGCTGCAAACATCAATAACCCAACAAAGATTATTCCTGTCATAAGCACCGCCATAGCAAGGTTTAATAACTTCATTTAATTTTTCTTCTGGATATTGTAAAAACTTAGCAAATTTATATACGTGTTCTTTGTCTTTATCTCCAAGACGAACAGTAACATTATATGAAATATAATCTTTTGAATTCCCTTTGATTTTATTTTCAATAATACAACCATCTGCTAATAAGAAACCAAGCCAATATGCCATTTCTGGAGTTGGTTCTTCTCTAAAAATATCTCTTTTAAAATTGTATTTATATCTAACTGTATCCTCGTATCCAAGAACCTCTAGCCAATGACTAAAAACTCCATTTTGAGATATATTATATTTATCTCTAATTTCTTTTTTAGTAATATTAGGATTATTTATATATTCTTGAATTGCTTCCCATTCTTTTGGTTCAAAATAATAGCAATATCCATTGTCTTCTTTTGGAAATACTAATTCTTTATACTTATCTTTCCAAGTTAATTTACAAAAACTATGCCTATCTATTTTAAACATATCTGCTACTTTTGATTTTGACAAACCTTTTTCATTCTCTTCCATATAAAACTTAGTTGCTTCATAGGTTGATACTTTTACTGCTTTCATATTTATATCCTTTCTTATATTATTTATCGCTATATAATATAAAAAATAGATATACAAAATAATAGAGATATGCCCATAAAAAATATAATCTATTAGTTAATTCTACCGTGCGGCCAGTACAGCGCCGCTACACCTCCGTCAATTTTTGCTGATTTAACATGCGGTTTGTCACTAGTATATTTTTTTGTATACATTTCCCATAGAATACATCTTTGGCCAGGCTTTAATCCATCTTTAACATTTGGAAAAGCCCTATTACAATTTACATCATATGAGCTGTCAATAAAATTCTGTTGAACAACTTCAATAAGATTTGATTTATCCAATATTTGCTTCCTCCAAGTGTTTATTTAAAAACTCTACTCTCGGCTCAACCTTTTTACCATATAAATCATTGAACATATTATTTGCTTTTTCAACATCTTCAACAGTTAGCAGACTGATGTTTCGAGTGGATGGGTCTAATAGACAATATGATAATTCGTCAGCATCCTGTTCACCTACGTAAATCTCAATATTTCTATTGAGTACAGACTATTTCTTCTGCTATAAGCAGTCTACATTTTCCCAGCGCGTATCAATAGCGCTAGTATTCCACCACAACGTGGATAGTCGTTACAGATTTATTCTACTATTACATGTTTCCAGTTTCTATTATCCCAAGTTAAATGAAAAGAAGATTTTTTAATTCCAGTATGTCTATAATCTTCATATACTTTTTCCCAATGTTCGCCTTGTTTTTTTCGTAAACGAATATTATAAACGTCTTGCTCAGTTAGTAAAGCTCTGCCATTCTTAGAACCTTTTAACCCAGTATCATTTTTATGGAATTTTTTATTTTCTTCCGTATATACCTCTGACATAATATCGCTCCAAGTTTCACCTTTCCAGATTTTAGCGAAACCACTAGGTCCAATTTTATCCTTATAATCTTCTTCTACATCCATTTTTCGTTCTAGATTGCCATACCTAGTGCGTATATCTATAACGTCTTGCCTAGTCAACTTATGGTTTGGATGATTTTCATCTGAATCATGTCCGTCCCCACCAGCCGTAATATTATATCCTTTATCAGAATCTTGAGTATCTAATTTAGCAATCCAGTATTTTTCTCTTTCATTTAATTCTTCTTTAGAACATCTTTCTATAACTTCAAAGGTAAAATTTTCTAATCCATATTTCTTAAAAGCAAGATATAACGGTTTATTTGGATTTCGTTGCCATTCATTTGAACTTCTATGTTCTAAAAATCGTCTTGGGATATGTATGCTTTTTCCTATATAACTTTTATTATTAATTAAATTAGTAATTTTATAAATTCCAGTAATATTTTCTGGACGCTTATATTGTTCATGTAAAGTCTTAAAACTCATAAACTACCTTCTTTCTATATATAAAAACATTAGAAGATAATTTATGTAATAGTAAAATATTTTCCACGAGATTATCTTCTACTATATATGAAAAATATAATACTCGGCTAATCCCTTTTCGCCCAGATATTATTCATAATAGTGGTTAGACTCCCTCGTTAGCCGCATTTGCGACCCCGCTGATAAGCGGAAAAACAGATAAGGGCCAGACTATCTCTTACCCTTTCATTCTAGTAATTGCTTTAACATTATTCGGATGTTTTTGTTTATATTGCTGTAATGCTGCATCATCTTTTAAATATATATACTCATTTTTCTTTGTAATTACTCTGAAAAGTGGGGGTTCAGAACTATATACGTGACCATTTAAAATAAGTTCTGGACAAATATACCAAAAGATATTAAGCATTAAGTTTTCAATTGCGAAACCATCAAAATCCAGTTATTCTTATATTTCTATAAGCCCTGACTATCTCTTATTGTATTAAAATACAAGATATTATTTCAAACTATGTATCAATAATAGTTTTACTCGCCCGCTTCGGCGATAGTCGATACAACTTTATTTGTAAATCCATTCATGAGTTTTTTTAGAATAAACAGGTACATTAGTGTAAGTTCTTCCAGTTAGCATTTTTTGAAAAGACTCTTTAGAAAGGCGTTTATCGCTATTCTCATAGACTTCTTTATAATTTTGTGAAACATATTGTTTTCTAAACTCAAGCACTTCTTCGTCAGAATACGCATTGGTAGTATATCTACCAGAATTATCATTTACTCTATTGGCGTTCTTTTCTGGCTGTTCTCCTGGAAAAATCCATCTATTTGTTTTCTTGTGGAAATATGGTAAATGCTTATTTGATCTTCCGCATAAAATACCCTGAAAACTTTCATATGTAATAATGTCTTTGTAATCTTTATAAAGCTCTTTAGCCTGCGCACCAGCTGCATATTTCTTTCGTGCTGACATTATTTGTTCTTCTGTTAGCTTAGAACAAACCTTTACCGCAGCCATTTTTTTATAATAATTTTTATTATCCTCTGTATATACTTCTGGCATTATTTCTGCCCAAGTTCTACCTTGCCATACAGCTTGAAAAGAGCTAAAAGACACTTTGTCTTTTACTGTTTCATACGCTTCTTTTTGTGTTATAAGCCTTTCATTATAGCATTTACGAATAAACATTACATCAGATACAGATAATTTAGCTCTAGGATTCCATTCTCCACGAGAACCGCAATCTCCGCCAATATTACAATTATATCCTTCTTCAACCGCGTTAGTCTTTTCAATCCAATATGTTTCTAATTCATTTAATTCTTCTATAGAACATTCTTGAAGAACAATTAAAGAAAAGTTTTCTTTTCCATACTTGTGTATTGCCCAATCAACTGGAATATTGCTCTGCTTATACCTACTCGGAGAACAATGCTCTAACCATCGTCTATCTATGTTATTACTCTGACCAACATAAAACTTGCCATTTATGTTGTTGACTATCTTATAAATACCTACCATGTTTACACCTTTCTATTTCTTTGAAAGGCGCTAGATTTACAAAATTTGTCACGGGATTGCCATGTTATAAATATATAATTTAGGTTTCCCCGTTAGCGCCTATCAACTTGACTTCCATCTATATCTAATATGAAATCTATCATACCATAATTATAATGTTTTGTCAAGAAAATAAGCACCCTATTGATTAATAGAAAAATATTACACAGCCAATTTTATTTAGCATCAGTAGCAGTAATAATTTTATCATACCTTAATTTAGATTTATCATAAATGCACTTTGCAGTTTTAGGATTAAACTCTAAACCAAGAGCTTGAATCAAATTATTGATTTCTTGATTCTTTATAATACTTTCTTGTTTTGCCTTTAACACAGAAAGCATTTTTCCTCGAACTCCATAAACAGCTTGGAACTTAGAATCTCTACCAGCAACCATGTTTGAAGATGCACTTCGACCTTCTGTTAAATATAGTTCGCAAATAGAACGGTCTTTTGACCAACAATCGGATAGACTTGTTGGCATTTTCAAAAAGTTACTGCCACGTTTCTTATTATTTTTAACTGCTGCACGCGCACGTTTAGCTGCTTCTGCTGCTTTTCGCGCAAGGATAGCCTTTTCAAGAATAGCCTTTGCGTCTTCTGGATTGCTATCTAGCCATACTTCTAGTTGCTGACCAAGAGCAGTAGTAAAAGAAGTATCCATATCAATAATATCGTCTTTTACCTGCGCATTATATTTAACACCCTTGCTATTGATATTGCATACCAATACAATGCCTTCTTGGATTGCAGCACCATCAAGATTTTTATCTTTAGCAGTTAAAAGATTATTTTCTTTTGCCCAGTTATTAAATACACGAGTGAGAGTTGATTTAATTCCCGTAATATGCGGTCCAGATGATGTAATACCATAGTTGACATATGGAATAATCTTTGTTTGACTGCCGGATGTAAAAGTCATAGCTAGATTGATTTTATCAGTATTCATAACAAAATGATTACCAACAATTTCAATGTCTTTACCGCGTTTTTCATCTAACATATCTTCAATACTGTTATGGCTAATCTTTTCACCATTTAAAAATACTGTTAAAGTTGGACAAATACAGGTAATATCATTGAAAAACTTTTTGAAAAATGAAACCGATGTTTTATCTGTATCAAAAAATTGTTCGTCTGGAAGATAAGTAACAGTCGTACCAGTATGAGCAGTTTCTTTAGCGTTTCCACTTTGATGACTATAACATACACCATCTGAAAAACTATTACATTCCCATTTACCTTCACGAACTGTTTCTGCCATTACATTCTTAGATAGATATGTTACTAATTTTGTACCAATTCCGTTAAGGCCCAAACTTGAACCTTCATATACTCCATCATCTGTATATTTGCCAGATGTATTCATAGTATCGAATGCAGCTTGAAAAACAGTTTTACCATCTTCTCGCACTTCATCTACAAGAAATCCTTGAGCAAAATCTTCAATACGGCACAAACCGCTTTTTTCAATTGATACATCAATAATATCACCATGACCAATGTTATGTTCGTCAAGAGCATTACTAAACAGCTCCATCATAAGCTGATTTGGAGTTGAAGTATCGCCACAATACATAGATGGACGTTTTCTTACATGTTCTCTTGGTGTTAACGATTGAATAGATTCTTTAGTATAATCATTCTTAGCCATGAATCTCCTTTCTATTTACAGATATTATATCATTTTCATTTTCAATTGTCAACAAAAAAATGGATGCCGATTATAGCAATCGACACCAATCATAAGTTACAGTCCCTTTTTCTCTAAATCCTCTAAAAACTTCCTGCGGCTTTCTACTTGGTCTTTACAAAATGCATGGAAATTATTCTTTAAAGCACGATACTTATCACGAGCATCATACCAATCCTTTTTGGCATAGCGAAGTGCATCATTGTACTTAAATGAATACCAAAGTTGGTCCTCATAAGCCACAAGACCGTTATAACGTTCACGCATAGCTGCCGCACGCTTCTGCTGTAACTTCATGCGGCACTTGTATTCGGCAATGCTCCAACCAATCCACTTATTAGCAACGTCCATATCTTCATCATGTGGCTTAGCGTATTCAACGAATTTACCCCATTGTGAAGTAATAGTAACTGATGCTACCTTAGTTTCCTCATTCCAATAGCAATCTGTAAGCTGACAATGCGACATTTGTTTTCTCCTTATCGTTTATTATAGGCTGCGGATATATAAGCATTCATGATACAGAACTGAGTCGATTCAAGTGCATCTGCCGCATCCTTAGACGGCTCAGGAATAAACTTAGAATTATTCTCAATAAGCTCATCCATTTTCATTACATAGTGTTCTGCCTTTGCCTTTGCATCTTCTGACGAATAGATAATACCATAACGTTTAATAGCCATCATTTCATCACGATATAGGTTCTCTTTGCCTAAAGAATTACGTTCATCAATCCAGATAGCTTCTGAGAATGATGCTCCATCAATAAGATAACGCTTGACAAACAGATACAGTCGCATGATATGATGTAGTTCCTTTGCCACATATCCGTACTTTTCAATCAGCTCATGGTTTGCAGGAGAATCATGGCAAATCTTTTTTGCCTTTTCCATAGCCATTCCAAGAGAAGAAAAGATTAGCTTCTGCGGATTAAGGTTAGCAATATCATCACAATGTTTACGAAGGTATTCCCAATAAATCTTATACTGAGGATTCACAACGTAATACTCAGTACAAAGAATCTCCAAGAAGTTAATATTTGCCTTATGGATAATCTTAAAATAATCTCGAAAATCTTTTACGGTACAATGCTCGCCATTATCCATAATCTCAACTTTATTAAGATGCTTCTTATCCAAAAACAAATCATATGCTGTTGGAATCATAAGCAATTTTGTATCAACATCAGACTCTTCGTCCCATAGATTATAATTCATTGAGCCATTTGCGGCGCATACAAGATACGGATACTGCGAATACTTTCCTGTGTCAATGATAGCATCAAGATGCTCTTCGACCCTGTTCTGAATCTTATCTAACTTTTCTGCCATTTCTATATCCTTTCTCTATATATGTATTATAACAGATTTATTAATCAGTGTCAATACAAAAAAGGCACCCTCGTGGGTGCCTTTACCAAAAGAAAGAAATTAGAAATGGTAGTTATCGTTGATGTAGTCGTACAGATTACCACCATTTTCTACATACTCAAGCATCTTGAAAACGTTATCATTCAGAGCTGTCATTAGGTGAACGTCAGAATTATTAGGATTAGCAATCTGACTAGAATAGTTGCCGAGGTCGAAACTATAAAGAATCGTGCGGCCATGTGCGGCGCAGTAATTATTATAGTTACGCATACCGTCAGTGCTGTATCCCCAATAAGTGTACTGCCTTGCCATCACCTGCATGTCAGAGATAACGAAGATGCGGTCGTACTTTTTGTCACTGATAATACCGAAAGCAGGAGCAATATCAGTTCCATAACCGCAATTATCGTTCTCACACATTTCACGAATGACTTGGAACGGTCCGCAAGCCTTCTTAAAAGTTGCAGACTTTGCATCGTTGCCGAACTTTACAAAATCGCAGTTACCATTGATGTATAGAGCAGCAGCATAGCAAGCGCCTACTTCCTTAATGGTAAGATTAGACTTATTTCCGTATCGGTCTTCCATCGAACCAGAGACATCAAGCATGATAACGGAATTACCTTCCAGCTTAGGCATGTTGCCGCAGGCAATACGGAAAGCAGTATCAAGCGCCGTAATGACAGCAAAGTTCTGAATCTTCAGATTACGATAAGCGGTATAAATCTGATAAGGAAATACAAGAGACTTCTTGATAGAAACTTCATTGATAAGCTGGTCTACAAGATTGCGCTTAATCCATTCATCATCAACATTATCTGAAAGAATGTTATTCAAATTGCGGATAAGAGCAAGATAACCGAGACGATTACCCTCAACCATGTTCTTCCAGCTATCCTTGCCAGTGGAGATATTGACTTCCCAAGTATCAGCCGCTTCTAGCTTACCATTCATGTAATCATCAACAATATCACTCTTAGGATGAATGATATTGATAAGGTCATACATGTTATAGCGCTTGCCCTTCATCTGATACTTCATAAGATTATACTCAGAAAGACCAGACATATAGTCTGCAAATCCACGAACCATAGCATGAGAACGCTTGCCGCCAAGCATGTCAACAGCAGCGAAAATCTCAGACATGTCATCAGGACGATGACAAAAAGCCTTGTAGAAATCGCGCTTGCGCTCAAAGCTCTGACCATTCAGCATTGCCGCAACAAGATGTGAAACACTACGCATACCTAGTTGATTTCGCGCAAACATAGCGCACTTTCCGGCAAACTCAGCACCATACTTATCAATTACAAGATTGGTAAGCTCGATGAAACGAGTCTGCTGCGTAGCGGCATTCTCATAGAAACCATCGTCCATCTTGCTAGAGAAAAGGAAGTTCATCCAATCTTCAAGAACATCCTTCTTGTAATTATCGCCGCCCTCGTATGACATAGCGCGCTCTGGCTTAATCTTTTCATTAAACTTAGACATATAATTATCACTTTCTCTTGGAAGGAAAACTTTCTTATATTATAACATCTGTTTATATTACTTGTCAAGTATAATTTTAGAAAACATCTAGGTCATGGAAACCTGAATAATCAATAATTTTCAAATTGCCAAGAGCATCATAACCATAGTTGCCATTGTGCAAATCTGAAATTTTTTCTTTATAAAGAAAATCAATAAAACGTTGAGTTGCTTTGCGACCATATGTCTCAATAAACACGCCGCACTCTGTAGTATAAAATTCACTATAGCTATCTTTGTGCTCTTTGCGGCTTTTATCAATCATGTCTTTTGCAATCTTACTAGTCTCATTGCTTTGCTTTTTAGGACTATATGTTTTTCCTGCATTTGCAGAAACATATACAGGAATGCCGCATACAAAACCAAGAAACGTAGTTTTGGCAAGCATTTGATGAACCTTGTATTTACGAGCCATTCGATAGATGTATTCTTCTGCTGCGCAGTAATCATTTGCGTCTACTGGATAAAGACCATCATTACTTGCGTTTTTATACAGCGTTACATCATCGAAACAAAAATAACTAGGTACACGTTCTTCTTCTGCGCAATCCTTATAATACTGTGTATCTTCATCTGCAATATATGCATAGCCGATATAAGGAATCTTAAAAACATAATCTTCAAATTCATTAAAATGAAATACAGATTTAGAACATCCACCATGAACACAATCTGCGCCCATACTATTTCCTAATTGTTTAATGAAGTCGCAAAATATGTCACCATCTTCATCTTCAAAATATACCTGAGACAATTTCAAGAATTCAGGATTACAATTATGAAACTTATTGTCAAGAAAAGTAAGCATCTCTGATTTATTCATATAGTTTCCTTTCTTCGTTCCACTATATTATATCATTTCAGAGTTGCATTTGTCAATTATTTTCTTTTTAATGCCGACAGATTTACCTTTTTCATCTAAAAATGTACCTATAGGACATCTTTTATAGACATAATTTAAAAATTCATCTACCCTTTCAATCTCATTTTGATACATACCAAGAGAGAGAAAGGGTAGAATCTCATTATTTATATGTTCATATTCCGCATATGTATCATCGTCTAATTTTCTAGTGCATCCTTGTCTAGATTCTTCTGGAACATACTCACCTATGCGGCACAATGGACATGAATCATTATCGCATTCATGACAATGCAAGCTAACAATAGTGTAATCATCCATTTGTCTGCCAATCTTTTACAAATCTGGCTGGATTGTATGGAATCCATGCTTGATAGGTTGGCGGCAAAATGACTCTTATTTCTGTTGCTTCTGTGCTCATAGGAACACCGTTTATATATATCGTCTGAGCATTAGATTCAATATGAATATCATATTTCTGTCCATGTTTCAGTTCAACATCCATTGGCGGCACAAGATTTTTATATATCCAGTCTTCGCCAATATATGTATACATTAACGAGCCTTGCGAATTTCAAAGATAGGGTCGTAATAAGTCTTGCCAGCTTTGACTTTCTCAAGGAATGCTTCGGCATCATTTTTCTCAACAAACATCATTGCTTTGCTTGAATCAGTCGTGCGCATACCTTTTGCCGTAAGCATACGGAACTGCTTATCAATATAAGGCTCTTTAGTACGCTTGCCGTAAATCATCCACATAATTTAATACTCCCATTCTTCTACAATATTCTTTAAACGAATTTCTTTTGTAAAATTATTAATTGCTTCTATCTCTTGGTCTTGATAGCAATCATATACTTGGTCAACATTGCCAAGCCATACAAAATGCGTATATCCACCTTGATTAACTAAACCGAATAAATCGAAAGTCTTATATTCAGGTCGGCCTTGAATGATTGCATCTTCGAGTGTCATTAAATCTCCCTAGAGAATGTCTTTTTTCTTTTGGCATAATTATAACATATAAAAAGTGAACCGTCAAGAAAAATTTGACAGCCCACTTAAAATTTTATTTAGTTGTTAAGAATGTACTCACGCACTCGTGCCTGAGCAAGACCCTTGATTGCGGCCAACTTTACAGAATTAGCCTTATTCTTCTTGAAGAAATCCCAGAAATTCTCTTCAATAAGCTCGTCAAGAACCTTGTTGATAGCCATGCCGAAGAACTTGCCATTCTTGCAATCAATCTCGTCCATATCTAGAGCGATAAGAACCTTATTGATTTCCTTCTCGACAAAAGCATCAGTGCAATACTTATCTACAAACTCCTTCTCCAAAGAATCAGTACCAGTATAGACAGTCTTCTTCTTAGACTTATCATGATGCCACTCATCACGGACAATCTTGGCAATCTGGATATTACCCCACGGGTCGCGCACGCAAGGATAAGCCTTAATTACGATGCCCTCTCCGATAGTTCCTTTCGGAAGATTGTAAGTACACTCGTCAACATGTTTATTAACATCGTCCCAAGTCATATTGCTGATGCGGCAAATAACAGGAACACAACGATGATAGAACTTACTTACCACTGGATACCAAACATCATAATCAATATACTCACCATCATCAGTATTTAGAATATCGAAGATGAAGAATCCGCCCTCAAGATAAGTCTTGATTGTACCAGTAAACTTGCGGCCATTCAGCCCATTTAGCCATTCTCCGTATACAATATAGTTAGGATGGTCAAGCAACCAATCCTTTAGTGCCTTGACATCAGCATCATCAGTATTTGCGATATAATCAGCGAAACCAGCATTATCCTTCTCGATAGAAATCTCACGAGTGCGGCTACCGCAAGCGATATTTCCATTATCATCTACCCAGATAGAAGCTGACGTACCATCTAATTTAACTTGTAAAATTACGTCCCTTCCAACGAAATTTTGGACTTCCTGCCTAGTAGACCTCTCCAAATGTACATACTTGTTGAAGTGTGCCATCTTTTACCCCTTTCAATAAATTTGAAATAGTTTCTTCATTTATATCATCATAATATGTATATGGAATTCTAATAAGTGTTATATTATTTTCAATACAATAACTATTCTTAATAGAGTCTTTGTATTTTGTATCAGCTAATTTTTCTTCTGTTTGCCAACCAGTAACTTTATAATGTTGTTTGCCATCATATTCTATACAAGTATTATATTCAGGTAAATAAAAATCAAATCTATAATAACGATTATGTTCAGTAATAAAATCTTCAAAAGTTTTTTGTTCTTCAAATTTTATTTTTAACAAAGTTAATATCTGTTTTAATTTTACTTCTCCTTTTGAATTAGAGCATCCACATGATATAGTATGACCTTGTCTTAAAGACTTACCAACTACATCTTTTTCTCCACCACATTCACAAACACAATGCCAAATCGCTCTATTTTCAGAAGTACTATAAGGAAGACAATATTGAACAGTAAGTTTTCCAAATTTTTGTCCAGTTAAATCTTTAAATGTATTATTTCTGGCAGCTGCATCATGTAAACAACCACAAGATTTAATAAGTCCTTTACCAACGCAACTAATACTTCCAGCAAATTCTTTTCCACAAAGAGGACATATAAAGATTCCGTTTTCACTATCTAAACGTTGTTTAAAAAATACGTTATTATCGCCTATAACATTTCCTTCAACGTATTTAATTCTTTTTGGTTGAACTATTGGAGCTTTATAACCAATTTTTTTAAAGACAATTCTAACGTAATTAATCGTACAACCAATGGATTCTTGACACTCAAATGTAGTGCAATTAGGATGTTGTTCTATATAATCAATAATTTGTTCCTTTATAGTTTTCATTTTGTTTCCTTTCGTAATTACATTATACACAAATTTTTGGCCGCACGCAAGAACTTTTTTCTTCTCTTTTCCCTGTTTCTTTTTACTACTTTGCGTAGCAAAGTAGTTTATTTTTCTTTAATCCTTTTTCTCTTCTTTTAATAGAAATTACTGTGCGTAGCACAGGAATTTCTTTGTAATAAAATCTTTTATATATAAAACAATTATATAATATATCTTATATATATAAAAGTCAATATATACCTATAAACTATTTTATATAAACTAATATAAACTAATATATAAACTAATGTAATTACATTATAAACTAATATAAATTATATTATATATATTTAAGGGGTAAACCCCTTAACAACCCAGTTAAAAGTATAATGATTTTCAAATCTTTTGTCAAGAAAAAATTTTTACTCAAATTGTCTCTAAAAAATTATTGACAAATATTATAGTTATAGTTTATAATATAGCCAACGCATAAAAGAAAGGATATTACATGGAACCAATTACAGCAGAGCAAGCACGTGAAATGCGCAATGACGCATTAAAAAAGAAAAAGGAAGAGCGATTTAATAAAGCTCAAACATACGATTATTTTACAATTGTAATGGAAACTATTGAAGCTGCCGCCAATAACGGTAAGAATAGTGTAGACTTCTTCCCTCATGAGTATGATTACTATGATGAAATTATTCAAAGCGGTAAGCTAGTGCCAGCAGAAAAAAAAGACTTTACTTACCAGCAGAAAGAAGTCTTTGCTGCCATTGAAGAGTCTCTTGGTTATAAGGTAGTATGTATTTCAAATTATCAAGCTACTTTTTTCCGTCCCGTAATTGACCGCATTGATATTACTATTAGTAAGTATTCTATCTATTGGTAGGCTAAAATGAAGCATACGCTAGTTTTAATGTGCGGCGTAACGCAGAGTGGAAAATCTATATTTGCAAAGGCAATTCAAGATTCACATGAAGATTGCATGTCAATCAAGAGAGACAATTGTCGCATGTATAATTCAGAAAATGCTGATACAGTTGACAAACGTTTTTACAATGCTGTTAATATCGCTTTGAAATCACATCGTTACGTTGTGGCGAATGACCGAAATATCAATCGTATTGAGCGCGATAAGTTTTTCAACAATGTAAATTGCAATGGTTGCGAAGTAGTTTGCGTTTGGGTTGAAATTCCAAAAAATGTAGCAGTTGAACGTAACAAGAATCGTGATAAATACCATCGTATCAGCGAAGAAGAAATTTCTGAAATGTATAGATGCAAAATCTCTCCGCAAGACGATGAGCCGTTTGACAAAATTATATTTATTTCAGAACAGCAAAATTACGCTATCGGCACAAGTAACATGCAAATTTTGCCAATCATTGACCAACTAAAAGCAATTTAGTTTACAATTGAATATTGAAGTAAACACAAAATAATATAAATTAGTCCCAAAGTTTCTATTGACTTTGGGACTTTTTTGCTATATAATATATTTAAATAAAATCCAAGAGAAAGAAGAATAATGGATATTGGGTCTATTACAATTATCTGCGTAACTATTCTTGTTATT